GCCTGCAGACATACGAGCGGGATAGCGTAGGCCGTATTATTATTCATACAGCAGATGGTGGTTATATCTGCTTTTTTGAACAGGATGAGCCACGAATATCCCAACGCTTAGGTGAAAAAAGGATAAGAGTAATAGATAAGTATGACGAGCGCCAGGAGATAAATCATATTTGACAATCTGAAAGTACATGGGGACTATTGGCCGGACAGCCCCCACGTTTGTGCACAGTGTGGATGTCCGCATTGGTATGGGTTTTATAAAGTAATTGAGTTTATGGGACCCACACTTGTGGACGAAAAAAGCCAACATGTAGAAGGTGGTTGGGAATGCCGTGAGATAGTAAGACTCAAATCAGAGGTGAATGCTATGAAGAGTATATTGGAAGAAACGCAATGTATATCGGCAACTGTAACTAACTAATAAATATTCCCTATGGCGCTGACACGTCTGGGGCAGGCCAAAATTAACAAGGAGTTTTAATTATGCGAGACAGAAAAACCATATGGGTAGAAATCACTGAAATCGAACGTATTCAAACACTAGCCGATTATCTTTGCATCGACATAGGTGATGATATTGAAGTAGGATGGGATGATAATGAATTTGATGTTGGTAAGCAGTCTTACAAGGTGCTTACAGATGCCGAAGCAGATGAAGAGGTTAAGGACTATATCCGCGAATCACTATGGGCATTTAATGCCTCGTGGATTATTGAGCATTCTAGCCTGCCATACGAAGCAGAAGAAATGGTTAAGTCATTTCAAGAAGAGAAGTGTGAAGGCGCAAACGAGACTATTTTTGCTATGCTTGACGATTTTGATGACTTTGTTGAGAAGAGTATTAGCGCAGATGGGCGTGGACATTTTATGTCGAACTGGGATGGTAACGAAAACAAGTTCAACGGACTGTTTATTTACCGTACCAACTAACAACTAATCAAAGGAAGAGATAATGAGGAAAGATTGGCGTAAATTAAAGTGTGTATATTGTCATCTTGGGATTATAGATGGATATGATGCTGGTCCATTAGAATGTACACACTGTTCTAGTGGTATACAGTTTATGTTGCCAGATGGAACACTGGCATTGTATCCTGGTGGTCCTTTTTGTGGAAAGGCAAATCCTGATGAATGGGAAACAGCAGAACCTTTTGTAATTGATTAAGTTATGTGTTTCCACTTGTCCTATCATAAAACTTAAGTTCTTGTAAAAGATTTCTGTTTTGTAATAGTATATTTACATTTTTAGTACTTGCTATTTTTGTTAGGTATTTTATCATACATTTTATACTACAAAACTCTACTGTTTTATTTTTTATTGGAAACATTAATAACGTAGAATCTTCTGCTGGTATAGTTGTATTACAACAACTACATATTAAATTATTTGGTAGTAGAATCGTTAGTGCTTTGCTCATTATGTGCCGCCTGTATACTGTTTCTAAAGAATTTTAATATACCTTTTGCTGCTTTTAAATGTCTTTGTAGTGTTCGTGTACTTCCCATATTTAGTTCAGCTACTACTTCACTTTCAGTTTTACCATCATGATATACTAACTTTAATATTGCCCGTTGTAGTGGTGTTAGTCTTTGTAGATCTGGTCTTAGTACTGTTCTTCCATTTATCCATGCTATATCTAATTCCAGTTCTTCATCTTGAGCTGATTTATATGAATCCATATCTGGTAGTAATGCTATTTTTCCATTACCAGAGTATACTAATGGGTCTTTTATTAGTTCCTTTAGTTGTCTCTTAAATACATATTTAAAGTTTGAGGAAATGTTCAAATATTTTCTTGCTGTAGTAAGTAAAGCAAGAATTAATTCTTGTTGTATGTCTACTTTTTCATAAGATGTTAAAGCTTCTTTTAGCATGATTACAGTATTGTCCAGATTGCTGCTTCCAATCATAGCTATAAATTTTGTTATGTCTGAATCGTGTCTATCCCATATTCCTAATGTACACAGTCGCATATATTTAGCCAGGATTGGCTGAAAGGCGTCTATTAATCTTTCAGCCGCACCTGGTACGCCATCTTTGTATTCAAGCACAATCTTATTAAGTTCTTCTGTGCTATGAGTTCTTTCTTGCATTACTTTGTTTTCATACCAATACTTTTTGGATCGAATGGCGCTACAGGTGTAGCAGAAGATGCTTGTATAATCTCTCTAGAATTACATGCATTTAAACATTCTATTCCATAAAGAAGTTTTAATATGTCCGGCGTTAGTCTAACAGGGCTTTGTTGTATCTCTATTTGTTTGAAAAGTCCCATTGCTGTGTATCGTTTTTGTAACCACTGTGATTCCATTTGTGAATAAGTTACTATATGTATAGATGGTACCTGCTCATTAGGCACTATTTGTATACTTTGTTTTAGTTGTTCACTTGCATTAGGATCTGGATGTATTGCAAGAGTCGAATACCATTCCATAAATGTTTCTAGGCATCCTGGCCGTACATGGATTGCTATTATTTGATCTCCTGTTGTAGCTATTTGTTGTGCTTGTTTTTCTAACATACTAAAGAATTGGTTACGATCTTTTTCTGGTGCAGCCTCTAGTATATCAAAATCTGGATCTTTCTGTTGTTCTTCTGTAGGCTGCTCTGGAATATTATTAGTTTCTTCCTCTGTTGTTTCTTCTTCTAACTTTAATTCTTCTTCAGTTTTCTCAATCTTAATTATGTCTTCGTTAGTCATTTGTTTTTGTCCTCATTGTCCTTTACTTTAGATTTTCTTTTCTTCTTTTGTTTCTTTTCTTTCCATCTTTCTTTTATCTTTGTTGTTTCTAATTCATCATCTACTGATCCTAGTTCTTCTCCTGTTTTTGGATCTCTTATCTTTATGTGTGCCATTGTGTTAGTCCTGTTGGATTTTTCCTATTGTACCTTTTGGTGTAGGAGATAGTTTTCCATATGTTTCTTTTAAACCATCTGCTATTTCTGCCCATTTCTTATCTTCAGCAATAGCTGCTGATTGTACATTATTCTTTTTCTTATTTGGATTGTTTGGGTCTATTAGAGGTCCACCCATTTTCTCTGTAAATAAGAGGTAGTTCATTCTATTTTTAGGAGTACACGTGCATATAGATCTTGGTACTTTTCTATCTTCACATAGTTGACATTGTACATGATGCTTGTCATAGTTTTCACACATTCTACAAATGTTACATTGCTTATATGATGGGCATCTTGCTATTCTATGTGTAGAATAAAACTCTCCTCTTAACATGTTTGGTGTATCTGGCATAGTTGTTAGTTGTCCTTTATCTAAGTGGAAAGATATCCATGTATCTATCTAGATTTAAAGCAAAGCTTTCTTCCCATACTCTTTTTGGAACAATATTTTTTATAAGAGTAATATCTCTTTTATCAAATAGTTTACTATTTTCTATGGGATAGGCTAGTTTTGTATACATAAAGTTGTTCCACCAAGGCAATAGCTCACTGACTGCTTTTCCAGGAAAGAATGCAAAGTCTTTTGCAAATGCTGCTGCTATTGATAGATGTTTCCACCATATTGGATTGTTTGATGGACAGATTCCATCTACAAATACTGTTGCATTATAATACATACTTGATCCAGTAAGCAATGATGTTGTTATTTGTGAATTAAATCCTAAAGTAAGTGTATTGTCATCTAGTTGGTAAAAACTATCTATATCTAAACACTTATTTATAAAATTTTGTTTGTCTAGTTCTGTTTTAACTATAACATGAACGCTTTCCCATTTCTTATCTCTTACTAGCTTACATGCTGTATTAGCTATCCATGTAGTTGTACCTGCGTGTTTATGTATTAAAGCGATTAGCCTATTATATGGAAGCTCATCTAGTAATCTTTGAAGCGAGTTAGGCTGTAGAGTCATTACTTTCTTCCTCTACTTCTTCCAAGATTGAAATTATATCTCCTTCTGGTAACATATGTATTGTTGTTCCATCAGGAAGTTTAAGCTCTACTGGGGCGTGCTTGTTAATTATAACTAAGTCTCCACACTTTACTATCATAGGAATTGGACTTCCATTTAGGTTTAATAGCCCAGGTCCTGTTTCTATAACTAAAGCAAGTTGTGATCTATCCTGTGCTTGATCTGGAAGGATAATTCCTCCTTTTGTAATTGCTTCTGGCTCTTCTAATTTTAGTGCCACATTATTTCCTAATGGCTTTAAATGATATCTTTTACTTGTTGTTACTGTTGTTTCTTCGTTTTCCAATTTTTGGTTCCTCCGTTGTTATAGTTTTTAAATACCAATGTAGTGTTCCATTTTGTCTAAATTTATTTAATGGTTCAATTAGTTTACATTCTATAAACTCTATTTCTGGTATACTTTTTCTATTACTATGTTTTTTTTCAAGCTTTATCCAATTCTTTATAGAAATTATATATGCTCTGATATTTGATTTTCTATTCTTATCTTTTCTAAAGGATATGACTATATATCCTTTTCCTTTATCCTTTTCACAATCTAATAAGCCTTGGCGTTGATGTGGCTCCAATCTTTTAAATTCGAAGCTTCCAAATATTTCTGATTTTTTTGCTTCTACTCCATAGTGTATTCCATTTACAAGTATCCAAAAATCATATGGTTCACTGTGTCCAGATCTTCCATTAAATGTGGATAGCTTAGCTCCATGCCAATTAAAAAATTTAATTGATCTACTTATTTCATTTTCAAAAATATTTGCCATGGGTTATACACTACTTATCTTGCTGGTATTGCATATCCACATTTGGTACAAACATATACTACTGTTGTTTCTACTATATCTGGTATGGTAAATTCATCATTTCTTAGTGTTACTCGTGTTTGTGTTATGAAGTTTAGTGGCGGCGCACATCCACATTTTGGATTTGGACAAGGCATTGAACCTTGTGTACTACTTAGTATTGCCATTGATTTGGTGTTAACTCCCTTTGTTATAATTTTCTAGTATATTTTGTTGTAAGTTTCTGATGTCTTCTGTTGTATACTTACTATATCTATTATACAACATTTTTCTAGTTTTGTCAAAGTCTTGTCTTTTTGTATAGGTTAGAGAGCTTCCTGACTGTCTACTATACATACATGTAAATATTGGTATGTATTTTATTTTATAGCGTAGCGACATTCGTATCCACATGTCCCAATCTTCATGGGTAGACAGGTCTGTATCAAACAATCCTATGTTATCTATACATTCTTTTTTGTGTAGTACAGTTAGTGTTGGCATTAGATTTGTTACCAAAAGTAATTGTGGATTATAAGGCTGTATAAAGCCGTGTTTTATCTCTAATGTCTTTCCATCTTTGTCTTTTATTGCTTGCATACATTTGGAATACACCATATCCACATTTTCTTTTTCTATTGCTGTTACTAGCGTATTAAGGTGTGGTTTTAAATAAATATCATCATCATCAAGATAGGCTATGTACTTTCCTTCTGTGTGTGTTAGTCCAGTATTTCGTGCTGCTGCTGCTCCTTGAGATACGTCATGTAGTATGTATTTTATTCTTTTGTCTTGTACTAGTCCATCAATAGACTGACCTCCATCATTGACTACTATCACTTCAAAGTCTGTGTAGGTTTGTTTTAGAATACTTGTAAGAGCATTCCTTAGCATGTCTGGTCTGTCTTTTGTTGGTACAATTATACTTATCATTAGAAGTTTAGTTTTCCTCTGAACTCTCTAGCAACAGATGATACTTTACTGGAACATGTATTTAGATATTGTTTATATTCTTCTGTTAGGTTTTCATTAGTTATATACCATGGAAGATGTCGTGCTTCATAAGGCGGTTTAGTTCGTATTGCTGCATACCATCCCCATTTCATTCCTCTTTCTCTTTCATAAAGAGCAAATGTTGTATCAACAAGTGCCCAATAGTATTTATCTTTACCAACTGATTTTGTTCTATAGATGTTTTCCAGTGGCATTATGTCTTTTAATAGTAGAGCATCTTCTGGTAAGTCATCTATTTTTAGAGAGAATCCTGCCTTTGTTATACACTTAAATGATTCCAAAGCCTCTATAAGATAGTCTACCATATCAAGCGGAACACTTGAAATATCCAGGTCTGGGTCTGTTACTATGAAGTGTTTTCCTTTGTCTCTGTCGATTAGCCCAGATTCCCAAGGTGCTTTATGTCCATAGTTTATATCCATGTGCTCTATTCTATATGGGCATGCGGTTTTATACCAATCAAGAAGAGGTTGGTAAGTTGAACAGTTATCTACAAATACTGGTTCAACTCCATCTATTAGAGAGAGCCTATTTGCTATATCTCTGGGCCAGGTTAATTGATTGTATACTATAATATATGCTTGTATCATCCTTTTATACTTTCTTTATTCTGGTTTTGTAAAATACCAAACGACTGATCCATTTATGACAATAGCATCTGGAACAAGCTCACTGACTGCTCTTACAACTCCGTAGTGTATCCATCCTTCTTCTACTGTGTAATTATTGTCTTTATCACATGCGGAATAAGCAAGATCTTTATTTTTTAGATCTTTCATGAGGCATTCACAGTCATGTCCAGATATAATGCCACCTGGTTTTACTTTTGGATACCATGTTTCTATGTCTACTTTAACTCGTGTATATGTATGCCCTCCGTCTATGAATATTAAATCCATACTAGTATCTTCAAAGAACTTACTTGCTTTAGATGATTCTGAGATCATTACTGTAACATAGTCATCAAAGTTTTCAAAGTTTATTGTTTCTATAAAAGAATCTAACATTGGTTTATCAAATCCTATTGGATTTATACCTTTAAACCAATCAATACAATATAGATGTTCTTTTGTTTCTATTGTATGTGCTAGAAGTGTTCCTGTTGATCCATTTCCCCAAGCACTTCCTATTTCTACTATTTGTTTTCCTATATCTATTGGTGTGGTTTGTGCTAAAGTAAGTAAAGATTCTTTATCTTTAGCTGATATAGGTACCATTCCTGCTGCGCCTGCTGCTGTGTTTATTATAAGCTATGTTTCCTTTCTTTAAGAAGTTTTTATCATAATAGCCATACCACAACCATCTGGTTGTATCACTGATCCCCCACCTGATACAATGTTTATAATTTCCCACTGTGATGTTATTTCTTCAGTTGTTCTTAATTCTGCTATAAACTGTTTGACTCCTGGGAATAATAATGTATCATGTATTGCTATTATTCCATTGTCTGACATTAGAGGATAGATAGAACAGAAGTCATTTTTTGCTGCTTCATAATGATGATCTCCATCTATAAAAGCAAAGTCTATCTTATTAGGGCATAGACTATCTAATACTTCAGGAAAGTCTGCGTCTTGTGAGTTTTTCTTATGTATTATAACATTATCATAGCCTTTTGCTGTTATTCTTTCACTTACTGCTGTTTGATTATAGTAATCATCTTCGCTGGGCCATATATCAAATCCATGAATAAAGCCACCATATCCGCTAACAGCAGCACATAAAGCTAATGTTGTATCTCCATAAGCACATCCTATTTCTATTACAGTTTTTGCTTGTAATATATTGGCAAGGGAATACAATACGAGTCGTTGATTTACACAAGTACCTCCTCCGCCTGTTTGTGTGGTTGTAATATAAGGAAGTAAAGCATGTTCTTCTTCATGAAGAAGTCCACCTTGCTTTCTGCGTATTCCTTGGGGGTTATTTCTTATAGGTGTTATGTTTGTCATTTTGTTTTTCCATTCTTAGAATATTGTTGTTTTACTATTTATTAATGCTACTGCTGCTTCTATACTTTTGATTAAATTAGTTTGTTTTTGTTCTTTAGTATTTATTAAGTTTTTTTAGTTTGTTGTCTTATCATTGTAGATTATTTGTAAACATTTTCTATTCTTTTCCTTCTTTAGTTTGTATACAATTATTTAGCATATAATTACCATAGTAGTATAGTAATAGATTTAGTGGATAATGATGTAGTGGAGACATGTTTAAATAAATAAGCGCTGTTAGTGCCTCTACTTTCCACCAACTATACCCTTTTGTATTGATATAGGCTTTTAATTCATCTATTGACTTAAAGGCATTTGTGTTTCTATCTAATGAAATAGTTACATCTGCTCGTTCTGGTTCCTGTGTTCCATTTAGAATTATAGTATATTTTCCATCTATTATTTTATCAAGAGAAAGTAACATACCTGCATGAAGTTTTGCTAGGTCATAATAGATATCTCCAATATCTGTGTTGTTTCCAAAGTCATCTCTCCAATCAATTAGAGTGAAGTTGTTATTTGTATCTACTATAATATTGCTGAAATGTAAGTCTCCATGAAATAAATTAGTTGGTACTCCATTACATACCAAATTCCAATCTAATATATTAAGCATTTCATCTGTTGTTGGTATATTAACTTCATTTATACGACAACCGCAGTCCAGTATTCCTGTTTTGTTTCTAAATGCTTCTATTCTTTTTAATGTTTTTTGTTTGTAGAAGGTATCACAGAGATCTGAGATATCAACATTTACTGGTTTCCATAATTTATTATCACACCATTGTAAAAATTTCTTTGTGAGGTTTGGTGTTACTACCTCTCTCATTAGTCTGCCTTGTGCTTTTGTATAGGCTAACCAAGAATTTTGTGATAATATTATATGTGGAACAGTATCTTTTAGAGCATCTGCTCTTATCTTCATTTTTGATATTACTTCTGTTGATTTATGATACTTTATTACTATATCATCCAACACATATGCTGCTTGGTCTTTCTTTGGTAGATTTTGATCTCCAGAGTTATATAGTTTACATCTCTTTATAAGTCCTTCTTGACTACCTGCGTCTATCCAATCTTCTACTTCTTCTGCGTTAAAGTATATGTCTTTGTTTGTTTCCAGCATTTTATTTATGATATGTACATCAGACATATCCGATTCTTTTAGAGCAAGTAGAGCGTGCGTACATACCCAGAATACGTTTGTATCTTCTATTCTTACTATACCTAAATGAGTTTTTGCTGTTTCTGTGTTTCCTTTGTTTAGTATATGTGTTACTTTGTTATCTTCTATAATGTCTTTGGCATATTGTATACTATTTGTGGTTGGTCCTACAAGTATAGAGTTTCCTTTTAGATTTTCTGGATTATATCCAATAGGAAGTGTATCTCCTGCGTGAAAGATAAAAGGCTGTTGTAGTAGTCTTTCTGCGCATGAGATAGACATAAGTGGCCCTGCTGTTGGTCCTTGGTAGTCTATTACAGATATACATGTAATGTCACTATTGCCATGAGCTAGTTCAAGATAGGTTCTTATATCGTTTTCTTTATATCCTACAAGTATAATAAACTTGGTGTCTTTTGGGTATAGTTCTATAATTCTTGTAAGCGTTGCTTTTCCACTTATACAAGCCAGTGGTTTAGGTATACTGCCTAGTATATCTCTTAGGCGTGTTCCTAATCCAGCACATGGTATAACTACTAACATACTTCCAATTTTCCTTTTGGTAGAAATTGTTGTTCTAATTGTTTTAGTTGTTCTGATAATATAGTGTTTGGAGCAAATAGAGTTGAGTTACCAACTACTGCTGTATGTATATTTCTCTGACTTAGAATAGGAAGTGTATTCATTGTTACACCTGTATCTACATATACTACTGTATTATGTTTCTTGGTCATAAGTGGTGCTTCGTATACTCTATCCATAAAGTCTTTTGTTGGTTTTGAGCCAAATACTCCTGGGGAACATCCCATTATTGTTAGCATATCTATTTCGTTTAACAAATGTAATATTGTATCGAGTTTAGTATGAGGTCTTAATGCCAATCCTACCTTCATATTATGTGCTCTAATCTGTTCAATAATTTGATGTATATCTTTTGTTATTTCTGGATGAAAAGTTACTGAGTATGTTCCAGCATCTGCTAGCTTTTCTATATAATCTATAGGATTATCTACCATTAGATGCACATCTATAGGAAGTGGTTGCTTTTCTGTAAGTTGTTTTAGGAAATGAATATCTGATCCAACTCTTGGTACAAAATGCATATCCATTATGTCGTAATGTATACTTTTTATTAATGGGCTTTTATACAACTCTTCAAATTGCTCTTTAAGGTTGAATAAATCCATACATATAAATGATGGGCTTAAATACATTGTATTGATATTCCTTGTTTTTCCAGCGCTGTCCTATACTTATTATAGGTAAGTTTATGATTTTTGTAAAGTATTTTTATTTAAATTTCTATATATACTGTTATGCGTATATCTATATCTAAAATCCACTATCTCTAGTTAGCTCTATAGCTCCTGCTGCGTGTTTTGTTCCTACCTCTATTATATCTATATCTGGTTTTTTATCATTGATTACTATTCTTGGACCTCTTGGCAATCCCATAATTAAATGATTGTAGGTAATTCCTAAATCTTGTAGTTCTTCTTCAGTTTTTTTACGTAGTGATTCTTTTCTACCTGTTGTTATTACAATAGTATGTCCAGACCTTAGCCAAGTAAGCATTTCTTTTTGTATGTTTGGTAATAGAATAGGGCATTTGCTTGTTGCTATAGCCTGTCCTCGGTGTGTAATTATGCACCCATCTATATCTAAAAATATAGTTGATGGAGTATTTGTTGGTATATCTGTAATCTTTGTTATCATGTATGTTTCCTATTCTAAATTAGCGTGTCTGTTCCAAAGTTCTTTTTCTGTTAGGTTTAGCTTTTCTTGTATCAGTCTACCTACAATATCTCCAAATAAATGTAAGCTTTGGTCAAATAAAAATGTCATGGATTGTGCAGATTTATTATTTGTTAGGTTTACTTTTGTTGGGCAATCTAAATATACTGAGAAGTTACTTAGTCGTAATAGTGTTGAATCTTTAGACGCTGTTATTAGTCCTATTCTAGCATTTTTTGTTTTTGCTATTTGCGCTATAGTTACTGGTAGTTTACTTTCTCCTGATCCACTGGCTATTAATAACAAGTCATTTGGACCTATTGGTTTTTCAGTAACTGATCCTACAATTTGACAGTTTATGCCCAAGTGTCCAAGGTATTTAATAAAACAGTTTAGTGAAAGAAACACCCTTCCAACAGCTATAAAGAATACTTTATCCACAGTCAGTATTTCTTGAATTAGTTGTTCAACTTCAGTTGAGTCTATGTTTAATATTACTTTTTGTAGTTCTTGTATTGTTTGAGTTGTTAGTTGTTTATACATTTATTTGTTTTTCTTTTCTGTTTATTGTTTTAGTAAATCTTTTTATTTATATATATACCCTTGAGTTATCCATTCTTCTGGTATATTTGGGTCTATTGCTCTTGCTAAATTAGTGTGGACTTTGTTACGTAACTCAATAAATCCATCTCTTGAAACTGTAGGATTTTCATCTATTTCTACTATCTTGTCTTTCCAAAATAGTGGTATATCTTCTAATGTACCACATAGATCTATTCCATTTTCTACTACAGATCTATGTGGTTTTCCTGGATGAATATTGACCCATTCTGGGTTAGTATCTTCATAACCATAACGTATTTTTATTTTGTTTTCAAAAAATCCTTCTGGTATATGTAGTGGCGGACAATTATCTGGAATTATTCCAACATGACTATATCCATCAAAATGTCTACAGAGCTCTGTTAGACTAATAAAGACTATATGTTCTATAGAAGAATTACTCATTGGAGGTGGTCCCCAATCCATACGTGGCATAAACTGTTTATCTTTATCTGGAAAGGCATTGCTTCGTATAAAAATCCAATAATGCATTAGGGCTTTATTTACTATTTGTATTGCATCTGTTAAGCGTGAAGTTCCTTTTAATATTCCAGGTTTATAAAGTTTTCCATGTTCTATATTGCATGGAATAATATTCATGGCACAAAATTTTAATACTTCTGGAAAGTGAGAATACATTACTGAACATAACTCATCTGTTGAGTTTACTAGTTCTTGCTCACAGTTAGTTAACATGTCTAGATTATTTGCTATAAATACATGATCGTTGTTACCTGCGTAAAAAATTGACTGATTATCTGGTAAGTCTTTAAAGTAGGTATTGTATACTTCTTTCCATTCTTCTATTAATGCTGTTCTATGTTTATTATAAACAAGGTTATGATTTTTGTAAAGTATTTTTATTTCATTTTCTACACGTTCTTCTAGATTTTTATACTCTTCATCTAATCCAATTTGTATTATTACTTGTGTCCAAGGAATAGTGGCGTAGCTTGCCAAGGTATATAATAATATATCTACTTTATTATAAGAAGGTAGATTTCCTCTTGAATATGCTGGCATAGCCGCATACGTATTTTCTTGAGTTATTTGTGTATTTACAAATAGTATCATTTATCTATTAGAAGCCTTTATCTGCTTTGCATATTTGTTCTATTTCTGTTAATGTTGTTATTATTCTTTTAAGAATCCTTTTTCTATCCATTCTTGGTTAACATTTACCCTATATGATGTTGCCATATCTGTATGTGCTTTATTTCTCGCTATTAATAGCGCTTCTCTGCTTGGTATGTTTGGGTTTATATCTATATCTTTTATATAGGGTTTCCAGAATAGTGGTATATCTTCTAATACTCCTTGTATATCTACTCCATTTGGATTAGCTGAATGATAAGGAAGTAATGGATTAATAATTACACTGTGGGGGGTATGTTTTTCATTTTCTGGATATTCATATCTAATTACAATATCTTTAGTCCAGAATCCTGGTGGGATTTTAAGTGCTGGGCAACGAGTTTGTGATATGCCGACGTGTGAATATCCATCAAAATGTCTACATAGTTCATTCTTTATGGGTATATATGTTTCTAAACAAATATCTGCAGGTGGTGGTCCATAGTCTGTTCTTGGTCTGTATGTATTTGGAGGTAGATGAAAGGTATTCCATGCTTTTTGTAGTGTTTCTTTTCCTATCATAACTACAGAATCTACTCCCATATGATTAAAGTAAGGATCTCCTCTATCATTTGATAGATATGTATTACTTACTTTCCAAAATAGTTCTGGCCAATGTGAGAACTGTACTGAGATATTTTTATCTGGATATACTTCAAATAGTGTTTGTAGATATTCTAGTTCTTCACAGTCTGATGCTAAAAATATATGGTCATGATTACATAAAAACCATACTGGGTCTGTTCTGTCTAAATTTTTTAAATCCTCTGGAAGTCTTTCTTTCCATTCTTCTACACATGTATTTTGTGATTCATATTGACAACCAGGAAATAGAGATTTTGTAAGCTCTTCAAGCTCTTGTGCATACGTATCGTGTGGTGAATCAAGAGCTACCCTTATTGTTACACCTGTAAAGTTAATTACTGATAGACTTGCTAATGAGTACTTAAGTATATCAACTCGTGTATAGTCACAAAAAGGATGTGGTAAATCTGTTAATCTTGTATTTATGTATAAATGCATAATAGATTTATGAGCTATCCTTTGTGCTTTTGTAGTAGGCTTTTAGAAGTTTTGCTCTATCTTTCCACATGTCTATTTTGCGCCAGTCACCATGTACTTTTCTATCATGATTTTCAAACTCTTGTGAGTTTACTTCATCACATGTTTTATCAGGTTCTCGTTTTCCTGCGAAAGGATGTATGTGTTCTACGATTACTTCTGGAACATATTTAATTCGTCCAGTTGGTGTTCCAATGTCTTGCCACCAGGTATCTACCCATAGGTGTATTAGTTTTGGATAGGCATAGAATCCAAATACCTTTAGTATGTTTGTAGTTACAAATACTTGACTCGCACATCTTATTCCTTGGAACAAATCGTTAGCATATAGTATTGCCCAGTCATTCATTTCTTTTGTTTTATTTATGAAGACAGTATCCCAGGCTTGTGTTCTGAATACCATGTCATCATTTATTACATATACCGCATCATAGTCATTTACAAATGGCATTACTGAAGCATTTAGAAGTTCTACTGTGCCTTGTGTTCGTTTTACTATTCTATAATCTATGCCTTCTATTCGTGGGTAGTTTTGTTCATCATCTTTATCAAGAATTACATGGAAGTCTGAGTGTCCTTCTGTAGTTGCTTTCCATGAGTCTACACACTCTTCTAACATCTTTACTCGATTTCTTGATGGGCATATTACTGCTATTTTCATTATTGTAGTAACTCCTTATAGCTATTGCCCCATTTATTCTTAAATGCAGCCAGGTCTTCTTTTAATACTGGTAACTCAGAAAGGTCACCATGTAAGTCATCAAAGGATTGATTTATTTCTGAGTTTGTTGCTTTACTACAGATGTTTATACATCCACCAAGACTATCTACTTCTAAAGCAAGGTCACAGTCTAGGAATCCTTTTTGATATATTGGATCATGTAGATATTTATTTTCTATTTGATTATATGAAAGCATTGCTATTGTTTCTCTACTTACACAGTTAGTACACGGTATTAGTATTCCACAATCTATTATTCTGTTGTGTTCATCTCGTTTTTCAAATAGAAATGGATGATCTTCTACTCTATCAAATGCTGCTACAAAAGGTGCTTTATGTGCTGCTGTAAAATGTAATATTTTTCTCATACAATTTTGTGTTGGTCTATATAAATCAACTGTGGATATTATATAGTCTCCGGTTGATTGTTCAAATCCTTTTTGTAATGCTTTATTGTTTAAAAGTAATTCAGGGCCTTCATCTATCCAAAGAACATTATTTCCTTCTGTTTTAAACTGCGATATTACAATTATTTCATAGTCAAAGTCTAGTGCTTGACTGTTTATTTGTTTTATTCGTATATCTACTTGTTGTGGCCGTATGCTTGGTATTAGAATGCTTGCTTTCATATGTATATACTTACTCGTAGTTAAATTGTGGATGTATTTTTTTTATGTGAGTAAATACTTCTTTCCACCAGTTAGTTGCGTTATATATTTCTGTTGTTTTTTTACATCCAGAGTCTGCAATAGCAATTCGCTCATTATCATGTTCTAAGTAGTAGTTTACTATACTTAGAAGTTCTTTTTTAGAGCTATACTCTACATAGTCTGTTCTTGGTGTGAAGTAATTATGTGTGTATGTGTCTACTGGTTGTAGAAGCATTGTGCCACAGGCTGTTGCTTCAAATACTCGTCCTTTAAGTTGAGGAGTATTTCTAATACTATCTGTGGGAAAGTTTAATGTTATCTTTGATCGTTTATAGTAGTTAGCATACTCTTCATTTGATAGTTTGTTTCCTTCTATACGTCCTCCTGCTAAAACTATATTTGTATTGTATTTTATTTGTGCTATATGGCTACGTCCTATTGGTTTTGAAGCAAGGCTGCCTATATAACTTATATCTATATCTCTTTTTAATCCTGGATTGTTGTATAGTTTATTGTCTTCTGGTGTCCATGTATATAGTGGGTTTGTATATACATATGAGCTATTCATTCCATCTGGTAGGATATGTCCTATAAAACAATCAGTGTATTGCTGTAAAGCTCCTTCTACAGTTGAGCAACATCCTCCTCCTCCTTTTGTTGCGTCCCACCAAATAGGTAGTATTGGTATGCCAAGTTCTTCATATATTTTTTTAAATGTTTCATATTTTGGATTACGTGGGTGTCTTGGCATAGATAATATTATACAATCAGGACATAGCTCTTTACATATAGTTATAAGTTTGTCATCAACGGAGGGTATTTCTATTAAAGATTTAACAAAAGCCTCTTCGTTTGCATCCCATAGTACGTATTTCTCTGGAGTTAATACTACATTCTTGGGGTCTGTGCTATTATATAACCACTCATCATAGTAAAATACATGTGTATGTGCTGCTAGTCCAGTATTTTCTAACGAGTTTCGTAGCATATGCTCTGAGTAACTTGTTCCTTTATCTGGATCATTATCACACCACTTAGTTTTTATTAATAGTACAGTAGGTTGCTTAGGCATTTAAATATTGTCTCCGTGTGTATCTCTTTCTGAGAGTATTGGATTATTTATAGGCCAGTGTACTCCCAGTCTTTCATCATTCCACAATACAGTAAACTGGGAAGCTCTGTTATAATATTGTGATTGTTTATAATGTAGTATAGCATAATCACTCATAACTAATTGAGCACCTGCACTGTTAGGTGGAATCAAAAGCTGTAATCCATTTTTATCAGATAGTGTAAATCCTTGATGTTTTAAATAGTATGGGCTTTCTTTATCATAGTTTAGGACTACAAAGTAAATGCGCCCTTTAAGGCAGGTAATTAATTTCCATGTCACGCTGTCTCCGTGGAATCCTCTAAGTACATGCTTTGTAGATGTTGAAGCATTGTCTTGTACAAAGTCTATATCAAACCCTGTTGCTTGCTGTATCTCATTCTTGTATGTATCTTTTTTATATAGTTCTAAAAAACTACCTCTAAAATCTTCAAAGTTAGTTGGTAAGCTTACTGTGAACAGTCCCGGTAGGGTCGTGTTGTGAATCATTTAAATATGTTCTCTCTAGTTTTATTTTTGTCATTCTATTTAGATGGTCAATTATGTGTGGACCGAATGTAGTCTTCATCATTGCCCTATATGCTGTGTTATTTTCTGAATAATATTCTTGCCAAGCAGCATCTCTAAATTTCAATACCTCTAAACCATCTAAATATTTTGTTGGTAGTGGTATAAAGTCTTTTGAAAATTGAGCATAGCCTCCCCATGTTTTAGGTAGTGGCCATCCTTTTTCTTTTGCTTCAATGTATAGTTTAGATCCTGGATACGCTGCGGCACAATGGAAGTTTACAAACTCTGTATTTAATTCATGTGCTAACGAGAGAGTGTCTTCCATAGAGTCATGAGTATCTTCTGGTAATCCAAATATCCAGCTTGTAGCCATGTAGATACCTTCATTTCTTAGCTTGTGTGCTGCTTCTCTTGAAGTATCTACCTTTGTTTTTTTAGAAATACTTTCTAGTATTTTTGAGTTTCCAGATTCTATTCCAATTCCAAACCAGTTCATTCCTGCTTTTTTCATTAGAGGTAGCAAATCTGTATTACATATGACGTTACTTCTAGCATATATCCACATGTTTAAGTCGTAGTTTCTGTCTATGATTCCATCACATATAGCTTTTACATGTTCTCTATTACATAGAAACAATTCATCTGCTATTTTTATATTGCTTACACCATATTCTGTTACCAGCGTATCTATTTGGCTTAATACATACTCTGGGTCAAATAGTCTGTAACTGCTTGATTTATAGTTTGATACGCGCTCTCCTGATCTAAATGGAGCCTGTATACAACAAAAATAACAATTGTATGGGCATCCAAGTGAGGTATATAGTGTTCCATATGGCTGTCTATTATCTGGATTTGCAAAGCAATGCCAGTTATGTGCTTTGTAGTTTTGCATAGGCAACAGGTACCAAGGAAGATCTGTAATTTCTTTGTTTATATCCGCAAGAGGAGCCCTTTTTTTAGCATTAGGTAGTATCATATATCCTTGAGGAGTATTTGAGTATAAATCTGGTACATCATTTGTTTTTTTCTTTTTACTTTGTAGTGCTTTTACTAATGCTGGGATTGTTGCAAAGCCTTCTCCACCACATGCGTATGTTGCTTGGATCTCTTCAAGACTTTTAATAGGTAGAGCTGCGATATGACCACCTACTAACAGTACATCTTGATCTGGTGTTTGGTTACATATTGCATTACATACTTCTTGTGCTGAGGGTATAAGTTGAGTAGACGCTGAGGGGTTATGTCCATATACTACAACTACAGTTAGCGTAGGTTTTAGAGTCTTTATTCGTGTTGCTATTTCTTGTGGGGATAATCTTTCTGCATCCCCATCAATAATGTCTACTGATAGTCCGTGCTTCTGAGCAGATGCTGCTAACATTAGAGCCCATATAGGTGGTTCTATTGCTGCAAACTCGTTTATTAGAGTCTGATAAGACTTTGAAGTGTTTCCTATATTTATAAATACTACATCCAGATGCTTGTTCATTTAGATTCTTCCTTCTTTTCTAAGCCTGTCTTTGTTTTGTTTAAACCATGTCAAGGTTAGATCTAAGCCTTCTTCTATTTGTATCTTTGGAGTAAACCCTAACAGTTCTTTTGCTTTGGTATTATTTATTAATCTCTTTGGTATCATTGTTGGTTGTGCTGTATCATAGCATTTGTATGGATTAAAGTTTTCTAGTTTAAGAAGAATGTCTATGAACTCGTTTATAGATACGCCTTGCCCTTGTCCTATATTTATTTGTTCAAAGGTATTTATTTTTTCTAAAGCTAATAGTGTAGCATCTGCAACATCATCTACATAAGTAAAGTCTCTTATTTCTTTACCATCTCCCCATATCTGTAGAGGATCTTGGTGTTCTACTATTTTTCTCAGCAGTGCTGGAAGTGCATGGCAGGTATCTAAATTAAAATCGTCGTTTGGTCCATACAGATTTGCTAGTCGTAATACCATTGTAGTCATTGGCCGTGGAAGCCTTGAGTAGGTTTCGCATTGTTTTTCTATATAACGCTTATACCAACCCATTTCAAAATATTTGTCATATGGATCTCCAGAAAACATCTCTTCTTCTCTAACTGGATGGTCTACGTCTGGATAAGCGGTTGAGCTACCAAAGTATAGAAATTTTTCTACTCCTGCGTTGTAAGAAGCCTCTAACATATTTATACCCATTCGTATGTTTGGGTTAACTAAACTAAGTACATTATCTACTGTAATTTTAGCATTACCTACAACTGCTGCTGCGTCTACAACATATTGCCAATCTTTTACTACGTCTTTACATTGGTCTAAATTTGTAAGATCACACTGATGGTATACTACACCATCTAATACTTCTGGTATTGGTCTGTTATGGTAAGTTGCTTTTACTTGTGCTCCTGCTGCGTGTAATGCTCTTACTATAGCTGTTCCAGCAAGTCCAGAACCACCAGCTACTACTACTGTTTTGTCTTTAAAGAATGGCATTAGATGTTACTCCTTTGATAAGGTAGTTCTGGATATACATCTTGTATTTCAGATAGTACCTTGTTCCACCAGGCATGTGCGTTATACTGTTGTGTTGCTTTGAAGCATCCACTTCTTGCAATTGTCCTTCTCTCACTTTTGTGTGCTATGTAATACTTTGCTTTTTCTATTAAGTCTTTCTTTGAAGAGTATGGTATGTAGTCTATGTAAGGAGTTAGCCATAATTTTGTTTCATCATTTTCTGGTTCTAATAGCATTGCTTCACATAATACAATTTCAAAGGTTCTTCCTTTTAGTTGGTCTGGAACCATGGGGGAATCTTTTGGAAAGTTAAGAGAGATTTTAGATCTCTTTAAATAGTCTGCATATGTTTCTAAGTGTATTGGTCGTTCTCGTGTTCCTCCATCTGTTATAACAGCTATGCCTGCGTATTTTAGAGAAGCCAGATGTGATCTTCCTATTGGTTTATGCCCAAGACTACCTATGTAACTTATGTCTATGTCTTTGGGTGGATAGTCTTCTAGTTTGCTGTTAAATATTGATGGATCCTCTACTCCCCATGTCACAATTGGATTTTTGTATCTTTCATAATGTAGTTTTCCTGCTATTAATATGTGTGCTAAAAAGGCGTTATGTTGTGCTACATCAGATCCTGCTCCTTTTACAGAATCAAACCATATCGCTACTGTTGGTATTTTTAGTTTTGCTTCTATTAGTTCAAATGTTATTGGCTTTGGGTTGAGTGGATTGCCTGGTATTTGTGTAAATATAATAAGATCTGGTTTTAATTCTTCACATGTTTTTAGTAGCGCTTTATCACAATCATACTTTTTGATTAATACACATTCATCATAGTAAAAGTTATCAAAACTAGCAAGATCTGTTGATCTTAGTGTGTTAAAGAGTGTATGGTAGTTATTTGATAGTCCCATATCTGGATTTGTATCACACCATTTTTCTGTTACAAATAAAATGTGTGGCTTGTTCCTCATAGTTATTTACCTATCCTTCCTGGATAGACTGGATCTTCCCAACCATCAAGAGGTTTTATAATCATATTTGCTTTGAATTCATCTCTTGGTAAGAAAGGATATTGATCCTCTATTGGGCTATCCCATCCAAGTCGGGGCTTATAATCATAGAAGTCCTTCATGTTTATGTCACACAGTATAGGTCCTCGTGTATTTAATGCGCTTTTTATATCTCTTTCTAAGTTGTCTTGATTGTTTATTTTTAATCCTTCTATTCCATAAGCAAAAGCCAGTGAAATAAGATTAGGTAGTTTAACCCCATGATTAGCATCTACTCCAGCATAGTTAGAGTTTAGGTGTGTATCTCTGTATAACTTTGTTATACCATATCCGCCATTGTTGAATATCATTATTTTAATAGGAAGGTTATAATTTACTATTGTTTGTAGTTCCTGTATGTTAAAGTTTATACCGCCATCTCCTACTATACATATAACTGGCTTACTTGGGTCTGCTATTGCTGCTCCTACTGCTGCTGGAAGACCATATCCAAGTGAAGAGTTTCCATTATTAGAAAAGAATCTTTGGTTTGGTTTTGTTTCCCAGGCTTGTGATGATACAACACAGTTACCTCCAGCTTCTACTACTATTGTAGCATCTTCTACTATATTAGATAGTGTTTTTACAAATACATATGGATTTACACTTTCTTTTTGATCATAGTATTCATTTTGTACTACTGGATAGTTTATTCTCCAATTACAAACTCGGTATCTCCAGTCTTCTATATTGTTTATAAAGGCTGTGCTACGTAGTGCTTGTCTGTGATTTATTTCATATAGTAATAACTTTATAAATCTTTTCGCGTCACATTTTATATTTAGATCTGAGTGTATATCTTGATTATCTAATAGCGCTTGATCTATGTCTACTACTATCTTAGTTGCTTCACGAGCAAAGGCATCTGTCTTTCCTCCTGTAATTCGTCCTGGTATTCGTGATCCTATACATAGAAGAAGGTCACAGTTTTGTATTCCAAAGTTTCTTCCATCTCCGCCAAATGTGCCTACTCGTCCTCCAAAGTAAATGTCATCATGTGTTCCGAAGTCTATAGCATTCCATGTTACAAAGTAAGGTATACCTGTGTTTTCAATTAATGTTCTTGCTTCTTTGTAAGCATTTGATAACCATATCCCACCACCAAATAATATAGCAGGACGTTCTGATTCTTCTAATAGAGATATTATTCTGTTTATTTCTCTATCTATTGATTTATCTTCTTTTATTGGAGGTGTAAAGCCTTTTAGTGTATTTGGGTCTATCTCTGCTCTTTGGATATCCATTGGAATATCTAATAGTACAGGCCCTTGTCGTCCGTTTGTAGCTAAATATATTGCTTTATCTAGTTCTGCTTTTATTGTTTCTGGGTCTGTAATCATAACAGCATACTTGGTAACAGGTTTAACTATCGAAACAATATCACATTCTTGGAATCCCCTTTGTCTCATAGCTAAATCTTGACATTGGAATCTTGAGTTTACGTTTCCAGTAAAATATATTGCTGGTATTGAATCATAGTAAGATGCTGCTAGCCCATTAAGAAGATTTTGTCCAGCGGGTCCTGATGTAACAACCATTGCAGCCATTTTTCTTTTTGTTTTATAGTAACCATCTACTGCGAATGCTCCTGCTTGTTCGTGTAGTGGATAGTAACAATGATCCGGTCCATATTCATTTGCTATATCAACTAATAACTTAGCACATGCGGAACCATCAATCATAAAAACATCTTCTATTCCTATTTGTTTTAGATATTTAGAGATGTATTCTGAAACTGTCAAAGCTTTTTATCCTCCCAGATAATCCATCGTTTAGCCTACTCATTGCTTCATATAGTTGATCAATTGAGCAGGATGCGTAACTTATTCGTATATTATTTGTACTGTTTGGTCCGAAGTAACTACCAGATAGTGTTACAACTCCCAGGGTATCGAGTGTCCAGTTTTGGAAATCTATTCCATCCTTTTTTGTATCTTCTATTGAAGGGAATACATAGAATGCTCCACCAGGCATTGGACAGTCTATTCCAGGCATATTGTTTAGTGCTTCCACTACTATGTCTCTTTTTTCTTGTAGCTCGTTTCTTAGTTCTTTTGGAAACTCTGTATCCTTTAAAGCTCCTATTGCTCCGTGTTGTGTAAAGATTGGCATACAAGATAGTAATGTTTGTACAAGTGCGGCGATTCGCATTGCTACAAGAAGCGGAGCAACTACGTATCCCATTCTCCAACCAGGCATACAATGTGTTTTAGATAAACTTCCAAGTAGTATTGTTCTTTTTTCACATTTATCTATGTTACATACAGATTGATGTGTAGCACCATCATATACTATTTCTGAATATACTTCATCGCTTAGAATCCACATATCATTTTCTTTCGCAGTTTTATAAAGATCATGTAGTGTATCTTTAGAAAGTGTAGTTCCTGTTGGATTGCTTGGACTATTTATTATTAGCAGTTTGGATGTATTATCTTTTGCTATGTTTACTATGTCTTTAGTTAGCGTATAATCGTTTTTTATGTTTAATGGTGCGTATTGTATGTTTGTTTCTGTGTAGTTAGCTGCTGCTGTGTATGTAGGAAATCCTGGATCTGGACATATTACTCCATCTCCTTTATCTAAACAACATTGCATAACAAAACTTATTAGTGCGTTTGCTGGAGCAACTATTATACAATCAGTTTGTGGTCTAAATCCATGTGTATTACATATGTATTCAGATATTTCTTTTCTTAGCTCTTCAAGCCCTTGTGAATCAGCATATCCAATATTTCCTAATGCCAGAGATGCTACTGTATCTAATATGGCATCGTTAGGAGGACTATGTTTAGTATCTCCTATTTCCATATGTATTATCTCTTTGTCTGGGCTAATGATGTTGTTGGCTTTTTTCATTAGGTCAAACATAGGTTGTCCAGTTAGTTTTTTTGATCTATTTGATATTGTTGCCATCTAAAATTACCAACTCGTTATTGATTAGTTTTAATTGTTCTACTATTTCATTACGGTACTGTGCTACGTTTAGTATTACTGCTGTTTTGTTCCATAGTATATCGTTTGGATATTGAGATAAGAATTTTGTGCCATATAGTCTTTTGTTATTCTTTAGTTCTGAATTATCTACGATTCCTGCTATTTTACTTTCATTCAATCCAAATGATCTTAGTATGGTGTAGAAAATATGTGCTCCAAAGAAATATATTGGGCAGTCAAGCTCAAGCATTTGCTTGTTTATGTTTGTTACTCTTTCTGTATTTAAGTGTATGTAGTTTGTAAACAATGTTTTGTTGTATTCATAGTCATTTAGGTTACGTATATGCATTGGACGTTTTGATTTCTTTGTTACATATATATCAGATAATGGGTTATTGCTACATCTTTCTATTATAGTAAACCCACATAAATTTAACATATGTATTACATTGCTTCGTGTTAGTAGTAATGTATGTTCAAAATTTAAACAATTAGTTGTACCTGTTATAAGTTGGTTTTCCATATCAGGTATTGCGAAAATATGATAGCCATCTTCTGGTAATTGTTTGTATATTTGTTTAAGCGTGTTTAATGGATTTATTGTATGCTCTAAGAAGTTACTGTGTACAATTGTATCCAAAGGCTGTGTACAGATTGGCATATCTTCAAAGACAGCAGTTACTCGTTTTATGGCTTTAGTTGATTCTTTAACATGGTTGCGGTCTACTATTGTCCAGGAAGCACCTTGGTTATGCTGTGTATAGTAGTTAGCAAGGTGCCCTTCTCCTCCTCCAAGTTCTAAGATGTTGGTTGAGTTATACTTCTTTAGTGTATCTTCTATAGACTTGTTAAGTGTAGACCATGCTTTTCCTATTCCATCATTGTGGTGTTCTAAATAAACTAAGGTAGGATCAACAAGGTTTTCTAATTGAATGGTTCCAGTATCTTTACAGATACCAAAGGACATATCTGCACATAGATCTTGGTCTTGTGGACTAGTTGTACATCCCATATATACTGGAAAGTCTTTAAATGTGTATAGGTGTTCCAGTTCCTTGTTTGTAAATATACTATTTCGTTTTGTTGTATCTGCTGTTATCATAAATTATTGTGCTCTTGAGTAATATACTACTTCTGATCCTCTGCTGTGGAAAGTAAATGGAATATGTGTTAGGTCACTAAGTTCTTTTTTTATGTCTTCTTGGTTATCTGGTGGAGCAAATAATAATAGAGTTCCGCCTGCTCCTGCTCCGTTAAGTTTACCTCCGAGTGCTCCTGCGGTTTTTGCTCGTTCATATATATTATTGATTTTTGTATTAGTTACTTTACTTGATAGGTTTCGTTTCAGTTTCCAATATTCATCTAACAGTATTCCTATCTCTAATATATCATCTTTTGCTAAACATGTCAAGGCTTCATCAGCAAGATGTTGTATAATTCTTACACTTTCTCGCTTTTGGTCTATGTTTGGTACAAATGTACTTGCCACTGTTGCTGCTATTCGTTCTATTCCTGTATAGAATAACATTAGATGGTTATCTAATTCATTTATTGTATGTTGTGGAAGCATTATTGGCTCTACAAAGAACTCTCCATTACGATTAAATTCTATGTGATTGAATCCGCCATAAGCTGCTTGTATTTGGTCTTGACTGCCTACAGTTTCATTTAATACTTTTTGTTCTATGTATATTGCTTCTTCTGCGAGTTGTCGTTTTGTTAACATTCTTCCATTTAATCCATTAAGTGCTAACAATAACCCTACAGTAAAAGCAGAACTTGATCCCATACCACTTTTTGCTGGTAGATCTCCGTCATAATGTATTTCTAATCCCATTGTTGGTAGATTATCTACTGAGTTTAGTACTCCACGAACAGCCGGATGTTCTATTTCATTTATTAAATTACATGCTTCTATTTTTGAATATACTACTCTGTAGTTGTGTTCAAAAAATGGAGGCAGTTCTCTACAGGACATATAACAAAACTTATCTATACTTGTTGTTATTACCCCACCACCATGTTTTAGGTACCAGTTTGGGTAGTCGGATCCTCCACCAAAAAGGCTTATTCGATATGGTGTCTTTGTTATAACCATTATAATATATTTAATCTCTTACATAATTCTACTATTTTGTATTGATTTAGTGTTGGATAGTTACCTATGTAAAAACTATTGAAGTGTAGGTAATCTGTTACTTCAAACTGTTCTGGACGTAAGCAAAGCCTTTTTAGATAAGGCTGTCTTAGCTGGTTTCCACCACCAGATAATCCCCTACGGTATTCTATTTTACTTTCTTGTAAAACTTTTTCTATTTTTGGTGTAAGGTCTGAGTTCCTTGGTACGATTGTAAGCGCATAGTTTGAGCTACCCTCTACTCTGAAGTCTGTTTTGTAGTGTTCTGGGTTTAGGTTCTTAAGAAACAACTTTAGGTTTTGCTGTCTTGTGGTTATTTTAATATCTAAATGCTCTAATTGAGATAATCCAAGTACTGCGTTAAGCTCTGTACTTCTCATATTATATGCTGGATACATAAAGGTAAAGTCTGGTGTTAGATCTGAATAGGTTACAGATATTTCATCTCTCCAAGGCTTGTGTAAGCTTTCTCTTATTAGTCCATGTGATCTAAATACTCTTGCCATTTCATATATCTGTTTTTTGTTTGTACAGATCATTCCTCCTTCTATTGTAGACATATGATGAGCAAAGTAGAAAGAAAAGTTAGATATTTCTCCAAATGTTCCGAGTTTTTGGTTTCTAAATGTAGCTCCAGTGCTTTCACAAACATCTTCTATTAGCTTTATATTTCTTTTTTGTAGTTTATGTAATAGTTTGTTTGTAAGCGCATTGTATCCCATTATATGAGAGATAAACACTGCTTTTGTTTTAGAAGTTATTGCTTGTAGAACTTTATCTGTATCTAAGCCTAATGTATTTACATTAATGTCTACAAATACTGGAGTAAATCCAGCAAATATTACTGATGTAATATCTGATACCCATGTTAGAGGTGGAATAATTATTTCTCCTCCTTCTGGATATAGTTCTTTTAGAATAGCCATAGAGATAATATTAGCTGAGGATCCAGAGTTTACAAATATACTGTACTTACATCCTAGCCATTGCGACCATTGTTCTTCAAACTCTTCTACTTTTGGGCCATTAGTTAGTCGTGGATCATCTTGCTTTAGATACTCTATTAGATTATCTAAATCATCTTTAGATATATTATTTGACATTAACGGCCAGTCTAGGTTTAAGGATTCCATAAGTTGTGTCTCTCCAGATAATTTAAGAAAAATAGAGTTGGGTCTTTAAAATAATTTCTTACTACTGTATCAAAATAAACTCTTGCTGCTTTAGCTCTGTCCTGTAATTCGCTTATAGGGGTTTCTGCTATTTTAGTAAGTTCATTTGCTAATTCAGTTTGTGTTAATGTGCTTGGTAGTTGATAGGCAAATGATGTATCATAGTAGTCATATCCTGTGTATAAACATTCTCCTATTATAACTGGAACTCGTGTAAAGTAGCATGCTTCAAATCTTCTTATTGTTCCTATTCCAGCACCTTGTGGGCATACTGCTATTAGATTGTTTATCATTACATCTTGATATTGTTTACATATAGCTTGATCTACATTTACTCTACCAGACCATCCAGGATTAAATTGATAGTTTGCTTGCAGTTTTGCGAGTCGTAATGCTTTATATGTTTTTACTCTTGTATTTCCTTTTACATCCATCTCTCCTTTAAATCCAAAGGATATACTATTAGGTATACTAAACTCTTCATGCATATGTCTTACTATGTATACTAAAAACTTTGAAAGCGCAGGTCGTCCCATTGCGTATCTATTTTTCCAGTGTATTGGTATACAACTTGAAGTTACTATAGAGTCTTTAAGGTCTTCACGTATTGTTGTGTTATTATAATCTCCTTCTAAATCTGCTATATGAAAACGTTTATATTCATTCCAAAATTCCCAATTTTTTTGTTCTATTGTAGGCATGCTTGGATTGATTTCTCCCATATAGAAGAACTCAGCATTCCATGGAGATACAGATTCTACCCAATCTTCCATACCTTTTTGACTAAAAGGTGTGCAGTTTTTATAACCTGGTAGTGGAGATAAGTCACAGCAAACAGGTTTTCTATTTGGATATAAATACATTTTTAGTTTTTTCATTATATAAACTCTGGGTGTTTTATTTCTCTTATAGCATTAAGTGTTTTATTTATTTCATGATTCTTACAACATGTTAGACATGTATTATTTACAGGTAGGCTTAGTGGTATACTATTTATTATAGAAGAAAATGAATTATTTTTCAAGTTTCCTATAATATATTCATCTTCTTTCATATGGTAGTTACATACTCTTACGTTTCCGTTATAATCTATTACAGGAGTAAAGTGTCCAGCATAACATTGTGTGTATGTTTTTGGTTTTCTACACTCGGCAAATTTATATTCTGATAGATATACTTTAAAGTCTTTTGTTTCATAGTCTTGTAAATAATAAGGTATGTCTATATCTGGTTGTTGTTTATAGTTATTTACTAATGCTGGTCTTACTTGAAAATAATGTACTCCTAAATCTCGTGCTTGTTTACAAAGCTCTTCTGCTCTATCTATGTTTTCTGGAGTTACATTTAATGAGATACCTACTGTTGTATGTTGTATATAGTTTGCTATGAGTAGTGGGTCTATAGCTTCTATGTATTTATCTGTTAGAGATATTCGTATCCATTCAAATAATTTTGGATTTGCTGGATGTCCTCTTGATATTGCGTTTGTAAATAGTCCTTGCTTTATTCCAAAGTGAGAGGCTCGACTTGAGAAACTATCAAAAGAGGGATGTAATGTAGGTTCTCCACCTCCTGTATAATTAATTGCTAGAACTCCTAATTTTGCCATATCTGCTATAGCAGCTAATAGTGCTTCTGTATCTATACTTTCTGTGGAATGTTGATTAGCATAGAAACACCAAGGGCAGTTAGCATTACATACATTTGTTGGAGAGATTTCTACTAATATTGGTGTTGTTCTACCTGTTTCTATCTATTGTTTTACTCTATCTGCGTGGTAGAATAGCTTTGATTGTGGTGAAAAGCTGGTTGTTTTATTGTTCATTTGATGCTGCCATTGTTACTGTTGTATATTTTGTATACTCTTCTGGTGTTCCTATATCATGAAAAGAGGTATTACAAACGTAGGCGTATAGTAAGTTATCTTTGGCCCATCGTGGGAATATATCTAACTCTAGTGAGTTATATTTATTTTGAGGTATGCTGTCTTCTATTAAATTACGCTGTAGTAAATAGAGCCCAGCATTAACTAATCCATTTGTATTATCTTCTTTTTCTTTAAAAGCTGTAATTGTTTTATCGCTATCTATGGTAAGTGTTCCATAGTTTCCTGTCTCTTGTTTGTAGTATGCCGCTATTGCTCCTAAGTAATTTCTTTTTGGCTCTAACAGTTCTTCTTTTATATCATTAATTGATATACTATCATCGTATAGTGTATCTCCGTTTATAATAACACATCTCGGTGCTATTATTTTATTTAGGGCATTAGCAAGTGCTCCTCCTGTTCCCATAGGAGATAACTCATGTGAATAGTTGATTGTGGTTCCTTTGTAGTGTGTTCCAATTGTACTATATATTTGTTCTCCGCGATGGCCTGTACATATTATTATGTTTTGTATTCCATTGTTTATAAAGAAATCTAATTGATGGTATATTAATGGCCTATTTTGTATTGGTACAAGAGACTTGGGTATATCTGGAAACATAGACTTTAGACGTGTTCCCTGTCCTCCAGCTAATATTATTCCTTGTGTATATACTGGGTTAAGCATTTCCGTAATGTTCTTTCCGTATCATGCTATATCCCTTTATTAGTTCTTTTATTCCTGTATCTAAATCAGTTCTTGCTATGAATCCAGCATTTGCTAATTTTTTACTTGATACAATATAATTTCTTTTATCTGGATCACGTCCAGTTGCTGCTTCGTGTATGTATAGTTCTGGAATGTACTTCTTTATTTGTAGTGCCAGGTCTTCTTTTGACATGTTTAGAGAATCATTACCTACGTTGTATATATTGTGCGCCATGTCATCTCTATGTTGAATACAGTAGTACATACAAGCAGCGATATCTCCTATATATACATAGTTTCTCATAAAATCTTTCTCAAAAAGCACAATAGACCTGTCTGTAAGTGCCTTTAATACAAAGTCATTTACAAGCAGGTCTGTTCTCATTCGTGGTGACATTCCAAATACAGTCGCCAATCGTAGAGATATAGAGTTAGAATGATAGGTTAATAGATAGTTTTCAGCTTCAGCCTTTAATCGGCCATAAAGAGTTATAGGAGTTAGTGGAGTACTTTCAGTACATAATAAATTGCTTGAGTCTTGTGTTCCATATCCACTATTTGTTGTTGGATAGATAATAAGTTGGTCTTTGCTAATAATAGTTGGAGAGAGTAATGTTTTTATAGTACATACGTTTGTTGTTTCTGCTGTTTGTTTATTGTTATCACAAGCAGGAGCACCAACAATACAAGCAAGAGGTATAATAACATCTTTGTTCTTTACATGTTCTTTTAGTAAGTTAGAATCTCGTGCGTCTCCGTATATAAAGTTAAAGTTAGGATAGTTACACACACCAAACAAACCTGTTTGATGGTACATTAAGTTGTCTATTACAGTTACATCAAAAGCTCTATCTAGTAAATATTTTGTTAGAACAGAACCAATATAGCCTGCTCCGCCCGTTATTAATACTTTTGCTTTCTTCATGTTATCCTCCCAGATAGCTATTAATGTTAGAACTTATATCCTATCATTACTCCTACTTTTGTTCTACTTTCATCAAGGTTATGTAAACCATATACTCCAACTACCGTACGTTTATTTTTAGTTACTGCTTTTGTTATTGCTGCTCCAATAGCGGATATATCTTTTTCTTTTATATCTATTTCTGCTGCTGCTGCTAGTGCTATATCCTTTATCTTTACTACATCATATGTAACTAAAGGTTTACCTTTCATTGTTAGCCCAAGACCTAATGGCCCTGGGACAGATGCCAATGATTCTGCTGGTTTTTCTACTATAGTTGTTGTAGATGTTTCTTCTACTTTTACTGTTGTATCAACTACAGCATCTATATGTGTATCTGTTGTTTCAACTATAGTTTCTTCTATCTTTTCTGCTACTGTTGTATCTGTCTTTGTAGATACTATATTTGTTTCTGTTTCTACTTCATCTATTTCTGTTTCTGTTATCTTAGTTGACTTACCACTTGCTATATCTATTTCAGTAACTTTTACTTTTGTTTTAGAAGTTGTTGCTTTTGCTGCGTTTTCTATTGATTTAGTAGATGTATTTTTATCTATTGAAGTAGCTTCTGTACTCTCTAATTCTTTTAATATATCAGTCTTTATTTGTGCTAGTGTTTTAGCATCTATAGTTTTAGTTGTTTCAATTACTGTAATTATTTCTTTTGGTGGAGAGGTTAGTCTCCCAATAAAGAATACAGTTACTAGTGCTATTAAAACTGCTAATACTTTAAGTGCGTTTTTGTTTTTTTGTATCTGTGTTATAAATGACATTTTTCCAGTGCTCCTGCCATGCCTCATCTGCTTCTTCTGCTCTCGATTGAACGGGGTAGTGTTTCATAAATATGATATCGCTAAAGTCTGAAACTTTGTTTTTTGTAATATCTAACTCTATTACAGGTAGTTTTTCTGTTATGTCTGGTTGATTTGCTTTTGCGATTTCATGAAATATTTCTGCGTTCTCTCTATTTATCTTATAATCTGAATAAACTGCTCCTATTATTTTTGCGTCATACCCAAAGTTAGATGAGCCTTTTATTGCGTCTGGAGAGTTACCTCTTCGTCTTGAGCCTTTTGGAGTATGTGCTGATGCTATTATTGTACACTTAGCTCCATCTGCTATATCTGATATTCGTTTTGATACCCAAGATTCTGTTTGTATTTGATTGTTTGCGTTACCTGGAAAATCATCTACATATATATCGTGTAGGCCATCAATGATAACTATTAGTTTTTTATTTTTACCTTTTAGGTTGTCTTTAGTATAGTATATCATTTTTTCTATTGTTGTTAGTCGAGTTGCTCTATCATTAAAATCTGTTTTATCTAGGATAATAAGCTTGCTTGCTATATCTGTTTCCCATGTTTTTGCTGCTGCTTCTCGTATTCGTTTTTCAGGGTCTGATAGTGTATCTGGATATTTCATTGAGTTGATTGATAGCTTGGATATCCGTGCTAGTGAGTTTCTATATCGTATATCAAATGTGTCATCTAGTGTAAAGTCTAATACGAATGCTTCTGGATTGTTTAGTATTAGTTGGTGATATATGTTTATAAGTAGTGTAGACTTACCTAAGTTAGCTGGGGCTGGTATTATAAATGTACTATATTCTATTCCTTCTGTTGCCTTGTCTAAGTATTTAGATCCAAACTTTAAATATCTGCCTGTTCTTACATTATCATGTTGAAAAATATCTTCTGCTCTTTTTTTTATGTTAGGTATTGTGGTACGATCTACTACTACTGCTGTATTAGATTTATATTGCACTACTAATAACTACCTAGCCTTTCGTTTAGATACTTCATCTTCAGCTTCTTGTATAAAGCGTTCTAGCCCTAGTGGATTAGATATTCTTGTTTCATATTCGTTAAATGCTATATCTATAGCAAATAGCAGAGTGTTTAGATCATACTTACTTAACATAAAATTAAATGCTCCAGAGGATCCTTTAGCATACTTTTGTGTATATGGTATCTTTGATGCCTTACAAAACCAAGCTATAAGATTCTCTAAAGTAAATGAAGTTTTTTCTGATATTGTTGGTGTTTTTAAATCTCCTATTGGTGTTTCACTACCATCCTCATTTTGTAGCATTATAGGTAGTTGTGTGTGCTTTAGTGCTCTATGTATCTTAGGAGTGTATTTAGATAGTAACTCTCTGGTTAGACTTTTTGTATTAGCGGTATCTAATAAGTCTGGTGCTACATTGTAGATGTTTGAATGTTTTACTTTATTGTTTAAGCATTCTCTACATCTACTTTCTAGTTTAGTGGTATCTATTCCTTTAGCCATTAGCGTTCTTAAGGATTTTAGATTTACTTCAAACAGAGCGTGTGTCTTATTTATTTCTTTTGTTCCTCTGTTGTAAAGCCCTAAGTGAACTCCAGCTGTACTAAAAAATACCTTTAATATTTTGGTTTCTATATCGTTTGGTCTTAGCATATAGTAATATGTATATCCTCCATTACATATACATTATAGCACATTTGTGTAAATATTTATAGTATATTTAGGTAATTTCTTTGATTTTTGCTAATGTTACTTTTGTAAGAGCTATATCTGAATTTTCTAATAGATATTCACCAAGGGAATCATATCTTGTTCCTTCTAAACAAACTATTCTTTTAATTCCTGCGTTGATTAGTGTTCCTATACAGTTTTTACATGGTGTAGTACAGTAACAATATAGTGTAGAATTATTTGTAGATATCCCATTCTTTGCTGCGTTTATTATTGTATTTGCTTCTGCATGGACTGCTGGACATAGTTCTAGGTTTTTTCCACTTTGTAATCCTAGTGTCTTTCTTGGACAATATTTATTTGTTTGACATAGCTTGCTACCAGCTGGTGCTCCATTGTATCCAATAGATAATACTTGTTTATCTCTTGTTAGTACTGCTCCTATTTGTCTAGAAGCACATTTACTTCTTTTACTTATTTGCCATGCCATATCCATGAAGAAAGCATCCCAAGTTTGCTTATCTGTAGGTTTTGCTATACATACATCACTAAAGTTACTATCTTCCCACCAGTCTGTAGTGCTTGTTTGTTCTGAATCAGGAAGTAGTTCATTTAGATTGTCATCTGTTAGTACTGTCATTTTCTTGTGTGTTGTCCTCTCTTTAATTAAAGAATCTGCCCAGTGCTCAAATGCTGAAGAATCTTCTACTTGTTTTTTACATAGAGCATGTAGCTCATTGTCACTTAGTTTGTTTAAATATGGATTTGTATTTCTTAGTGAGTTGTTTCTTCTTTTCATTATAAGTTTTGGAGCAGGCAGCGAGGTTCGAACTCGCAACTTCTTGCTTGGAAGGCAAGTATTCTTCCAATTGAATTATGCCTGCTTTGTTATTGGTCCCTCCAAAGAGAATTGAACTCTTCTCTCTTAATTGACAGTCCGATGTTTTAGCCAATGAACTATGAAGGGATTAGTGTTAATCTATTCAAGTTTTATTGAAGGTGAAGGACTATCTGTGTCAATATTGTGAGTTACTTTTCTAGGTTTGACCCGCTTTCTGGTACCACGACGATATGCATCTTGAAGGTTGCCACTAGGTGTTACCCACTCAAGATTACATGCATTGTTGTTCTCTGGGTTTCCATCTCGATGATTAACCCATTCTTTGTAATCATCATCAGGTGGACGTATAAATAGGGTTGCTACTGCTATGTGAACATACAAAGTCTTTTGTCTAACACCATTTTTCCAAAGAGCTACAAACTTGTATTTTCGTCCATTGTCACTGAGGGCAATAGGCTTGTATTGCTTTCCATGTCGTTTTTTAGTAGCTTCGGTGTATTCTTTGCGAATATTTCCATAATTGGAGAATTCATATGCCGGAAAGTCAGGCCATTTACGATATTCTTCACCCCAAGTATAAGGTCTATCATCTAAGTAGCTTGCAATGTTGTTATATTCCATAAGGGTAAATAATCCCCATGTGGCATGGGCTAGATGTTGAAGTCCACTTTCGGAGTCTATGTCTTCACCACGCCGCCATGCTTCTAGGTGACGCATAACTGCAGCATAAACGCGGGACCAGTTAATGCCCAATCTATAATTATTAGATTCATATTTTTGTGCTCCGAATGTATATACAGATACTAGAGCTTCTAAGGCATGTGGTGGTAGTAAATCGTATCGCAATTTTTGATTATCATACTTCAACCCTACTCCGGTTTCTGTTTCTGTTTCATCTTGTGCTAGATGTTCATCTTTGATGCATTTACTCATGTTAATATAGTGTCCTCCCATAGAAACATTATAGTTTATCTATTTTGTCCTAAGCCTCTTCCGTTTCCTCTTCCATATCCTGGTCCTCCAACTGGACATGCTTTGGTATTTCTACCTAGTCGTCTTCCTCCTGGTCTTCCAATTCCACGTCCTCTTCCATCTCGTGGTCTAGATAGTCCTCTTGGGTTTGTTTCTGATTGTTGTTGATTTTGTTCTTGCATTTGGTGTTGTTTTCTTTCCTTTATCCTTTTGCTTAGAAGACCTTTTTTGGTCTTCTTGTTTGGTAGTGTTGTCTTGTATGTTTTTAGTTATAGCAAGTTTTAGTAATACTATTTTTGCTGCTATACTTGTTGCTACTTTTTCATAAACACAATTTGTGTGTGGTTCTATTGTATCTGGATTATTTAATAATGGAATTAGCCTATCATATTGTTCTCTTATTTGTTCTGATACATAAACTATAATCTTTTCCATAGGTAGTAGTGTTTTTTTAATTTTATTGATTGTTTCTAGTTTTGAGTTTACTACTATACTATCTAGTTGTGATAGTGTTTCTTTTATTCTTTTTGTTACTTCTGTATTAGAAGGAATGGTTTCTTTTTTCATAGACTTAGTTTATATCCTTATTTTGTTTGTTGGTACTCCCTGCCTGATTCGAACAGGCGATCTACTGTTTAGAAAACAGTGGCTTTTTCCGCTAAGCTAAGGGAGTATTATACCTTATCTAGACAGCAATTTTTATATTTTTTTCCAGAGCCACAAGTACATAGCTCATTTCTACCAGGTTTAGGAGGTGTTGCTTTATTACCTTTATCATTTGTGTATAGAGTTTCTATATCAAATGGTGGAGCACAAAAAGCATCACTATATGCTGCTGCTTCTAAAGCTAAAGTTATTCTAGCTTTTGGTTCCATTCCTTCTGTAGAAAACATACTTCCTAAAGCGTAAGATTCTCCACTACCTAATGCAACATAAGGTATGAGGCTTTCTGTAACTTGATAATCACTATAGACTGTATATAGTTTATTTTTGTAACCAATTACAAATGCATGTCCTGTTTCTTTAGTATTGTCTATAACTACACAATCAGCTTCTTTGAAGCACTTTCTTATAGCATCTATAAAAGTTGTTGTCATATAAGCAATATCAGATTCTTCTTCTTTTTGTTTTGGCGGCTTAAATCTGTATTTTAATACTTGTGCTGCTCTACAAGAACCTACAGGACCAAATAGAAAAAGCCCATTAGCAAATACTTTTGGATTTGCTTTTATCATTTGTTTGCTTCCTGTTGATGCTCTATCTCCTCCTACGTATATTATATTATTTTCTACTAATCCTACAATTACAGTCATTTAAACAATCTATCCTTTTCTTTCTATAATGTTTGGTGGAAGCGAAGAGACTCGAACTCTTTTTTCATGCGTGCAAAGCAAACGTTCTCCCAATTGAACTACGCCCCCATTTCTATTATCAATATACCATTGTATTATAGAGATGTCAAGTCTATTTCCTCATGATGTCAGGAAAGCGTTTAATGTCTTCTGGTTTAACATAGTGTTTTCCATCTTTAGCAAATACCCAGATTTCACTAACATCTCTTTTTTTAAGTGGAAGAATATCATCTGGATCGACTGCTTTGCGTATACGCTCTTTGTTTATTCTTCTAAGTTTTCTATTTGCTATTCGTTTATCCCACTTTTCACTGTCACTGCATGTTATTCCGCAAAATGGCCGTTTCTTTCTTGATCTACTCATTATATATTATCTACCTATATTGTAAAATGTATATGCATTTCTGCTGGATTTATTTGTTGAGCTTTTTTTAGTTCAGCTATGTGTTCTTTTGCTTGCGCAACTGCGCGTAGCATTGCTTCTTGTCCTTCTTTACTTTCTGTCCAAGCTGCTACTTTCTTTGCTAATATAGTCCATTTTTTAGTAGGCTTTAGTGTTGAGTTGCTCATTTTATTTGTATATTTCTTGCTCATCAAGTAGTGTATATAATGGAAGTAATTCTGCATATTGCTTATCTGCGATAGTGGCTGTAGTTAGTTTTTTATCTCTTGTGCTTTGAGCGTGTCCTCTTACGTGTTTTCCTTGTAAGAATTCACGATTACAATACCAACACCATAACCCACATCCTTTATTTCTTACTTTTGTTGGAGGTTTTCTGTATGTTCTACTCACAATCTTTCCTCATTCTGCTTATATTATACTATATATCTTCTTATTTGTAAAGTATTGTATTGTATTAAAGAGCCCTTCTGCCATAGTTATTTCTGGTTTCCAATCTAATAGTTTAATTGCTCGTGCTATTTTTGGGCATCTTCTTGTTGGATCTTCTGGTTTTTCTTTTATATGGTTTATCTCTCCTTTACCCATTAGGCTTATTATTCTAGTGGCAATTTCTCTTATTGATAATACTTCGTTTGGATTTCCTATGTTTATTGGCTCATGTATATTAGAAAAGAATAGTTTATATATTCCTTTTACTGTGTCATCTACATAACAAAAGCTTCTGGTTTGTAGCCCATCTCCATGTATTGTTAGAGGCTTGTCTTCTAATATTTGATTTATAAAGTTTGGCAGTACTCTACCATCGTTTGCTTTCATCCTTGGGCCATAGGTGTTAAACAGCCTTGCTATTGCTGTATTAAGTCCTACTGTTCTTAAGAATGTTACTGTTGCTGCTTCTGCAAATCGTTTGGCTTCTGAGTATTGGCTTCGTGGCCCAATTGGATTTATGTTACCAAAGTATGTTTCATCTTGTGGATGTTGTAATGGATTTCCATATATTTCAGATGTGGATGTTAATAAAAACCTTGAATTGTCCTTATCATTTTTTAGTTTTCTATCTAATAAATAATGTAATATTTCTAACGTACATATAGAATTTGCGTGAAGAGTTTGTATTGGATAGGTTTCATATCCAACTGGGCTTGCTGGTGAAGCCAAGTGAAGCACTCCAATAAGAGTTTTTATATTTAAACCAGTAAGTAGTTTTTTTGTTATTTGGTCATTTATAAATGTATAATTTTTGTTTGACTCTAAGTGTTTTGTATTCTCTTTGCTTCCTGTTATAAGTGTATCTATGTTTGTAACTTTATATCCATCATCTAATAATTTTTCACATAGATGAGATCCTATAAATCCAGATCCTCCTGTTACAATTATATCACCTTTGTGTGACATTTGTATATCCTCCATGTTTAATTTGTGTAAAGCTTTTGAGCTTCAGCAAATATATTTAGTCCAGTATCGGTTAGTGGATGCTTAGGCATTAATTCAAGCATTTTATATGGCATTGTTACAATATCACAACCACATGCAAATAAATCTGCTATGGGTTGGGGTGTTCTAATTGATGCTGCAATAATTTTTGTATCTACGTTTTGAGTAGTGAATGTATTTTTTATTGATTTTACGAGCTCTAGACCGTTTGAATTAATATCATCTAGTCTACCGACAAAAGGAGCTACAAATTCTGCACCTACAATACTTGCTAGTATTGCTTGGTTTAGACTAAATACTAGCGTTAGAGTAACACGTATTCCTTCAGAAGATAGTATCTTACATGCGGCAAGTCCGTTTGATGTCATAGGAAGTTTTACTACTATGTTTTGTGCAAGGCTAGTAAGATCTTTAGCTTCTTGTATAAGATCTTCAGAAACAGCCTCAACTAGTATAGTTAGATTTGGATCTATAGCAACTATGTCATAGATACACTGAGTAAGACTTTTGTTCTCGTGAGATATTATTGAAGGGTTTGTAGTAATACCACTTATACATCCAAACGCCATACCTTTTTTTATTTCTTCTGTATTTGCTGTATCAAGATATATTTTCATTAATAATGTCCTTTGATTGTTATTGTAGTTGGTATGTCTATTTTTCGTTCAACTAATATTTTATTACAATGTGGACATCTTTCTTCTGGAGTTACATGTAGAGTAACTTTCTTATAAGCAAATGGACTATAGATAGTTTCTTCTATTGTTGTAGAGTTAGAGTTATTGTTTGCTGTAGTGGTTAGCATTAGTGTATTATCTTTGCTATTTCTTCAATGTCTTGGCGCATTACTGGCTCTATTTCTATTACTAGTTTTGTTGAGGCTCTTTCTGCTACTGTCAATTCTCGTGTACTATCGTGCTCTGTTGTTACATTAGTTATTGATTCTCCAAGAGTCATAACAAGTTCTACAATTAATTTTATGGTATTTTCTGGTATGGTTAGGTTTAACCATCTAGAAGCCATAATTACAATGTAGCATGATATCTTATCTCTTACTGCGTCATACTCTGTTACCTCTTTTTGTGCTTGGATATATGCTGCTAATAAACTATCCCATCCAAGTATATCTATCCATAGTTCTACTGATTTTGATAGGTTTTCTATTCTGCTTAATATATATTTTTTTACTATCCAGGTTAGCCCACCAATACTTCCTAATATTCCAAGTAACCATAAGCTTCCTTCTAATGAAAATGCGAGTTCCATATTGGTTTATCTCCTTTGTTTTACAACTGTATTATAACTATACTATAAAAAAGTGGTGGTCAAAGAGAGAATCGAACTCTCAATTTCTTCCATGTAAAAGAAGCGCCCTACCATTGAGCTATTTGACCGATGTTATCTTTTTCTATAATCTTTTTTAGATTATGATTAAGATAAGAGTTATAGACTATTTGGTTTTGAGATAGTCTAGTTTTAATTTCTTTTGTTTTGCTATATTTAAATTAGCTAGTTTATGCTATATGTGTACATCTGTTATTGGATAAACTGTAGTGTTAAAGTATGAGGTATAAGCATAGTCGTGGTAATTTTTTGGATAAGATATATTTGGTATAGATTTATATATAGCTATATACTTTGTTATTCCTTTTTCCATATCTTCTTCTTTGTAGTAAGGTTCTAGTTTCATAGTATCTACCATATTTTCTACTATGTTTCCATCTTGTTTATAGCCTTTTGTAGTTGATAGTCTTATTTTAATTTGTATCATCTCATTTTCAAAAGATTCTATGGACCAAGGGCTGTGTATTATTATATAATGTTTTGGTTTTCCAATAAGTATAAGTGGAGAAAAAGCCATTATTGAATTAATTGGAGTGATTTGACCTTCTTCTTTTTTCCACATAGCTTTTAGTGAGTTTGTTCCACAGCTAAGTCTTTCTATAAACTCTATTAAAAATCTGTTTAAACTACCATTGTCTAACATTTCTTTTTTGGATATCAATGCTCCATATGTTTCTTTTTTTAGCATAAATTGAGAGGTAGGATGAGGGTGTGATGGTAAGTTAATTGAATAAGAGTGTTGCCAAGTATCTGCTGATACAGGCTCTATTGTTGTAGGAATTATTACAACTTTGTTACCTACTGACGTATTTAGAATATAAGGTTTTTCATTAATTACCTTAGTATAATTGAATATAGCTTCATTTGTGTAGTCTATGGTTGTATTCATTACTATATTATATGCTCTTGCTTTAGTTTTACTTCTAGCATTCTTTGATATGTACTTGTTAGTATTTCTTGAAATATACTATTTCTAAAGTTCTTTTTTGTTCCAAAAGGAATATAAGATACATCCATAAATCCAGCTGCTGCTAAGTGTTGTCCCATACTTACTGATGCTGGATAATTTAGAGAATGTATTATAAACTCTACTTTTAGATTTTCTGGTGTATAGTTATTTACTATATACTTTACTACAGTTGTTCCGCAGTTTTCATCTTCAGTTGAAACATAGACTCTACCTCCGAGGTCATGGTCAAGATATATTGTACTCCATTCTTTTTTTGGTAGTATATCTATACATTCTTGAGCAGTCTTTACCCATGTAGCATTTGGATATTGTTTTAAGAATATATCCCCTCTTGTTACATCATCATCTAGAAATAAAATAGAGTTACTAGTTGTATTCATTAGTCTTTATTATCCTCCTTCTTTCTATATTATAGTATATTTCTATAATTTTTTCTAGTAAATAATATCCATTTTAGAGCTTGCTTGTACTACAGATATGTTTGCAAATGAGTTTGCGTTTATTTTTATTTCTTGGTCTAACTTAATATCTATTATTGTTGCAGATGAATGATAGACAGTAATACACCCCCGTGAGTCTTTAAATCCTTTTTTTGTTGCTGTATAGTTATATGTACCTGGCTCCATTTCTATTATTGGAGCATTTCCTCTTATTCCTGTTGTTAATAGATTTGATGCACATTGTATTGTTATATTATCTATAGGTGTTCCATTGTTATCATGTGCTGAAAAGAAACAATATCCAATATCTAACATTTTTTGCTCCTTCTTATACAATTCTATCTTTGCCTTTAGGTTTAGATAGAAATTTTCTATAGTTACAATGCTTACACATATATGTTTGTAGATACACATTGTAACCTATGTTGTTACCACATTTAGGACACAATATTGGTTGTGGGTAGGAGGATGTATTATTCATGTAGTTTTTCTTTTAGACTATCTAGTGTGGTTTTTCTTGTTACATTTGCTGTATGTGTTATAGTTCCTCCTTTTAGTAATACTTTTGACCAACTTACTACACTGAAGTTTTTTATTGTATATACTATTATATTTTTACATTTATTAGCAGCTATGTCGATTTTTATATTATCCCACATACCTTCTATTGCTCTATTTAATTGGTGTTCTGTTATTATGTGAATATTAGTATTCCTCCTGTATGTGGTGGAAGTGTTACAGTATTTCCTGAGTCCCAGGTTCCTGTTCCGTATGCGTCTCTGCAATCGTTAGTAGCTGTCCATGTTTTATTTGTAGCATAACTATTTGCTAAGACAATTCCATTTGTGGCTGTTCGTTTTTGGAAAGCGTCTTTCCCTTCAGTTACTGCTACTGCTGTTGATGTCCAGGTTCCTAGACTTGCTAAAGGCGTATAGTCTAAGTAAATTGTTTCCGAGTTGGTTCCTGGTATATATTTTGCCATTCCAAGACTTGTATATGCGTTTTCTCCAAGTAGATAGCTTGCTAATCCAAAATATGCCCAACCTTGTTTTGGGTAGTTTGGATTATCTGCAACTATTGCTGGGTCTATGGCTGGATCCTTCAGTTTTACATACATATTTAAATACTGTGGACGTGTATTTGTTTCATTCCATTGCTCAATTGTGTGCATATCATTGATACAATCTACCCAATATCCAGAGGCATAGCTTCCACTAACTACTGTATTTGATGTTGTTGCTATAGTAATTGCTGTTGCTGTTGTTGTTATTAAATCAAGATTGTGTGCTGGAAGTGCTGTAAAACTTACCTCTGTTCCACCATTTACATAGTTTAAACTTTCTAGGTATGGGTAGTTCATAATAAACCCATTTTCCATGGCAGAGTATATTGATAGAGCTATTGCGTCATCATCTTGTGATGTTGGTATCATTTCAAAAAACCCACCAGATGCTCCTGTTCCATCAGTAAATTCACACTTATATACACTAGGTATATCTCCAATATCTAGGTAAATTTTATCTCCTGTTCCATCATTATTTGAGCCTAGAGTTACTGTACCATTTACTGAAAAACTTGCTGAGTCAACTACAGCATAGTTACTAAATGCAATTTCATTTGATGTTCCATCTGTTGAGTTGTCTGCTGTATTGGCTGTATATCCGTCTGATGCTGGGTATGTTGCTGTTGGTACCCAGTTTTGTTTGACTAATAGTTCATCTGTTGAACTAACATCTGATATGTTTTCACCATAAGCATTTCTCCAAACATAATAACCAAGAGCATGTGCTGAGGTACATAGTGATTTTATCATGTTTTGTGTCATCCACGCCAGTCTTTCTGGCTGTAATATAAGGCCAGAAGAAGTATATTCTGTTAATACGGTAGTATCATCTACAAACATATACGTATAGGTATGACGTTGTAGTTTTTCTAATATTGGAGGTATGGATGCGTTTATGTATTCACTATTATCAAAGTTTGTGTAATAACTAGTTGGATATGATCCGAAATAAACAAAACCAGATACACCAAGCCCTCCCGATATTAACCATTCTGGATTGTTATTTGCTACATCATAGAAACCTAATGTATTAGGCATAGCTGGTAAATTATCGTTTTCAGCGTCTATTAAAGCTTGTGCTGTTGCTATTATTACTCTTCCTGGTGTAATATACATCATATATTTACAATTTGGATTATAGTAATTTAGTCTTTGTTTTTTAGTGTCTTGTCCAATGGAGGAAAAAGCCATAAATGAACTATTTAGTGATGCTTGTTTATAGATATCAATGCAAGCTGAAGTAAAGCTTGCAATATTATATGGAGATCCATTCCCAGTAGATGGTATATTTACCATTATTCTACTTCCATCACGTACTACATATACATGTATGTTATCTATATATATTCCAAAATCTGCTGTGGACGGCGTTGTCCCTGAATAGCTAATATAAGTACTTGCATATATTGGTAAGGGGTTAGTTGTTCCTGTAATAGTAAGTGTAGTTGACAGTGATTGTGTCTCTGTAGAAGTTATATCTGCATAAGCATATTCTGAGGTTTGATTATCGGCAGGTAAGGTAGCTAGGGTAGCTAGTCTTATATATATCTTTGGATCTATTATTCCTGGTATATTTTCTAGATTTTCAGAAATCTTTAAATGATCAACTACAAGTTCTAGTGTATCATCTCTTCCACACCATGTTGGATATGCGGTACTAGCAGTATTTGATAGATTTGTTATTAGTGTACCATAGGGTAAAACTAGCCCTATCCAACTACTACCTGTTGTTGCTCCAGTTATACCAAAGTATTGTGCAACTGTTCCACTTACACCTTCTCCATCTGCTAATTGGTATTTTATGTTTCCAGTTGGGTGTATAGTGGCACTTGAACGTCTACACCATCCAACTCCAGTTTCATCTGTTGTTCCAGATAATACAAATCCACAATTTAGTTGTGCAATATCGTCAGACATTGGATATGTCCATATTTCTTTTGGATTTGCTGTATAGTCAAGCCCTGTAACTGGATCTGTTACTATGTTTGTATAGTAAGATGTCCAGTCTACATATGTACCTGCTACTGTAAAATTTCCAATTCCTCCTAATAAATCTAAAGGTACTTGTGCTGTTGTTGTAGCAGTAGGAAGAGTTTCTCCAACATCTTGTCCTAGAGTTATATTTATATGTGTTGGTATATTTGGATAAGTATAGCTTGTCATTATATGTATGTAATCCTGTAGAGGTAGGTAGATGTGTCGTGCGTGTCATGTGGAAGATGGCTCCTCGACCTGGAATCGAACCAGGACTACCTCGATTAACAGTCGAGTGCTTTGCCAATTAAGCTATCGAGGAGCGCGTATATCTTTATTATGGAGAATGGATGGTTTATATAGCTTTGTTTAGCATTGCTGCTATTTCTTTAGCTCTTAAATACTCTGTTACAGTTGTAGCTGCTTCTTGTGCTACTTGTAGATTTATCATGATAAATCCAGCTATAATTGGAGTATTTCCCTTCTTCATGAAGCCACCATTTGGTGTTTTATCTGCTTCAAATATCTCTAATGAAAACTGTATAGCAGGTCCTATACGAAGAGGATTACCATCCTTATCTTTATCCTTGTATTCTATTTTTAGAGTTCTAGAAATAAATGGTATGTCTGGTTGTTTTACTGCCGCGCCTGTTCCTCCTCCAAAATTTTCTAATACTATTCCTTGCTTTAATGTGCCATTTAACATCTTATGAAAAAATGCTCTAGCTTTTGCTATAGGTAAAAAGTGCTGTATATGTTTTGATGGTTTATTACCACTTGGATCATATTCAGTTAAACTTAGTACAAGCTTTCCTTCACTTAGTTCATCTTTGGTTAATTCAAATTCTCCAAGATGTGAGAAATCCATTACTCTTCCAGCAGATTTACTTTGTGTATTTACTTTAGTAATTACTGTTCTTCGTTGTTGCTGTTGTGGTTGTTCTTGATTATTTGACATGGTTTCTTTTCCTTCTAAATGGATTTCCTTTTTTAATTGGAAATACATTCTAATATTTGTCAGGCTATTAGATGCCTTTACTATTATATATTATAGCATATTTTATCATTTTTTTCAAGTTTTTTATTTGTCAAATTAAGAACTCCATTCGGATTGAACGTAAGTTAGTAATGGAGTACTACCAGCTGATTGCTGTGTTAGTGCTAATTCTACTTTCTTTCCTGATCCACCATTTACTGTTTTTGATATATACGCAAGAGCTGCTGGTGATTTTCCAAATAAAGTATATGTTGGACTGTTGTATGTTGAGTCTGCTACTGTAGGGGCAAAGTTTACATTTAAAGAGCTAGTTGCTGAGAAGTCTAACATCTTTAATTCTAATTTTGTAAATCCCCAATACAAGCTAGATGCGTCTACTATACGTAGTCGTATTCGTATTTCTGAGATATCCGTTGCTGGAAAAAGTAGTCTTGTATTTCCAATTAAAGGTACTGTTGCTCCATTATAGCCTGGTAAATAAGCTAAATCACAAGAGATCCAAGATCCAAGTAAGTTTTTATATTCTACTGATACAAGTGTATGTGTAAGCGTTGGAAACGGATGTAATATTATTGTATTTGCTAAAGCATTTGTAAATACCTCTGCTGGTATTTTTGCTTTTATCCATACGTCACATGTTTCTGAAACTTCTCTTGTCCATGCTGTATCTAATCTTTGGTCTAGACAATAGATATAATTATCATCATATAAATATTCATATTCTTGTGGTACAATTGTGGCTGCAGGTGTACTTACGTAACCTATACTAGAAGAATCTGGTATCCAAATATCTCCATTTGAATCTTCTGTTACTAGCTTGTCTTGTGTGTTTGTTATGTTTAGAGTTGCTTGTCCATATGTAAGATTTACATCTGCTGAAGTTGCTGATGTATCTGTTGGAGGAGATATTCCTTCTAGTGTATACATATCTACTATTGTAGTATTGTAGGTTGTTCCAAGACCAGAAGCTAAGGTTGTTAATGACGTATTTAGAGATGTTATTTTTGAAGCAAGGGCGGTGGATTGTGCTGTGAATATGTTATTTGATATTGCTATTGCTGTCTCTAACTTAGCTATTCGTGATGTCAATGTTAGTAGATCACTTCGTAGATTATCATTCATACTTTGTATTATATCTGAACTTGATTGTCCACCACGATTAATAGTTGGATTGTTTGCTGTTTCTATTAGATTATGTGCTGATCTTAGCATATTAGTATATGATTCTCCTTGCAAAGCCTACGAGCAGTTTTGCTTTTTGCAGTGCTGCCTGATATGTTGTATCTAAAGTTGTAAAATTACTTGGAATTTGTGTTTCATAAGAGTTTTCTAATCCAGCTGTTGATCTTACTAGTTTTGTTAAGTCACTTACTGAAGCACCTAATTGAACTACAAATTTTCTAGATTCTCTTAATCCTCTATATCTAAAGTTTACTGGTGGTGTTTGCATTTGATGTTTTCCTAATTTAAGTAAAGTGTATAACCATATAGTTTTGGTGTTGTATTTACTTCTGATGTTTTTGAAAGTTCAAACTTTAATCTTATGGCATTTAACATATCTTCACTACTTCTATTGAAATTTAGATGTAATACTGGTTTCATTGGAAGGTTTATTCCATCTAATACTGCTGAACTTTGTGTTGGATCAAAGTTTAGTAATACTTTCCAAGAAGAGTTTGGGTCTAGTCTACTTGCCCATGCCCAATAATCTTTTGATCCAAGAGGTATAGAATACTTTAGCTCAAATTCTGATATATTTTTTTGATATCCATATGTAGCTTGTACTTTATAAGACGTTGTATCAAATCCTAGTATGTTTGGTCTAAAGTATAATCCAACTGCTGATGTTGCTAATCCTGTTTGATCAACATCAGTAGCCCCTATTCCTGGAAAATACATATATATTTCTAACTTATTCCATCCTTTTTTAAATGAGTATGTAGCCGTATAGTCATTTATCCCTACACTTTCTAAGTTTGTAAATGAAGTTTTTGAATATAGTATAGATCTATCATTTAAATATATATGGAAAGGAGCAACAACTGGAGAACCTGTTCCGCCATATACAGCTGGATTATATACTAGACATGGTTGTTCTATTAATAACATATCTGATGGAGTATGTATATATGATGTAAATCTATAGTTTCCTCCAGAGGTTAATAGTGTATTTCCTGCTCCATCCAACAAACCAACTACTAACCATTCAGCTGTTCCAGTTGTTTGTTCTGCTACTTCACACATCATGTTTTTTGCTACTGACATGCATGCCCCATCGCTTATTGCGTCTGATGTAGCTGCTGTGGATATTGGAGTAAAGTATCCTTGTAATGCGTTTATCCTATTGTCCCAGTCTGCTTTTGATGGTACATGATTTGGATCTCCTTCATCATTCCATGTATAATTGAAATACTCTACAAGGAATTGTCTATTTCCTTTTGTAAGTGCTTCTGTTCCTATTAGTACATTACTTCCAGCAATTAGTGAAGAATATAATGGTACAGGTGTACTTGCGTCTATAGTTACAAAGTCTTTTTTATCTAGTTGTATACTTTGTGATAGTATTGATGCTAATACTACTGGGTTTGTATCTATTCTTATCCAGTTTTGTGGCAAGTTAATATCATCTGCTGTTATGTATGCTTTTATATCTGTGCCTTTTGGAAGATAAGTATCTACAGATATCTCAGCCATTTGAATAGGAACTTTTGTATTAGATACATCTAAAGCATTTAATGTAATTGTTTCTACTACCGCATTGTTGGCAAAGTTTATAACTAGCGGTTTTATTTGACGTATACCTACATCTTGTCCAGTTATAAATATCTTAAAGTAATTTGCCTGTATTGTATCAAATGACCAGGTTTTTGGTGTATTTATATCTCCTGCTAGCAGTGAGTAGAAATTAAATCCATCATTTGACCATTCTATTTTAATGTTTAGAGATGTAAGCGGGTCTACATAAAACCCATTTATGGTTTGTAATGTATTTGATATACGTATTGTTGCTATGTATGTATTATCGTTTAAAACCGCTTGCCATGCTGTGTTTTGAAAGCTTGTAAGTATATCATAAAAACTACCATATTGTTCTATACCTTGTGGTAAAAGTGTTTCTATTATTTCTGTGTTTGATAAATCTATTGGTGAGAGCGTAGATATCGCTCTTGGTAGAATAGCGGCTCCTTCATCTAAGTCTAGTTCTGCTGTGGTTTCTAATAGGTCTATACTATCTGTGCTTACAAGTGTATCATAGAATGTATACCTTACTCCTTTAGAAAAGAAACTTAATAGTCTTTCTATATTTTGATTTATTTTTTGTAGTCTTCTTCTTAGAAAAGAGTGCTTTGATGAAAATGATTGATAATGAGTTAAAGCTTTTTCTGCCGAGTTTACTATCTCTTCATACAATACTGTAGTATCATCAGCCAGCTCTGTATAGGTATCATATATGTCTGTTCCGTTTTCTCCCCCTACTCGTGTTCCTCTAACAGCTGGTCTGAGTGTAGTTGTAGGTGTTCCCCATATCTTACCTACTAGTTTTCTACCTGCTTCATTTATTAAAGTTTGTATAGATGGAACTATACCTTTTTGAAGATGTTTCTTTAATACTACATCTAATAGATATTTTTTTTGTCTAGTGCCTATCATAATAATCCTATACTGGTACCGCCTTTATAGCATAGTAGGTTAATACTGGAGAACCATTTGGTTTGTTTTCTGGTCTTGATAGTGTTGCTCTAAAATAGATAGAGGTTGTTTCTTCTGGAAACTCTACTACTGTATTTGGTAAGTCTTCTCTTTGTGGTTCAATATCATACCAGTCTACCCCATTTGGACTTAGTTGATATGTTATCCACTTTGAGGTTGTTGGCCAGAATTGTGGTATTGTTTCTCCAACAATTAGTGAAGCTGCTTTTATTGGTTTTTCAAATAAAAACTCTGTTGATTGGTGTATTCCTGTTATACCATATTCTCGTTGTAGTAATCTTAAATCTTTTATACCAATTGAGTATCTATATGCTTCGAAGATATCAAAATATTGTTGTACGCCTAGCTCTGTTTCTACGTGATATGAAGAAAAGATACTACCTAATCCACCAAATACAAATCCAAGTGCTGCTCCAAGAGGTGTTCCATATTGTAACCATCCTATTATTCCACCTGCTACGTTAGATAGAAATCCTCCACCACCAGCACTAGATGTTTGTTGTTCTACTTCTGTATTTGGTACTCTACTATAGTATGTTATATCCTTTGTTACTTTTCTTGGTGGGAATCCTCTCATGAAGGAGTTCTGTATTCGTGTTGCTTTTACAAAGAACTGGTGGCCTATTAAAGTTTTATAAGCTTCTGGTTGTGCTAGTTCTAGTTTTAATTGTTTTACTTTTGGAACATCACAAGCTACTACTGCTATTCCATTTGTGTTTTTTACTGGTATTCCAGTTGATGTATTGTTTATTGGTTGTTGTATATTTGGTGTAAGATACAATGGCCTTTCTAGTAACTCTACCCAGGTTCCTCCTCCTTCAGGTAGAACAGATACACTTGTTAAATCTTCTTTTGGTGGTCCATCTGTTGGTAGATAAGGAGTCAGCTCTATCCAAGATAAATCTACTGGTGTTTCAAATGTTACTATTATTGTTAGAGGTAATATTGTTGTTGGTCTATCTAATCCTGCGTAAGGACTTACAACCCAATATGGTCCACTACTTTCAGACTCTCCTGGCCATTTTACATAATACTTCCATCCATAATCTTGTGTTATGTTTTCTGAATAATCTAAAGAAGCAGCAACATCTTTATATAATGCTTTTAGATTTTGTTGGTCTGCTGAGGTCCAAATAGGTCCATGTATTACAACATGTGGACTACCATTTGAGTCTGCGATGTATGCTCCTCGTGAATCATCTGGTCCAAATACTTTTAATGTTTGTACTGTTGGTAGTGTATAGTTTTCCCATTCAAACCATGTTGTTGGATTTTCATCATTTATGTTTCTTAAATCCCCAGAGTGTACTTGTTCACTTCCAATAAATGTAGGAGCTAATGGTTGGTCATCTGCTTCAGCATTAGCAGGATATCCTATATCGGAAATTTCCATATTATTTCCTGCTACGGCTCCAACTATTCCATTACTAACTGTTGGTTTTTGAACTACTATGTTTTCTACATTATAAGCTAAAGTTGTTTCTCCAATAACTGGGAGCTGTATTGCTCCTATTGTAGAAGACCACCAAGTTGTGCTTATATTTAAATCTATTTTTGTATTACTGTTTAGTGTATCTCCAGCCCATTGAAAGTTTGGGTCTGAATCATTTGTCCATAGTATTAGTTCATTTGTTTTTCTCTGTGTATCTGCTAACATATCTGATATCCCAGACCGTTCTAAACTACATAGATTTATTAGTGATTTAGTAGCAGATCTAAGTTTATCTAGTTGTGTAAATCCTACAGATAAGTCTTCATTTAATTCTATCATTGGAGATACAAGAGTAGAGAGACGTAGTATATCTCCTTTTCTCATCTCTCGTGGTTTTATTGTAGGCTTACCAAGTAAGTTAAAGAAGTTTAAGTATTCTTGTGTTGTTTGTGCAAGAAGATCAGATTCGAAACTAAGCTTTCCAGCGTTAAAATTTTCTACTAACCGTGTTAATGCATTTCCTGCTCGTTGTTCATTTATGTCTAGTAGTTGTTTAAATGTTGCCATATACTTACCTTCTTGTATTTAATAGTACAGAATAATCATATATTGATGGAGTATCTTGGGTTGTTCCATCTCCTGAATTATTTGTGTATTCTATTACTATTCTTGGATTAATTGCTAGTGTTTTATAAGATGCCTCTATGCGTGCTGGTGTATCACTATACTTAAATAAATCATCAGCAAATGTTATGTTTCCGTGCTTATCTATATAGTATTCATATATTGGATAGTAGTCTGGAGAACTTGAATCTTTGTTTGATAGTTTTAATGTTGGAATACTATTTGTCCAATAGTCAGTCATATTACGTGTTACTGGATATGCTTGTGTTGGTATATTTCCTACTCCAGATGTTTGTGGGGTTTCTAAATCATAATCTCGTAACATATGGTCCGCTGGTATTTTTGTTCTGTAATATGCTACTAGTTCCCATTTTTCTTCTGATACACCAGGAACACTTAGTATCTGATCAAATCCTTCATCATTAACTGTTATTGTTGCGTGTCCAAAAGTAGTTGATTTTGTTGTATTAAACCACTTTGTTAAAGCAATGTCTCTTGGTCTTAGGTGGGCTATGGAATATGTAGATGGATGCAGTAGTATGTCGCTTGTATGGTCTGTTACAACATTACCATCTGAATCTTGATATCTATGCCAGTATATGTCTAACTGATCTCCCTTATCTGTAGATAGTACTGGATATTTTGTAACATAGGTTTGTGATACTATTCTATTTTCTTCTACTACTTTTCTTGATAGTTTATTACTATCCCATAAATCAGTTGTTTGTACCTGTTGTATGATATTACTTCTATCTGTGTTTTTATTTCCTTTTTCTATTGCTTTTTGTATTAGTGAATCTACGTAATCCCAGAAACTTAGATCTTGTAGAGAGGGTTCTCCTCCCATTCGTTCTACAATTTCTGTTACTACTGTACCTTCTGTATCTAGTAGTAAACTTTCTGGTCCTATAAATTTTGCGACTGTTACACTTGTATTTCCTATAACATCTGGTAGTACTATACTATCTGAAAAGTGCAATGTAACTTCTACAGGTTTATAACCTTCAATAGTGGTTAGTACTCCAGATGGAGAAGTAACTGTGGAAGTTATATATGTTACTGTAGATGTATTTGGACTGTATCTTGCTATGTTTAGCATATCTCCACTAGCAATTTTTGCTGAGATATCCGCTACTTTTTCTATATTAATATATGGAAACTTTGAAAGAGAAATTTTGTGGTTTCTATCTGTGCCATTAAAGGTGTCAGTTATTTCTGCTGGGGCTACAATTGTTGTAAGTCCAGATGGTCCAAAATATCTTGACTCATCTGAAGCTTTCCAATATCTTGTATAGTTTGGTGCTATTAAAGGTGTAAGATTATCTGTATCAATTGTTTCATTTTTATATGTTGTTACATAAAAGTTTACTGCTTCTGTAGAAGCATCTGTTGTTGGCTTTAGTGTTAGTTGTCTAATTTCTCCAGTTATATCTAATGGCTTTGATACCCATATTCCTTCTGGTATATATTCATTATTTTTTAGATTTATTTCTGATGCACCAAAAGTATATTCATATTTTACTACTGTTGTTTCTTCTTTACTTGGTAGCGCTATAGAGTATAGCTGTGCAATCATTTCTTTTATTTTACCACTAAGCTTTCTTACTTCAATTATAAATTGTGAATTTGCTGGTAGCTTTCTTTCTTTTTTTGTAAAGGTAGCTACTCGTTTTCTTGGATTGTTGTATGTTAATATATCTGAATTAGGGGGTAATAGTGTTTGCTCCCATAGATCCTGTAAATCCAGTGCGCCATTTGATATTGTATAATGTTTAAGTGTATAGTGTGGTTGTGATAGTGTTAGCCAAAGAGTTTTACATACTATGTTTCCACCACGTATAGGTGTAAATTTTAGCGTTGTTTTGTCTGTAATTATTTCATCAAAAGTAGTTACATAGTAATCATTTGATAGTTGTATATCATCAAGTAGTGTTTCACTGTAGTCTATATCAGATATTTCAAAAGTTAGTGCGATTCCAGATGTTATAGCTCCTGCTTGTAAATACTCATCAAGTGAAGGTGTTTGGAAGTTATATATAGCTTCTTGCCATTCATTAGAGTATAACAGTTCTTCACTTGGAGTTATTTCCCAGAATTTACTATGTACTGTTCCTACTGGAATATCTACTATCATAGATGCTGTAAGCTTTACTTGAGTTGTTGAAGAAGATCTCTTCATATAAAATGAGATACCATATAATGTAGATGGGTTTAATTGTAAATTTCTAGATATTTTCCAACTACTTCCAGTTGCTGTTGCTGTATGTATTTCTAAACACTGACTTCCATCATAGCCAGCAAGAGAGGTTATGTATCCTGTTGTTTCTGATGTTTCTGTTGTAACCCATCCTACTAAATTATCTGAAAAGTTTCCATTTATTGGAATGATACTTCCTGTGTCTTTGGTATTTCTAAATTGTGGACTCCATGCTACTTCTAATAATCTCATTGGATGTGAGGAAACTGGAGATAGTGAGATTTCTGTTATTGGAGTCATAAAATCAAATTCAAATCTTAGTTTTGCGGCTGATCCACCAGAATAGGAAGCTGGTAACCAGTTTACTATATTTCTATTTGCAGCTATTGGAGAGTCTGATAGTATTGTTTCTTTCCAACATGTATCTTTACTTCCATCTACTGCTTCTGATACTGGGTGTAATGTATCTATAGAAGCACCTAATAGTTTTTCTATTGTAACTTTGCACATTTTTCTATTACCAGCAGAGATTGTTTTTGAAATACTTCCAGCTATTGGCCGTTTTAGCGCATTATCTGTTTTATCTATCTCTAGTTTTCTATAGAGTGTTGGTATTATTGTAGAGTCTCCGTTATCTGCTGTAAAATCTTCATATACTATATCAGTATAATTTAGGATATTTTTGTTCATTGCAGCGCGAGCTTTTACCATATTCTCTATATTATCTATAGCCTTTGATATTCTAGCTAATTCTCCAGAATTAAGTTTTTCTAATACTGTTATACCTATACCTACATTATCTATTTCGGCATATAACGCAGTTAAATCTGCAATAGCAGCTATGATAGCTTTATTATATTGATCTGGATCTGTGGGTGTATCTGGTACAGAGAATAATTTCTCTCCTATGTTTTTTAATAGTTCCTCTGGATCTGTTGGGGCTAGAGATAGTGCTTGTGTTTTTGCTTTTTCTAGGAAGCTATTTAGTGTCAATTTTTGACTATCAGATACTACTGATTTATAGGTATTTAGGTATGTTTTCATAATAGTTATATGTTGCTACTTATTCCAATAAAGGATATTATTATTTCATTTATTGTAGATGCTGTGGGTGTTGTTACTAAAGTAGCACTTTCTCCTGTATATATTGTATATGTTACTGTGTCAAGATCAGACCAATACCAGTTTGTTCTATACATTGCATAGCGATTATGATCGTTTGCTGGTGTTGAGTCTAGATATTGTAAATCAAAAGCATTATATAGTAATGTGTTTTCTGCTGTTGCTGCGGATGTAGGTCTTGCAGAAACCATAAGCATTGCACTTCCAGTTGAACATAGATTTTCTGCGCCAAGAAGAGCAACAAGTGCAGATGTTGCAACGGTAGAAGAGTCGAAATCTAATGTTTGTGCTTCACCTGGTACTAAATCTGTAATTGTAACAGTTGTTGCTGCTATAACCAAGTCATTTGATCCAGATACTTCTGGTGCATTTAGTAGTTCATGCTCTAAATTATATATAGACGCATTCATTCTATTCATACCTTCAGAAGGTATTATATCTGTATCGTTTGCATATCTTCTAAATGAATCTAGTACTCCTGGAAATGTTGATTGTTTTCCTGTATTAAAAGGTATAGCCATATTAGATTATTTCCTTAGTCTGTTGGGATTGTACAGCCAAATACTTTGACAATATATTTTCCTTCTGGTATGGTTGGTGCATCTTTCCATCCATATCCTTGTGGTTTTAATAGTAAACTTAATTCTGTTTTAATAGATGTAGTATCTATACGAGTTGTTGTTGGTGTACTTAGTAATTCTACTACAAGTGGATAAACTGTAGCTCCAGTTGAAGACACTGAATATCTTAAGTCTCTCCAACTTAGGCTTTCATTTCTTTCTGGAAGTGGAGGAGTTCCTGCTTCATACTGTGTACATATTATTGGTAATGTAAACTCTGCACTTGTTACTTCTGTATTACATATAACATCATATGTTGTTAGCAATACTTTTTTCCACAATGCTCCTCCAAGAGCCTCTATTCGAGGTCCTGCTAATTTATGTATTAGCCGTGATCCTCCTGTTGTGGTTGCGGTTGTACATAGTTTTCTTTCTACAGAACATATAGTATCTGCAAGAGTATTCCATAAACTTGCATCAACTGGTATTGAATTTCTTACCTTACTTGTTTGTAAGTTGTCAATACCTCCAGTTGCAAATGCAGAATTTAATCCTGTAATTCCGTCTACTATACTCATTATACTTCACTCTCCCTTAGTATAATATCATCTAGCCATAATTGTGGTACATTTTTATGTACCCATGTCCATTCTGAGTCATCTTCATATTCCAATGGTCTATCATACATTATAAAGTCTGTAGTTGTTTTATAGAAGGATCCTATTGTTAGTCTAACATATGTTAGATCTGCTGGAACATTTACTGTTGTTTTAAATTGTCTCCAGCTTCCATATGTTGTATAGACATGTAGTAGTGGAGGTAATTCTATCCAGTAGTCATCACCATTAGTCAACGTCCATGTTGCACTTAATCCTTTTGTAGTTGTATAGAATCCAGTTTGTGGATCCGTTTCTATTGAGCTTACATACATAGAAGATACTATATCTGTGTGTGTATATCCATGCATATATATTCTTGGATATGTTGGTATGTTGTTTGGTTTCCAGAAACCTTCATAGAATACTTTATACCAAAAACTTAATTCATAATCTCTTTCAGATCCAGAATTTGGTTGTGTTCTTAAATCTACTAACCAAGATGCTACGTGTCCAAAGTCAGGCCACATAAATCCAAAATCTCCAGATGCTGATACATTAGCAGCGGCAGGTAACCAACTATTACATGATCTTAGGATACCAGGTCCTACTTTAATTCCAGTTATTCCTGAGTGAGATGCAATTGGATCTTCATGAACATATGTTGGAGTTGTTCTCATATGTGTTACATAGGCTGGTATACTATATGCTCGTTGTGCATATGTTTCTGCTACGTAGTATACTGGATAAAATGGCCAATCACAATGGTTTTCAAGAGGTAACCCACAAAGTGGGCCTATAGGGTTTAGTTGTCCTGTTGTTGCATGCCATAATTGGCTATCCATATATGATTGTACTATTTGTTCTGGTATAAGGTTTACAGCATATGGACTAAGAATTACTCCTGTTGTACTTGCTTTATCTATACAGATTATTGTATATTTAAGATTGGTTGAATTTGTTGGAAGTGAAAACGCTATGGCTGCGGTTTTTCCATCACTGCTTATATTTACTACTTGTCCTTCTACTTGAAGTGTAGCTTCTTGATATCCTCCGCCTTCTAGTGCTCTTTGATAATCTACTTGTCCAAGTATTATTATTGCATAACTTGTATTATTCCAAGCAGCTATGATACTATTATCATGTGAAATAATATTACCTTCTACTGTGAATGATACCCAATCTCCTGTTCCAGCAACAGAGTAACTTACATAGTTTCCATTTATATTGCTATGAATATTTTCATGTTCTACTTGATCAAGTATAGCTGTTCGTCTAGTAACTGTTGTTCCACTTAATGCATGTAAGTCTGTTAGTATTACATTTCGTGCTCTTTGTTCTACAGGCGTAATGGCATTTATTAATAGATTTACATGGTCAGCTTTGACAAGATTTTCTGATAACATGTTTTGTGTGTAAGGCATTTCAACTAAAGTGTCTACTTGATTTGGAAATGATGTTTCTATTGCCATATTGTTAACTACTCACATATCTTATTATTGGTTTTATTCCACTAGCAATGTGTTTGTTTACTATGTCTTCTATTTCTCGTTCTGTAAATGCTCTTATTCCTTGCGCTCCTGTAATTAAATCTTCTGGTAATTCTATTACTACTACTCCATTTAACATTGCTAAATCGCCTTCCCAACCACCAATATCCCAATATCTGTTCATTTCATTTATTTGATCTCCAGATAGGGAGGAGAAGGTTATATCTTCGTTTTCTTTTAGACCACCGCCACGTACTCGTGTATCTATTATTGTTACTCCATCTATTGTGCTACTTGGGCTTATGTAGATTTTAGCCAGAATAAGTGCGCTTGGATAATTTGTTAACGAGCCTACGCCTCCTGCTAATAAATCCGTAGCTAATGTTCCATCTTCTAATACAATTATTGGGCTATCTGTTGTTACTGTATTTGAGAAGTAAGTAATGTCATAGTAAGCTCTACCATATGTATTAAGTGTTTTAAGCCCTTGTGTGGTTGAGTCTGCGTATGTTCCAAAACCAGAAGAGGGTAGAGTTAGAGTAGGTCCAGCTTCCCATCGTAATAGTTGGTCTGTGTATTTTAGTGCTGTTTTTACTTTTACTGTTCCTGTTAGTGAATCTGTATAAGAGTATGCTGCTGATGGCAGTAAGAATACATATATTGCGGATGCTAATAGATTCTTACTTGGTTTTCCTCCGTCATAGGTGTGGCCATAGGATGGATTTAAATCTAAGTCACAGAACCTATTAAGCAGTTCATCATAGTATCCTCTGTATACTAAACATCTTGCTGAGTATTCGTAGGATACTTGTACTAAGTTGTTTGTAGCTATAGAGTTTGTTAGAGGTATAGTTCCTCTATCGAAGTCTATAGCCCCTACCTCTGGATGTAGGTTTACTGTTAGTGGTGTTATACCTGTTGTTCCTGGTATTTCTGAGACTTTTTCTTCTCCATTTATTTTTATACTTGTAATTTTATACAAGTTTTTATTTGCTACAGATATTGTGTGTTCATCTATATATGTAGCATATTCATCTACTGCAGGAAACCCTCTCATGCCTGCTGCTGTTATGTCTGTATCTACTTCTGTAGTAAGGTAAGGTTGTGCGAGTACTTCTGGTATTGAATATGTAAGTACTATTCTATGCCCATCGAGCCATCCTTCTTCATTTGCTGCTGACGTTATCCAACTACTTGCTACTTCTGAAGAAGTATATTCTGTAAGAACTTTAAATGTTCCATCTCTAATAAGTAAGTGCCATGCGCCTGTTTCATCTTCTATTGGTTTAACTACACCTATAGGGGCATGTATTGATTCAAAATATGGCAAGGATGCTGCTGTGCTTTCATATGTAAATGTGGATACTTTTGTATCTTTATAATAATTAAAGATGTTAAGAGGATGCTTGCCAATTACATCTATTACGATTGCATTTTCATTTGGTGTAAGAGGAGGCGGATAAATCCTTGCCAGGTTTATTGAATCTTTTGGGACTACGTTACCATATTGTAGTATGTAATCTGCCATACTAAACTCCTATAATTACCTTGTCAGAGTAGACATAACTTGATATTGTAGAATCATAAAAATATGCGTATATGATGTCTCTTCCTATTAGATAGTATTGTAATGTTACTATTCCTGTATTGCCCACTGTTGTTTCATAGTAACTACTTGCTGTTGTTTGGTCTTCAAATTTACTATTTTTTGATACCAGATATGCTAAAGTCGATCCTCCTATATAAGGTGTTCCATCTGCTGCGGTTAGCATAACATGTACTTTTGCTTTATTTTCTATAACATTGTCAGTATCAGCATAAAGGAATATTTTTCTTGGTACTTGCGTTCCGCTATATCCTATTATTGGTGATACAACTTGTACAAAGGCTGCTTGCCCAGATAATGAAGATGAGGTTGTTGTGCTTACCTCTATTGTAAATGTTGTAGTTCCTGCTCCAGTAGGTGTCCATGAGTAGGTTACTGCTCCATTCCAATCTGTTATTTGTGTAGTAGGTATTATAGCAGATGTTGCCATTCGTCCATCTCCAATTGCACTACTTGATAGGCTGACTCCAGGCAGAGGATTATTATCTTTATCAACTACATATGCTGCTATTCTAACAGGAGGACCTGTTCCACTTAATACTTGTGCCCGTGTTGGTGAATGAGTAATATATAGTTTATCTGCTTGAGCACTTGTTGCTTGTGCTTCTGCGAGGAATAAGAAGCCAGGACCAACTCCACTGTATATAGGATTTAGCTGTACATATGATAAATCTGAACTTGCTAAACTAGATAGGTCTTGATGTTCTGCTATAGATGCTTCATAGTTACAGGTTCCTGTCATAGCAGATGTTGCGTATACTGCTATTTCTCCATTGTCTACTACGAATGATTGATTTACATAATAAGATATTGCTACTTGATTTCCAGAGGTTATCGGAGAAGCCAATGTTATTTGATTATTTAAACTTCCTGTTCCTACTTGTGTTGATGCTACTTCTGTAGTTAGTATTCCTGTTGATACAATAGAAGTTACTTGTGGTAGTCTTGTTGTATCTTCTATAGCTATATGTGCGTAGGCTGTACGTATTTTTCTATAAGCATCTACAATATGTATTTCTTCTTGTAATAATAATTCTTGTCCTGATGCTGATGTTGTATAGGTTAAAAATACTGTGCCCGATGGATTTCCATCTGAAGCAACAAAAGCAAGAGATAGCAATTCATTATAGTAATAGTATTCATCTGATGAGATATATCCACTTGCTGGAACGTTCCATAAATCTCCATATTTGGTACTTGTTACATTTATTAGTAGTCCAGATACAGGCGCAGTCCATAGATTTGTGTCTGTTACTGATGTCCAGGTTGCTGGTCTGTATGTTCTTAGTGGCCCGCATACCTGTATGAATGTATCTGTAGAATTATTATCATTTAAAAATATAGGCCCATAATCTAATACTGCGGATGTAGGTACAGAGGATGTTCCTGTTAGAGCATAGGATTCTATTGTAGAGTGTGTACCATAGTCTACTTGTATTCCTGCTTTTTCAGCAAATAGATATCGTTCTGATGTACCTTTGTAATACCATCCCTTTGTTATAAGTGGAAACCATCTACCAAATATACCTTTTTTTATTTTGATTTTTAGGTCGTCACCGATCCCTACACCTTGTTTTGTGTATCCAGATAATTCAGTACTATAATTAAATTCTACCCCACTGCTACCACTTTCAAATATTGTCATTTGTTTACCTTGCTAGTGGGTCGATCTTGTAGACATCAATTATCGTCCCATCTTCATTGTATATTTGTCCCGTAGGAACCGTCGTGCCAACATGTCGAAGCGCGCCTGCGGTCTGCTCCAAATGGTAGGTGTCCTGGTCGGCTGGCACAAGCACGGAAACAACACAGTCAATTAGTGATATATCATCGGCTGCATCACTTGCCAAGATCCCTGTTGCGCTACCGCCGGTTATGCTTGCACATGCAGACACATCTTCGAGGATATAACAGTGATCCAGTGTGCCACCCAACGATCCACCACCATTGCAAATGCACCCAATAGAACCAGCCGCCGCGTCTATTGGTATATTAGCGAACGTTGTATATCTCGCGTTGAGAACAGCCGCCGTACCCAACTGACAAATTGGGGTACCAGCACCGAGAGCATCGCCTCGCAGTTCGAGATAACAATGATCGAGTTGTATTGTACAAGTAGTTGCTAGGTTGGTATCTATTGTGCCGACATCCACGCTGTAAAGCCTACAGTAGCGTAACTCAATCACAGGATCACCAAGCAGATGAGTGAGCCCCCCAGGGCTACTCATGTTTTCAAAGTCCACGTTATAGGCATAGATATTCGTTCCGGTGTTTTGAAACTCATCGCCGCCGCAGTTCAAGGTCAGGTTAGCCATTGACACAGCAGCAGTAGCAATAAAGGCCGTGCCGGTTATGATAGTTCCCTCACGGCTTTCGCCTATAATATGCAAATCCTTGGATATGTCAGTTGCATCCTCACTATAGGCTCCGTTCTCCAGCAGAAGAATATCCCCAGTACTGGCTGCTGCTATAGCATCGGCAAGCGTACCAGTGCCCGGAGAGACAACCGTAGTGGGTATAACTAGTATCGGCGCGTTTCCTGCTGCTGCTACAGCTGCTTTTATTGTGCTGTAGGTACCTTCTTTTTCAAGAGTAACTGCTTGTCTTGGGGACCATAGTGTTTCAATTGGTAGCACTTTAACTGCTTGATTTGGTGTATAGTCTAGAGTAGTGCCTGGATAAGTTAATACAGTTGTTGGAAGAGCTAATGTTGCTCCATCTGTTATAGCTGCGTTATTAGCTGCTTGTATAGTTGTGTAGTTTCCATTACCACTTATATCGACTGTTAGTAGTCTAGATATATTGCGACTAAAAGATTCTTGATGATAGCCATCCAATAAATCTGCGTTTAAATTACTATTTAGTGTGGTAGATGTTGCTGCATATGGCTGAGTCCCTATTGTAACTTCTGAAACAAATCTGTTTCCAGTTAGTGTTCCTGGACATTTGCTGTCTCCTGATATAGTTCCTGTTGAAGTTTTATAGTCTGTTCCATATACGTTTAGTGTTCCGGCTGCTTGATATAGGTCATATGTGTTTGCTCCTCCAGATGCAGTAACTTGTCCTCCATATACATTAATTGTAGATAAAGCTTGATCCATGTATAGTCCATAAGAATTAGCTATTCCTCCACTATCTCTTGATATCATTTGACAGTTATAAAAATTTATATTTGCAATCTGACTACTGAAAATCCACGCAACATAAGCAGGGTATCCAAGAGTTGTTTGTGTATTTTCTGAATAAAGCCTACATCCAAAGAAGTTAGCTGTTGTATCGTTGTCTTGCGCTATACAGCTTGTTCTATGAGTCGTTTCAGAAAGATTTTTAATATATATTTCAGAGGAATATATGTTAATATTTAATCCACCAGCTGCAAAACCAATATACTCGCTTTCCATTTTTGTATTATATATTGTAAAATTATTTATGCTTTTTTGAAAACTTCTGATTGCATAGGCTTTACCATATATATAACAATTACCAATTGTTAAATCGGTTAAAGTGTCTGCTGCATTTATTCCCCATCCACTTGTATTACTTACAGATAGGTTTTCAATTGTTATATAGTTTGCCAATGTAAGGGTAGCTACATATGCTTTTGAATATTGAATACTTGTTTTTTCAACAGCTGTTCCTAGTAAACTTACATAGTCTTTACATGTTATTTGTTCCTCATATATTCCAGGTGGAATCTTTACTACGTATGGAGTAGAACTAGAAGCATCTGTAATACTATTAATTGTTGCTTGTATTGAACCGCTAGTTGTACCGGATACCCATACTTCTGTACCACTAAAAGCAGAATGTGTTTGTATAGCTATTACAGAATTTTGTAAGTCGTTTATATGGGAGTATTCTACATTATTTGCATTTGTTTTTGTTGTAAATGTATCTATTGTTGTTGGGAATGTTGAGGCCATGATATGTGGTTAATCTCCTACGCGCTAGTCAAATACTACTGGAAGATAGGTTAACTCTGGTTTAATTTCTTCATCTGTAAACCAGTGTGTCGGTCTATCTCCCCATGATGCTGTTCCTACTATTAGAGGTAATGATTCTTTTATATTGTTAGATATTACGTGCATTATTTCTGTATCTTTTCTTGCTTCAAAGTCTTTTTTATTTGCTGGGCTCCATGTTGTTATGTCATGTAAACATGCTACATAGTATAGTCCTGATGCTACGTTTGCTGAGGTTGGTATTACTGTTGATAGATAGCCATCAGATGCAGTTTTTGTATAGTTTTTGTATTTATATTGTGCTTTTACTTCTGCGTTTAGTGTTGTTCCAAAGCTTATTGTTCCACCAGATACAACAAGATTTGGGTAGTTATATGTTGTAACATGTATTCCATCTGCAAATAGTAGATAATTGTTTTCCCATTCTCTTTTTGATGAGTAATATACTCCCCCACTACCTGAATAGGTCAATAATTCATCTGAGATTGTTTGATACTCTGGTAATGTAGATATTGCAATATCTATTACTCCTGTTATGCCGCTTGAGATTGCGTCAAATGTAGATACTCCATCCCAGGTTCTTAGTGTTACTAGTCCTAAATCTAATGCTATAGCAGAAGATAGTGTTTTTCCAAAGCTTCCTCTATCTATATTATTTGCAAAGAATAATCTTTGTAAGAGGTTTCTATTTGATTCATATTCTATTCGTTCAATTCCAAAAGGTGATGCAAAGGAATCTAATGCATTTGGAATTGTTTGGAACTCTACTGGAGCTAACTCTAGCCCTAATTGTATTTGTCCCGATGTTGAGAGTATTGATGCTAATCTTTCCCAACTTCTATAAAATACTGTTGTTGCTCCAGATGTTGGTAAGTCTGCTGTTACACTGGTAGTAGACCATACAAGGTTTCTTGCTGGGAATTTTTGTACTTTGAAGTTCTTTGGTAGGTTTTCATACCATGGAGAAAATACAGTATACCATACGGGTGTGTCTGGATGTATTGAGCTTGGTACTTCACTTATGGTAATAGGTGCTCCACTTGCGGTTGTTGTAAATGATTGAACTTCAAGATTTCTTAGATATACATATGTATCATATGGGTCATTTTTTGTATCTTGTAAAAATGCTCCTGGTACCCATACAGCATCATAGCTACTAAAGAAATCAGCGTAAGAAGTTGCTCGTCTTATAGAGTAAGTTATAGAGCTAACAGTTAAAAGTATTGTAGATGTTACTGATGTACTTACTGGAATACGAGCAAACCATAAATAACTATCTGTTTCTAGTTCAAAAGTAGAAGGTAATGAGTTATTTACAGATGTATCTACATAATCTTCTGCTACTCGTAGCGCATAGCTTGAAGATGTTACCCATTTTCTGAGTAATAAATCGTCTGCTGATATTGTCGATTGTGGTGGTTCAAATCCAGTAGGAAGCGTTGGAGCCCATGGATCAGGTACATATATGTCTGGTAGATCTGGAAGACCTGTTCCACCAGAGGGTGCAGCAGGGGGCGACGGTATTTCTGGATCAACAGGAGGAGGTGGAGGACTAGGAGGAGATGGAGGTGGGTCTGTTGGTGCTTTTTCTCCAACTCCATATGCTATTATACTAGCAATTGGATCTGAGGCTTCAATGGTTTCTTCTCCATAAGCTGTAGAGGTTATTCTGTTATTTACTGCGATTACAGCTGAGCCAACTTGTGTTGTTCCTACAGTTAGTCCATGACTTACGAATTTACCTCCAGTAGAGTCTAAGTTTTGATTTCTATCTGAATCTACTAAGTCTGTTATTTCTACAGATGTTCCTTGTGTATTCCATCCAGCAAATCCACATAGAAGCCATCCAAGTCTGTGTTCTAATGGTAGTATATTTGTAGAATTATATCCAAGGGCTCCTGTTCCATTTCCAAAGTCCATTGGATTTTTTATTTGCATACTTGTATATGCTTTTCTTATTTGTAATGGAAGCACACTTAAGTTACTTCCTGGAACAAGGTGCTGTGTTTTAAATAAATCTAATGCCCAAAAGTCTTCGTTTTCATAGAAGTTCCATGTATGGCTACCAACATAAGTATATGCTATATCTCCTTGTGTTTGTTTGGCTCCTACATACATAGTTCCTGCAAGCCCATCTACACCAAATACCTCTACAGGCGCTTCCCATAACGTAGGTATTGTTTTGTTATAGTTAATTACATATGTAGGAAGAGAGTCAACCAATAACCTTCCTACAATAGTGGATGATTTGTAGCCCATGCAAATCGGAGCGTTGTGTGCTGTTATGCTACCAAAGTAAAAACCATATAGTTGTTCAAAAGTAGTTGCTTCTCCAGATAGTTGATACACTGTTACATCTATTTGATCTATAGATGTTAGCCATGTTGGAGGTGTTGCGCTTGGACCAAAGGAACTTGGAACTTCCGCTGATATAAGATCAATTATTTCTCCTTGTCTTACTCCTGTCCAGGTTCCTATTCCATTAAGAACTACATTTGCATAGGCATCTGTATCGTCTGAAGACCAGCCAAACACCATGTATCTAAAACCAGAGGTATTGAATGCTGCTCCAGTCCAAGATAAATCCATACTTGCTCCAGATACCATCTCTACCTGTACATTGTCACTTGATTGAAATATTCCATTGTCTGGTTGTGACCAATCTCCAGATGCATCAAATGTTACTAGGTTGTTGGTTGATATATGGGATATGTATGCTGCATCTACCGGTCCAGTTGGATACAGATAGTTTAATTGTCTCCATTCTGGTCCTACAGGACGCTGAAGAGTTACTGCCGATCCATCTGCTATATTGCATGACATTATTGGAGAAGGGAGTGTTACAGTAGCTGCTACTATATCTGAAAATACTTCTGTTTCTACTTCATATATTGATGTAATACAGGATAATGAAATTTCTTCATTAGATAGTGTACTTGAAAGATCTCCAGAAAACGCTAGTTCTCTTGATTCTCCGCTTAGCGCTACAAAGTCTAGTCCAGATATACCTTCACCATCTTGCCAATATACTCTTGGAGATACTTGTAGTGTATTGTTTCCTTGTGTTATTGATTTACGAGCAAATGCTCTGGATTCTGTAAAAAAAGGTATATTGCTGAAAGGATCTGCTCCAATGTTATGTAATGTTTCTACAACAGATTGTACTCCTGTTGCTGTAATACTTGCTTTTGTAGTGTTTGCTCCTCCTCCACTAGAAGATGTTGTTGCTGTTGTAGAGCTTAGAGTTGATTGAGCAGAGGTATTTCCTCGTAGTAGTGTTGCTGTTTGTGTATATGCTTGTTTATCATGTGCTGCCGCGTGTATGGTTGTAGATACACTTCCGCCTTGATCATAAATTAGTGGACCGGTACCTAAACTTGATGCAGGTATAGTAACACTATTAGATCCTATTCTTATTTGTATATTTGATTGTCTTTTAAAAGTATTCCAAAACTCAACATTTAGTTTGTTCAAATCCTCTGTGGCAACTTCTTCTACTTCATATGTTATATCCCATGGAGTTGTTTCATTTATTGTCCACTCATCGTACTCTACACCATTAGGTGAGTCCCAGTATGAGCCAGTATCAAAATATTCGTCTATATCACATGATGTTAATGTAGCTAGCGTTACTTCTAGTGCTGTAGAGAAATATGGATTTAATACTCCGCTTCCTGTAAGTGCTATAGCTTTTACTGTATGTGTGCATTCTGATACCTGTTTGAGTCTTGTACCTTCATCATACCATAGATTATAAGCACCAGGACCAGTATATTCTATTGTTGTATATAAATATATGGTGGAACCAAATAGTGTTACTTCACTACTTCCTATGACTGAAATCCCATTAGGTGCAGTTGATCCAGCTACGACTGCTAGTACTTCAAGTGTTTTTCCACTACCAGCACCATCAACATATGATTGTGCGTGACGAGCATATGTTGCTTCTAAAGTTCCTGAAAATATTAGAGTTGCTGATCTATTTGTATAATAGTTTGTGTATGTTGCCATATGTTGTTATAATAACTTTTCTAATGTATGTTTTTTTGCTGGTGCTGCTGTCCATACAGGGAACATTGCTAAGTATGGTTCTATAAATGGTATCCAATCTGGGTATGGATTATCTAATACGTAAGCTGTTCCACTTAAGCAATATTCTTTTAGTAGATCATCTATACCTACAACCACATAATCATACACACCAACAGTTATTAAACTGTTGTCTAAATATGTATATGCGGTTGTTGTAAGGGTATCTATTAGCGTATAGGCGCTTTCTTGTTGTGTTTTTCTATATATTTTATATGATGATATTGGTATTCTATATCCAAGTAATCCACTTGTAAATCGAGCCCAGGAATCCCATCTTAATACTATGTCTAAATCCTCACACAATAGTATCTCTAGATTTGGTATGTTATATGGGGTTAAAGTTTGTTCTCCATATGTACCTTCTCCAACTACTGCAGACAGTACTTCGCTTGTTGTTTTGTTTCCTGCAACATCGTGCATGATTATAGATCCAGTTAACATTTCTCCAGCTATTCCAGTACATGCACTTGTTACATATACTGTTGTTTGATGTGGAATACCATAATTAACAAGATATGAGCCGTCATTCATACGTAACTCATGCGCGCTTAAGGCTCCTTTATCGCTTGTTGCAAATGAAAACAATACATGTCCTGGTCTAGAATACGCATTAGCGGCATATATGTCTGGGCCTATTGGGTCTGTATATATTTGTTTTCCATAGTTGTATAAATAATAGGTATAATCCTCTAGGCAGGGTTCATATCGTTTTGCGTATAGCCATACCAATATATCATAATTTCCGGTGATATCAAATGTATTTTCTAGTGTATATACTGTGTTAATTGAATCTCCAGTCATAGAAGAAGTTGAGATCGTATATACTGTTGATTGTTTATCGTAGCTTTCTTTCCATATAACTTGTGTTACAAGTAGATCATTTAAACCTGTTGCTACTGCTGCTGATAATACCCAAGCGCTTACAGAAACTGTGTTTCCACTATAGGATCCAGTTAACATACCAGATAGCCCTGTTGTAGAGTTCTGTGTTCCTTCCAGATATCCATAGTTTCCATAACTATCATATATCTTTAGTGTATCTCCTACAAAAAGTCCACTAGGCATATTGTAGATATAATATATATAATTAGATAATTTATTTGAAATTGGAGAAATATTGTCTTCTGGTGTTGGAGTCCATCCAGTAAGTTGTAGACTACCCAAACGTACTAAACCTGCTCTATCTCTATATCCAGATGCTCCAGTAGCATCTATTGAATATATAAGCATATTGGTATAAGCATATGAAAGAAACATTTCTCCTGTTCCTGATGGGCAAGCAGTTATTGGTTCATAGATATGCCATGCGCTTATTGTTATTGCTGAAGTTGGTACTGAGTTTCTAAATACTAACCTTAATTCTGTTGCTGTAGATAACTCTTCTGCTACTGGGTGATGAGCATCTAATAGTGTTCCTCCACTTGTTCCATCATTTATCCATCCTTCTGTTTGATATAAATCTGGATTATCTATTCCAGATCCAATCCATGTTGCTAGTGCTGGATTGCTATATCCTGTATGTATTGCATATAGCGCTATTTCTCCGCTTCCTCCTGTTGTAGCAAAAGAAGCTTTTACTGAACAACACATTCCATTTGTTGAAGACAGTGGGATACTTGGAGTAAATCCTATATAACTTATTGGTTCTCCTAAGTCGTTCCAGTTTGATGCTCCATACCAGTAATGTTCTGAGGATGTTCCTTGAGTTAGAGTTAGATAACCATCCCATGCTGAACTACTTGTTGTAAAGCTACCAGATGATGTTACGTCTGTACCTAATACTAATGAGTATACTCCTGGAATTTTTACTTTTCCATTTGGTGAATTTAATTGTTCTGTAGATAGTCCCATATAGTTTTACTAATCAAATAATATTGGAAGATTTGTTAATTCTGGCTGAGGTTCTGTGTCTGTAAACCAAGGTGTAGTTTTACCCCAGTTTGCTGTACCTGCTGTTATAGGAACAGTAGAGTGTATAGTATTAACAAGTTCTATAAATTCTGCTGTTGGGTTTCCTGTGGATGATAGTAGATTTGAATTTTTATACTTTATATCTGTTGGGGTGTTTATATCAATTCCAGTAACATATACAACTGTATATTCTCCTATTTGTGTATTTGATGTTGGATATAAAGAGGCAGATGTTCCTGTTGTTTCTAATGTATAGTTTCTATATCTATAGGTTGCTGCTACTCTGCCCGATGTTGCTTGACCAAATTCAATATGTTCATCTTCTATTGTTGGATAAGGCGGCGTACTTGATGTTGCGCGTAATCCATCTACGTATATATACCAATTTCCTTCCCAATGCGCATGCTGGGAATGGTAAGTTGTATAATCATCAGAGGGTGTAAGTTGCTCTCCCTCTACAAAGCCAAACTCTTCTAAATCTTTTATAACTATTTGTTTAACGTTTGAAATACCAGAAGCTTCAAAGTCTATTGTAGAGCTTCCATCCCATTGTAAGCTTCCAATTAAACCTACTTCTCTTCCTATTGCAGAAATCAAACCATTTAATTGTGAGTTTGCTGGAGATAAATAAGCTGTTCGTATTCGGCCTTGTAATGTTTTATTTGATTCCTTTGGTAATCTTTCTATTCCAGCTAATAGTGCTTTCTCATCAAACACATTCCATAAATCTATTTGTGTTGGAATTATAGTGGAACCATCTATTGTAAGTATAGCAGAAGAGGATAGTGTTTCTACATATGTTGAAGATGTGTATCTAAATTCAATTGAGCCAGTTAGTGGAAGATTTGCTGTTGCGTTTGTTGTATCTAATTCTTGTCCTGGCGATACCTGGTACCATACACTGTCTGAAGATATCCATGCCATACCATCTTCTTCTATGTCTTCTGGTATTGTATAGGATGCTGTATTTGAAGATACTGTAGTAGACGTTACTGCTAAGTTTCTAAAGTAACATAAGTTATTATCATATTTGTATACCCTATCTGCTGTAGTTAGAAAATCAAATATACTTGCTGCTCGTCTTACGGCATTTCCAGAAACTGTTACTGTAAGTGGTTCTTGTGTTGTTTTGGTTATCCAAGCAAGTCGTGGAGTATCTAAAGCAGTATCTGAGATTGTATTGTGTCCACGAAAAGAGCTTATATATCTATGTAGGGTATTGAATTGTGGGAGCGAAGAACCGAACCACTTATATAGTAGTGTTGATTCTGCTAACTGTAGCCCATATTTAAAGCTTCCATATGCTTCTGCTCCATAGGTTACATTTCTTATAGTTGGAGATTGTATTGCTAACCATTGTGGTAAATATCTAGCAAATACAGATCCATCCCACTTGCCTGGAAATTTGGTTTCTGGCATTTATATTAGCAATCCTCTGATAAATTTTCTTCTGTTGGCTCTTCGTTGTTGTGAGTACGGTCATACCCATACTCTGTTGTAATTTTATCTAGATAGAGATATGGTAAAAGTGCAATTAGCAGGACAATCAGGTGTGCGTATACTTCTGATTGTGTTACGGCGGTAAATAAACATATGCCTAGTGTGGCAACAAACGCTACTCTAGATATTGATAGCTTTTGCGTATCTGGCTTATAGAGGAGGTCTGTTAGTAGTTTTCGTATCCATGTAAACATTGTTGTTGGGTTTTTCCATATCTTGTCCTCCCAACACATTATTTAGTAATTATGTAACATCTAAACTTCGTGCGTAAAATTTAGAGCCTGCTGTTGCTGTTAGGTCTACATTTAATGCTGTATTGTTGCTTACTGCCATTCGTATTTGTGTGTTTGTAATATCTGGGTGAGCATCCATTACTCTTGAAACAAGTTCATTATATATCATATTACCAAGTGTAGATTTATTATCTCCTACTGGTAGATTATCTATATAAGAACGTGCTGCTACAGATGCTTGTGATCGCGCAAGTGTGGCATTAAGTTGTGTTCCTAATGCTACTTTTATTGTAAGGTCTATTGGTATTTCAATAGGGGCTTTTGCTGTTGCGGATATTCCATAAGCCACTACTTTATCTAATGTATCTTGTACTTGCTCTAATAGAGCTGCTGTTACTCTTCTATCTACTGATATAACTACAACATCTAACGTTCCTGTACCTCTTGCCATTGGTTGAAGTATTACATCTTTAACTCCAGGTAATTCAAGTAATGATATTCTTATTGATGTTTCATTTGCTCCTTGTACTGTTAGCAAGGAGTTAGATATCCTATATCTGTAGTTATCATCTGATTCTACATCAGTACCTGTACTAATTGGTAATATGTTTGTTACTGTTATGTTTGTACTACCTATATCATTAGATGTTAGTGCTTGTGGTCCAACATTATATTGTGGCCCTTCATATACAGCAGTAACATCTACATAGGATTCTCCTCCGCTTTGAACAGTTATTACATAGTCTGTAGTGTAAGATATTCGTTGATTGCTTGATGACCATACTCGTGTACTTTTTGGTATTGTAGCAACTTCATCACCTATATTACGAAATAGAACTGCGTTTCCTGCTCCTGCGGTTGTTGCTGCTTTGGCTGGAAGACGTGTTACTCCAAATAGTTGTCCTATTTTATCAAGATTTGAGCCTGCCGCTGTTGATAGATTGCCTTGTTCATCAAGCTGTGCCAACATATCATATAGGTCTTGTATGTAGGCAACAAATACTTTTAGCATAGACCCAGCTATAGATGATTCTGAGAAGTTGGTTATGCCTGTTTTTTCTTTTACTGCTTGTATAGCATAGGATAGCAGTTCATCATATGTTGGTGTAGCTAATGCCATGTTGTTAGTTTTCTTTCTTCCTCCAGAATGTGTCTTCTGTTAAGTAATCTTCTGTGTCATTTATAAGTGTGTATGTAGCTTTAGAGGCTTTACTATATGTTCTTGGAAAACTTACTGGAGTTATATGTCTACACTCGTTACAATGTATTAACCAAGTATTATTTGTATGAGGTTCTGTATTTGGAAAGTAGGAGATGTTACCACAGTACTTACATATAACTTTATAACCATCTGTATATTCTGGAGGAATCCACATTCCTCTTGAAAAATCAGAGTTATTCCATTGGTTCTTTTTATTTTTGTGTATAGACATTTTGATATTTTTTAGTTAGCTATTACAGATATTTGTGCGTCTATTGATTCTTGTTCATAGAGAATAATATCAGTAGAATTTAAAATTAGGCTACCTGATTGGTCTAAAACAGTTACCGGTATTCCAGCTATTATTGCTGAATCTTGTATATATGAGCAATTGGCTGGTAATAAAAATAATATCTTACTAATTCGGTTAGGTATAACAACAGGTAAAGTTGTTTCTGCTGTTACTTCTTTAAGGTTGTCATATTCATCTGTCCATGTTATTGAAGTAGTTATCTCTATTGGTGGTCTTGGAACTGAATTATTTTTTGTGGTAGATGTAATAGTTACTTGCTCTCCTGGTTTTATAACTGGTTTTGAGCTTTTTACATCTACAGTTAATTCAGCACAAGCACAAAGTGGAGTACCTAACTGTAGTATAAATAATGGTATAGAGCAGCCCATTATTATGCTCTTTATAAGCTTTTTCATTTGTGTTTCCTTTAATAATAGTTAGTTGTTTATTTCATCTTCTTCATAAGTATCTATGTCTTGAGAATTAACAGTTGTTTTCTCTATGGAAACTTTGGTTTCTATGTTTGGTTGATTACTTTCTGTAATAGATACTATTTTGTTTAATTCTTTTTTATTGTAGATTCTACTATCTACTCTTCTTAATATTGTTAAGAGATCTGTTGGATTTGAATGTATGAGTTGTATTTTTTCTATTACTGTTTCTTTGGTTGTTGTTGTATCTGCTATAAGTATTGTCTCATTACATCTAGCAGCAGGAGCTAATACTATTATGAATACAACTAAAAGCTTTAATAGTTTTGAGAGCATATAAGATTATTTCTCCTTGTTGTTTAAGTAATCATCGTGAAACTGTATTATATCTTTATTATGTTGTTTTATCCATGTCTGCTAAGATGTTTACGTCTCCATTCGTCAGTCAATTCTACGTTATCTGGAATGTTAAGGCGTTTTTTTTATCTTTGCTTGTATTTTTTTTACTATGGAATCTGTAATTTTTGTATGTGTATTTGTTGTCATAATAATATTAGCTCCAGGCGGGGTAACAACACTGTTTGTACTTTTTACCACTGCCACAAGGACAAGGAGAGTTACGACCAATTTCGGTATTTACTACTGGGCCTGGGCCTACATCTCCTATTGAAGCATTATATCGTATTGCTTCCCAAGTATCTGCCCACTTACCTATATTCTTTGCGTAGTCGTGGTGTTCTCTTACTTTGGTTTGTGCTGCTTCTCCCATTTCTCTACGCTTTGTTTCGTCTTCAATAAGTATAGATAGTTTCTCTATCCATTCTGGTGTTGTGTTTGCTGTGTATCCATCTACTCCTTGGTCTATATAGCGCTGATAAGGAGCAACTTTACTTGCTACATAAGGTATACCCCAGCTACCCATCTCCATTAATTTAAGTGGACTTTTTGCTCTATTAAATGTAGTGTTTGCTATTGGCGCTACACCTATATCGAAGTGGCTTAATACTTGTGGGTATACATCTATTGGAGCATCTTTTATAAGTATTATACGGTCTACTATTTCTGAAGGAACATTCCAAGATTCTATTGCTTGCTCTGCCAACATCTTGTTAGTACAAATTCCAAACTTTATATGCTTGTATTTTGTTAGAATTCCTTTAACAATTTCTCCAAGAATAGGCATATCTCGCTGGTGTGTCGTTCCCCCAGACCATCCTACTGTAAGGTCTGGATCTCTATTTGTTACTCTCGTAGTCCAATCTCTTATATCAAAATCTATTGCGTTTGGTACTACGAATGTATTTCTATTAAGATGTAGATATTCAGCAGCCAGCTCTGGTGTAGATACTGTTAGCCCATGAGATTCTGCTATCATTTCATGTGCTTTTTTTAGTTCTTTTGTTCCTTGATGATATACTCTATATGCTGGTGAGTCTATGTGTACTGCGTTTAGTGCGTCATCAACTTCATATATTATTGTTATACCGGTATCTTTTAAATGTTTTAAAGAGTCTACTACATTTTCGTTATATTGCCGCTGTGCTATTATATAATCTGCCCATTGTAGTTCAGCAAAATTTACTTTTGTTACTACCTGTGTTGTTGCTCCAAGTTTTGCTAAATAATCAAGTGGATATTGAATTCGTAATAAACCACATGCTGTTTCATCAGCTCTAAATCCTACTACTTTTAGTCCCGAAAAGTTCTTTCTCAATTGCTCTAATCCTCCCAGATTATGTGGTTACATTAATATATCCAGTTCGTAAATCAAGAGAAGCAGTAATTGTATAGTTTCCTGTTTCTCCTTTTAGAACTATTGCTATCATTATTTCTACAGTATTGATTGGTACAACTCTTAGAGAAAAATCATCTACAGTTAAAAAATTATCATGAGTCAATGCATTAGTTATTTGTTCTGCTAATGCGTTTCCTATTTCTCTTGTATTTGGTTCTCCAATAAAGTCCTCTAAACTTGCTCCGCAGTAAGGTTCTAATGTATAGTCTCCAATATATGTCTTTAGTCTAAAAATTACATTTTCTACTAATACATCATCACCAAGAGAGTATTTTATATCTCCATCATATCCGATTTCTATATCCCCATCTGAGTTTAAATGTACATCTTTTCTTGGCATTTACTTAATGTGTTCCTCTAATATTTTTTGTACGATGGATGCTGTGTTAATACTTTGTAAGGAGTTTATAAATAATGGGGTAGGAGTAAATAAAGATAAAAACGGCATTGGGATATCTGGCCCACCACCAAGAGGTTTAGTTACTATACTTAATGGAATTGCTGCCGGTGTAGGTGTTAGAGCACTTCTATTTAGAAGAGAAGTTATTCCTGAATTCCATATTGGGTTTAATGCTTTGCCTCCAATATTTACTTCTCCTGGATTTGTGTTTAAATGTAACGAAGATACGTTAGTTGCTATTGTTTCTCCATTTATAGTTATTTGCCCAGATTCTCCATCTATTAGTATGTAACTGCTTCCTGCTCTTATCTCTATACAATTATCGTCCCTTACCCATATACCATCTCCGGTAAGGGCGTTTTTCATTCCAACTTCTGTGGGACTTTGATACTCTTGGTTTTTTGCTAATTGTTCTGGAGTTTTATCTTCAGTTAGTTCTTTTATTTTATTTGCTATTACTTTTTGTTGTAAGGCGGTATCCATTAAAATAAACCTTTTTGTGTTAAACTATCTTTATCTATGCGTGTTACTCTATCTGGAGTACTATTTTCTTCTCTTGTTACAGATTCATAATATGGATCAAAACTCATTAGTAACATTGGCTGTGATCTATCTCCATTTACAAAACATATTATTACGTTTGTATCTGGTTCTGGGTCTTGTACTCTGTATCCTTTAGATGATTGTGGCCAATGTAATTGTATTGTTTCTTCTCCACTACCCTTATCCTGTAGAAGTCTAACATGGGCTACTGCTGTTTTACTATCAAACGATTTAACTACACCGTATATAGGCATATGTACTGTTGATATATTTTCTTTTATAAGTTGTTGGAGTGTTTCTTTAAACTTTGGCATATGCTATGTGTGTACCTTACTATACTATATTATACCACATTTTGTTAAAAAAGTGAAGTAAATTTTGCATAATTTATAAAATATTTTAATTATATTTTGGAGATGCTATCCAAGAAACCCTATTGAATACGCTGCTAAGATTTCTGCTTGTACTTACACGTCCTTCAGATAATTCATTTAATTTCCATTGTCCTTGTTGATTTTTATAAATCATAGCAAAGTGTTGATCTGATTGGCCTTTGTTAAGACAAATAATCATTCCTGATTCTAGTGCTCTATCGAAGCCTTTTACTGAAGATGGTTTGTTAACTTTAGTTCCGTATGTAGAATCATTCCATGGTGTACTTACATGAGATGTATTTTGTCCAAGTGGTTTATTATCGTATGGGCCTTTCCATCCGTATAAGTGCATTAGATCTGTAACATATCTACCACACCATCGTTCTCCTCCTGTATAAGGCTCTTGTGGTAAAGGATTTCCAAATGATGCTGGAGAGTCTACTATTGTTCCTACTCTTTCTGATCCTAAGAATGATGCTGGAGTTTGTATTGGGCCGAGGTCTGTTGTTTCAAGTGCTTGTGACGTATCGTAATGTAGTGGTTTTACTCCTATTACGTTATTGATTAGTGCCCCAAGTCCATAAATATAATCTGAAAAGGATCCTCCACTACCTCCAATGAATGCTGCATAGTCGTTGCCTGCTTTGCCCATGAATCCTAGATTGTGTTTAGCTTGGTAATCCCAATTTGTAAGTGCTGAAAGAATACCGTCCCATACTCCAATCTCATCTCCCAGTACTGAACCCGCGTGTCCATTTATACCAGCTGTAAATGGCTTTCCATTTATAAGAAGTGGTCTTAGAATTAATGCTTGTCTTGCTGCGTGCCCTCTATTAAGCCATTCAACAATTCCACCTGCCAGTATAATCCATACTCCATTTTTTATTGCTTTTACTATACTTGCGGATGCTGTTGGTAGCTTTATTCGTTTTCCTGCTGTTGCAAATGCTTTTGGATTTGCTTTAATTTTTGTGAAAGCTGCTTTTATTCCTGACGCTTTTGCTTCTTTTCCTACGCTTTTACATGTTTCTATAAATCCTACAGAGTCATGCCATGTTTTAAATTTTGTCCACGATGTTCCCAGATAGGCTTTTGCTTTTATTATGTGTTTATTTGTTGCAAGATCTTTTATTCGTCGTGGTCCATATTTTTCTAAGCCTTTATCTACTGCTTTTATTATTTCTGAGTCTCCAGCAGTCATTCGTTTTATCATTTCTTCATAGCCAATTCCTTTCCACTCTTTTAAAGTTTTTATTGGAGATAGTAATGTATCTAATAATATGTTTCTTGCTGATATTGCTACTGGATTTGAGGATTGTCTTCCTAATTTTAGTATTGCTGAAAGAAGTATATTACCTACAAATCTTAGTGTTCCTGTTTTTATTAGTATAGAAGCAACTTGTTGCATTGCTATAGCACTTACATATCTTGATCCCATCATTTGTATCCATGCCCATGATGTTTGATCTGCTTGATCAATTGCTGATAGTACTAAATCAGGGGATACTGTTGTAATAAATCCAGATTCATAACTGAAGTGTTGTGTTACTTCTTTTACGTCTATGAGGCCATACATATCTATTTGATCATCTGCTAAATATGCTCTATCATAGGGCTTTATACTTGGATCTCCTAATATAACTAAATGCCCTTGATACATATCTTTTACAGAATCCATTAGTATGCTTACTGCTGCGTTGTTAGTAGATTTTCTTGTATAGTACCCAGTTAGTAAATGGAAGTTAAGTGGAAGTATATCTTGAGCGTTTTGTGCTGTTGTAGCATATAGTCCTGATGATGTGTATAATATTTTCTGATGTTCTGGATAGATATCTGTGTCTAAGTACATCATATTAGACCAACTCGGTGAGTTATCTTTAGCTATTGTACCATTGAATTTTGACATTGCTTGGCAGATGGTATGTATTTTATCTGAACTTTTTATTTTGTTATCTATTAGATTACAGATAGATGAAATTACACGTACTTGTCTAAATGGTTTTTGTAAAGTTACATCATCAGGTTTCCAGTTTTCAGGATAAGCCACTTCTCCTTTTCCATATTGTACTTCTTCTCGTTTTGCTTTTGCTAGATATTCTGCTGTGTATTCATAGTGTAGAACCCAGTGCGGTTTTCCATAAAATAATGTACTTCTTAGTTCAAATGGATATACGGCACATATGTATTCTGGAGCTATGTCTGTACATGTTTTTATAACTTTCCATGGAGTTGCGTCTGTTATAGATAATCCTATTTTTGTATCACTTCCATCAATACCGTCAAGCAATCCAAGTATGTTATAATAAGATTCACCAGCAGATGATTCTGCGTACATCCTATCTTCCAGTAATCCTTTTTTGTCTGCTCTATATGTATTCATTCCAACCTCTGCTTCTGACTTAAATAATGTAGAACGTGTTGGTGACCCAAAGTGTGCTATACCATATGGATTATCTTGTTTAAATTTAAAGCTTTCTTTTAACCAATCATAAGGTCTGGTTGGAGTCATTACTTTCATAATTAATTCACGAGGTTGTACTCCTTGGCCAAGCCAAGTATATGATTTGTATTCTATACCTCCTTCTTCTTTTACTAGGTTTGGGTCTTTTTGTATTAGTTGTTTATCTAACTCTATACCATCTGATAGCGCTACGACTGTAACAGCTTCATCTCCTGGAGGTACTTCTGATATTACCCCATTAAATACAACAGGAAGCTTGTTCGCATTTCCTCCCGAACCCATACGAATATGAACCCGTGTTCCAGCCTTTAGTAACATTGAATTTACGTGTTTAGACCATTCTAAAAATACGTCATCTCCTGTATTATGTAGTAATGAGTCCACTGTGCCTTGTGTTATACTTTGTATTCCCCATTTTACAGTTGGTATTACAGGATCTTCTGTACTTAGCTTTGTTAAATGATGGAACATATTTGAGAATGTTATTAGTGCTGTATCTACTGGGCCTTTTCTTGTTTTGTGTATTTCTATTGATTGTATTGCTGTCATTCCATACCAGTGATCATATAATCTATGGAATCGAAGCCAACGTCCTCCATCTACTAACAATACACAATATGTTGGAAAGGCAGTTAGTAATCTATTAGCCGGAGTATAGTTTCTCATATCATAGAACATGTCTTGTTTATCTTCTCGTATAAAAGAGTCCATGAATGTTCTAATATTCTGAGGTGTTGATTTATCCACATAAAGTTCAGTTACTAATTCTTTATTAAGGTTTTGTAATCTTTCACGTAATGGTGTTTTCTCTACTTCAGCTCTTACTCCCTCTTCCCAACTACGATATTCTTCTCTACTTTCTTTTGCGTTACCTATCCATCTTTGAAGCCAGGTTAGTTTGCTATTATCTTTAGATTCTACTGTTGTTGTTTTCTTTACTGGTTCTTTAGATGGATCGTATGCTGCCATACCCGCTATTGTATTTTTATATTGTTGAGATACACCTGCTAGTTTACTTATTGTTACTGGCTTTGTGTTACCGTCATTAACTAGTTTTCTTATCTTTCCTGGCCCTGCGTTGTAGGCTGATAGAGCTATTAGCCATTTGCTATAATCATTTTTAGCGATTTGTAGTTTTCCTATATTAGGTATTTGATTATAACAGTGTTCTAAATAAAGCATACTAGCTCGTATTGCGAATTCATGATCTATTGCTCTTATATCTGTAGAGGAGCCATTACATTTGGTATACTCTTCTTTAGTTATGAGTTTTTTATTATATAGTTCTTGTATGGCTGTACTTTTTCTTAGCTGTCCTAACCCTATTGAATCATGGTCTTTTGTGTAGCTACTATAACCCTCTAGTGTAAACATATTTATAGCAATTATTTCAGGTACACTTGTTATTCCAGTTTCTTCTTTAGAATACTTTTGTATAAGTTGTAATATTCTAAGTCCTGTTGAATTTGAATATTCTGCTAATGGATCATAGGTTGGAGTTAGTCCTGGTATTGGTGACGATTGGCTGTTAGAGTTAGCAATACCTGGCTTTACAGTTTTTACTTTGTTTAATAGTTTTGTGCGCGCTTTATATAACTCTGAATCGCTAGTTAGTATAGATGGGCCTGCGCTTGATGTTGTGTCTTGGTTCATGCTGTTCATGATACCAGCATATGCTTTGAATGTTGCTAATGTAGCTGGATCGTTGCTTACATCTATTTTGCCATTAAATGGTATTGTTGCTTTATCATTGTAGTTACTTCTTACACCACAGGTTGCTACTTTTGAATTTACTGATGGATCTTGTACTATTCCTAATAAACTATCTAGTACTGGGTCTACTAAAGGATTGACTATTCCTGGTGGACAAGAAGGACGTACATAAAAGTCTGGGTCTACATAGGCAGATATATTTGTTGGAGTTTCTAATACACTACATATTTCTGGTGTCCAAGGGAAATCTTCATCTGATATTGCCCATCTATATTTGCTACTTTCTACTAGTGATCCGGCCTTACAGTCTGTAACCCATTTTTGTAGTTTAGAATATGTTGGCAAATTCATATCAGGATATAGCTGTAATGATCTTAGCTTTGAATGAAAATGTTCTGCTCTAATCATATGCTCTTTGTATGAGTCTGTAGGTGTTTCTAGTTTAGATTTTTCTACGTTTCTAATATCTTTTATATACCAGTTTGGGTCATCTAGCGCTTCAAGATCTTCTCGTGATTGTGACATTGGATCAAAAGCTATACAAGAAAACTCTATTTTAAATGTTCCTGGAAATCCCTGGTCTGTTATGATATTAAGATTTACTGGAAGTACTGTTGTAACACCAGCAAGGGCTAATAACTCATTTGCTATATATAGATATCCTTCATAGGAGTCTCCTATGTCATCTCCCCTACATGTTTTTACTAAATAGTCTACTCGTTCTGTTAATTCTTTTAATGATTTAATATCTGCTTCATTTGTTATTGTTCCGGCTATTGTTATGTAGGTATCACTAGCTCCCATAAACTGTTGAACAGGGGCATTTTTTGGAGAGGCTTGTAATTGTGCGTTTGTTACAATATTTTCCATACCTATAGTAACGTTCTCTACTATAAGACTATCTAACTCTATGCGTTCCCATTTCTTTTCAAGTACTTCTGGTATTACTTTTTTCTGTTTAGTACTTCGTCCAGCAGCATTTGATAGTGATCTTCTTAATGGATGTGTGTCTTTTGGTGAGCTTGCGTTTAGTCCAGACTTTGTATATAAGAAATAGCAGTTATCTAAATCATTAAGAACTGCCTGCCCTTTTGCCCGTGCTGTGGCGTTTCCTACTGTACTTCTAGCTTCTCTAAGGCTATCTCTTCTTTTATCTCTTCCTTCTCCATCTGTAATATCTTCTGAGGTTATTTCTGTAAGATAATTACCGTTGCTATCTGTATTAGGTAATGTATGTAGGCGTAATCCACCAGGAGCATAGTATACTTTTTCTGCTGTTTGAAATGCTTTTATGGCAGTATCTGGATGTGTAAATTTTAGTATTATAGCATTCTCTGTTCCTGTGCTATTTGCTCTAACTGTGTTTGTACTATCAGATGAAGACGATCTCCATTCGGCGGATGCTTTGTTATTTGATGGATTAGATTCTACTTTTACTGTTCCTGGCGCTAGTTTTATAAATAACAATGAGCCTGTAAATTTACCATTACAATTTAATAGATCCTCTGCTTGATATGACCATTTTTTCTGTAACCCATCTCCTTTATATATTCCAAAGGTATCATATAGTTCTGGCTTTATATTGTCTATCCAGTCTATTGCGTTAGCTACTATTTGTGTATCTTTTTCTAACGTGGTAACCATTAAATCTTCTGACATTAGTTGTCTATTGGATGCCATTGCTATAAGATAATCTTCATTTGGTATGTTAAATGCCATATTTCCATTTAATACTGGTCCAAGTGGTTGTGTTTTTGTAGATGTCTCACACCAAATTTTATAAATTGGATAACATATTGTAGAATCAAAATCAGATTCTAAAGGAAGATAAGCAGACCAGTTAAATTCTGATGCTTGTATTACAACATCAAATGCTCCTGGAAATCCAGGTACTGTACTTATTTGTAATGCCTCTAGTGATAGAGCATCTATATCTAGTGTATCATTAAGATATGAGTTTATAACTGGTACAAAAGGAGTATGCTCAAATTGACGTATAAGAGGTAACAGTACATTGTTTGTTGCCGTTATATCTGGAATATGTATATGTATTTGTAATTCTTTTTGGGCTTTTCCTGTACCTCTTTTTAGACTACCTCTACTACGTAGTAAAGGCATTAACTCTATGTGTTGGTTTCTATTAAGAAGTATTTTTTCTGGAGGCAAGTGAAACGCAGTATAACCTATTCTAAAGTATCCTGTTTCACTGAGGTAACTGTACTCTAGATTTGATGGTATATATGGTATAGGAACTGGAACCCAATCAGGTTCTTTTTCAAAAATTGTAGGATCATATGGTTTTGCTTTAGTTAATGTTTTTTCTAACTTAGAAGCTCCCTCTTTTGAGTCTTTAAGCGTCTCCAACATATCCATTTCCCATGAGTAAGGTCCGTATTTATCTGGCATATCTTCTATTTTTTCTTTGAGACTATCTATTATTTTCTGTTGGCTTTTGTATGCATTTGGGTATCCAAAAGAAGACGGATTTAGCGGTTCTTTTTTTACTATAGCAATAATCTCACTTGCATTTGTTTTTGCGTTGTCATACTTTTTAATATTTTTTGAGGTATTGGAATATGTTGTAAGACTTTCTTTTAATCCATCATTTGAGGACATTAAATACTGTAAAGAGTCTTTGTCTACTGTGTTAATAGAAAGTATTCTTACTCCATTATATGTATTTGTATATGAATAGTTGCCAGAAACTAGACGTGCGTTATCGTGTATACTTATTACTGCTGTATCATAATCGTTAATAGTTATTAATGGATCCGATCCAATATCAATAAGTAATGAATCTTCAGTATTTATATTTAGGGTAGAGTCTTGTGTTGGAACCATTGGATAGATATGAACACGTCCATGAATGTTATCTTTTGATACCTTAGCAAGGAATACACTTGTATCTCCAACTCGCGTTGCTCCAAATAATTCTTTTAGTCTTTCTTTTGTCATACACTTATGCCGCCGTTCCTCTTGTTATATAATTAGAATACATTTCATCTACTCTATTCATATCTATTGGATTATCTTTATAATTTAATATTGCTGTTGCTATTGGGTTAGATATTGGTGGGGATTCATCTGTGCTAAGTTCGTTTCTTGATTCTGTACTTTTAAAGGAGGATATTAAGTTACTGTGGTTGTCTATTGACTTACCTACTGTTTTAAGTCCAGCATTTAATAGCACCCATAATGGTATTGCCAAGAGAGGAGATGCTATTGTTCTTCCTGTGAGTCTTACTCTTGACATTACATCTTTCTGTATTTTTTCACTTGAGTTAAGTAAACTACCTATTGACTTCCATTCTTTTCCTTTGGATGCCATTGTTGTTGTATCAGATGCTTTATCACCAAGATATTCATATATCTTACCCATTAGCGGTCTGAGCTTTCCTTGCTCTGTTATTGCTCTTGTAACAATGCGTGCTGCTGTTAGGTCTGCTATTGGGTCTGCTAGAGCAAAAGCTACTCCACCTAGTTTATTTTCCCAGTTATCTTCTAGTAGTAATGAGGCAGCACCAGCTGTTCCTGCTGCTAAATATCTAGCACCAAGTAAACTTCCTGCTCCTCTTGAGTATAGTCCTTTTAAACCAGGCATGTGACTAGTTGCTACTGTACCTTCTAAGGCTCCAGCAGCAAGTGTAGCCATACCTACTCCAAAATATACTTTTGGGGCTATATTATTATCTTCTGTGGGTCTTGTGTTTTCCATTGTGGGAATTGTTGTGGAGTGCTTGCTATTATTTCTTCCAGGTGTCTGCTATTTCTTTACTAACAGAACAAGGAACATCTTCTAAATATACGTGGGCTGCTTCAAGTAGTCGTGCTTCGCTAGCATCTACTACTGCTTGTATTTTATTTGCTGGGGCAGTTGTTACTATTTCATCGTGAACCCATAATATTATTCTACATTCATATGGATAGTCTGACATTTGTACTAAATCTTTATGTAAGTTTATTGTTGCTAACTTTATTGTGTCGGCATTTGTACCTTGAATTGGTGCGTTGACGGCTGCTCGTTCTATAATACTTATTCGTTTAGAATATTCTTTTGGATTTTGTGTAATGTCTCCTTGTTTTGGCACATCATAATATCGTCTTCGTCCAGCCAATGTTGTTGTATACTTTAATTCTTTTGCTTGATTTTTACATCCATCAAGATAATCTTTTATTTTTGGGTATGTTTTAAAGTAAGTAATTATAAGGTTTTGTGCGTCTTTTACTGGCATACCAGAACGTCTTGCTACTGTATCTGCTCCTGCTCCATAAGGTATTCCAAAGGTAACAGACTTACTTGCGTTTCGTTGGTCTTTAGTTACTTTTTTTGGGTCTACTCCAAATAGAGAAGCAGCAGTAACTCTATGAAAGTCATTTGTATATACTTGGTCTATATACTTTTTTATATCTGGATAATCAATTATGAATTTAGCAAATGCGTCTGCGTTTTCTTCTTGGTCTGGTACCTCTGTAATGTTGTAAGATTTTAGTGCTTCTTTTAATAGTTGCTCTGCTTCATATCCATCTTTTAATATTTTGATTATTGTCTCGTCGTTAGAAGCTTTTGCTAAAACTCTTACCTCATACTGAGAAAGGTCACAATTGTGGCTAACGAAACCATTACTTATGTATGTTAGTGGTCCTGGAATATATAGATCATATACTCTATTTTGACCAACATTTTCTATAGAAGCTATGGTATCGTAAATTTGGTTATATTCTAGTAATCTATATAGTTCCAACTCTTTATATACATTAGGATATGTAGTTTTTAGGTCTTTAGCTAGTTGTATATTTATTGGTCTTTCTAGACATATAATATTATCTAATAGTTTGTAAAGATCTCCTTTTGGATTAAGCTTCTTTAACTTTTGAGATCTACTAGGCATACTTCTTTTTTGGTGCTTTTCACCAGATCTGGAAGACAATTTTTCTAGTTCGGTTTTCTTTCGTATAGATATAAAACCAATTTTATTTTTGTAGTCTTTTACATATGCTGCTGGAATAGATATAGACCAATAATTCTTATGTATTTTTACTGTTTGTAATCTTCGTTTTGAAACTATACCTATAGATAGAAGAAGTAATTGCACATCTATAGCTAGTTGTTCATTTACTGTAGAAAAGCGTAATCTGCCACAAGGATGATTGGATACGGATCCATCTGATTCAAATAATCCTCTTAGATAAGCCGCAATAGTTTCTGTGTCTGATGTCCATAGATAGTTAGGGGCATGTGTTTTTGCTCCACCAATACTTTTTAACCAAGCAACTAATTTTGTACTGTAAAACTGTGCATCAAATACTCCTCTATAATGTAATATTTGTTTAGGTGTTTGTCCAAATAGAGATTTACATAGTTGCTGTAGGTAGGTATTAAGGTCTGGGTCTTTATCACATACTACCCAATATGGGCCAGATTTAGAAAAATGTCCATCTCCTGTCATATATCCCATAAATTCTGCTAAATCTTTTGTTGGTTTGTTTGGTGTAGTTACGCTCTTTTCAAAAGAGTGGGTATAGATAATTTCTGGTAAGGTTTCATTGTTTGCTTGTTTTGTATCAACCAAGTTATTTGGTTGTATTACTATTTTATCTTCTTTTGTTATATGTTGTAGTTCTTTCCAGCTATAATTTCCTTTATTGTCAAGTATCCGTATTCTATGTTGCGGAGTAGCTATCAATTCATATCCAAGCTTTGTTGTTAGTTTTAATGTGTCCTGTATTCCATTATCTATTACTGTATTTACTTTAGCAACTGTTTTAGTATCAGTTAATGTTGTGTCCCCTTTACATATCTGTTCTATAGGTATGCTTCCTCTATTTGTAGTTACCTTTGTACCTTCTTTTACGCAGATGCCTACTTTATGTCCTTGTGGAGGTACAATCATCTTACGGAATCTGTTATCTTGTGGAAGGTTTTGTGAGTTTGGACTGTTACTAGAAAATCTTCCTGTATCTGTAGCTGCTTGTTTAACGTTTGAGTGTACTCGTTTGGTTTTTCTATTGTACATAGTGTCTCCCCATTGCACTATGTAATCATATAGTTTGTTTACTTCTCTATAGTCTAGTAATAGCTCTATACACTTATGTTCTTCTTTATAGTATGTTAATACCTTTTCATCTGTGCTATCTGCTGGAATTCCTTTATCTCTAAGTGCTGATAATAATTGTTTTGGGGAATCAACATTTAATTGAGAGCGTGTACAGTTCATCTCTTTTAGAAAATTTGTTTCTCTTGCTCTCATCTCTTGTTCAAGCTCTTCTTTTAACTTGGCAATGTGATCCAGGTCTACGTGTATTCCTAGATACTTGTGTTCACCCAATATTGGAATTAACGGTTTTTCTAATGTTTCCCATATATGCCATAGGTTTTCTGTCTCTAATTGTTTTGTAAGCAGTTCTTGTAATAGTAATAAACTACAAGTATCTCCAGCCGCATATGCTATTTGTTTGTTTAACATTGGAGATTTTTTATGTAGAGTTTGAAACAGTGTTTGGCACTCTTTATCTAAGTGTAGTCCTAGTAACTCAAGAGTAGTTGCTTCTAATGAGGCTCTTGCCTTTAATAGTCCTGCTGTAAGGAGCTGTCTTGCTAACATTGTATCAAATTCTATGTTTGTATTTATTTTGTAGTGTGTTTTAAACCAAGGCCATTCGAAGTTAGCTCCGTGTGTAACTATAGAGCACTTTTCTAATACGCTTGTAAAGAGTTTGGGATCTAAAACTCTTGGATCAAATACATAACTTTTTCCTATTTTACATGAAAAGGATATAAGAAAGATAATATCATTATGCGGCTCAAGGCCAGAGGTTTCTATATCTACAGCCAGTAGTTGCTTTTTACCTAACTTTAGTAAAGCCCTACATCCTTTATCTAATACAGATTGACTTGAGATATATTCATATTTTCCTCCTGGACAGTTTCCTGAATCAACAAGAGGTTCAGCTACCTGCATTATTTTTGGAGTTACTTTACCTTTTGGTGTATCTATAGCAAAATCAAATTGCTGTGCTATGTATGGTAAAAATACTGATTGTTTCTTTCCAAGCATATGTATATTATGTCCTCTTTCCTACAGTTACTATTATACAGTAAATAAAGGAAAAAGTAAAGCTAATTTTGCATAGTTAGTAGTGTTTCTGCTAAATTATTTATGTATCCTTGGTTCATTGTTTGTCTTTGATCGTTTATGTGTGTTGATTGAAATCCCTCTATTGGGCTTACTATATGTGAGTTTATTGCTTCTTGTAATGATGTAAGTATGTTAGTAGTATCTGTTGGGCCTTCAGTATTTCCTTCTATAAGTATATCTATTTTGTGATATACTGGTTTTTGTATTGATGCTGTTGTTGTATTTTTTACAGTTTCTATGGGTTCAGATTTATTACTAATCTCTTGAAGATCTGGTCTTCGTCCTAAAACCATTAACGAGCCAGCCATCATTGCTCCTAATATAAGTGCATACTTTCCTTTAGTTAGTCTACCTGCATCTAATAATTCAGAAATACCTTCTAGTTTATTTCCTATTCGTGTAAATTTAGTAGTTGCTTGAGAGGTTACTAACTCTTGTGCTTCTGGCTTTATTATTTTATCTAGTATAGTTCTAAGTGGAGTAGATAGCTCTCTGCTTTGTGCAAGGTCTTCTAGAGCTGATCTCCCAATGTGTCCCATCTCTTCTCCAGCGTACTTTCCTTGAGTGATTCGTGCTTTAGTAAAATCTTCTAGTGTACTTCCTTCATCAATATTAGTCCATCCTAACATATCCATAAGAGTGGATTGTTGTGGTTCTGTAAGTTTTGCAAATTTTTCTTCGCTTGTTGCTAGTCCTCCAAGGAATTTATAAGCTTTTGCTTTGCCTGCTCGTTGCGCTCTATATGGAGAAAGTGATGGATCCTGTAGTGCTTCACTTATAAATACATTTTCTGTATGAGCTATAGATTTACCCCACATAAGTCTATCTATTTGATTATCTCCTCTTGCAAACATTAGGTCTTCTGCTTCCATTGCTTTTGCAAGAATAAGTTGTGCTTCATTTTGTGTTTTTGTTTGTATATTTTTTAAGGCATTTTGTCTAATCTGTCTGCTTTGTAAATACTCATTAAAGCTTGCTGTTGTTTCTAGTGATTGTTGCTCGCTTGCATTAAGGTTTCCTTTGCTAAATCGTTGTAATCTTTCTACAAACTTTCTTCCTGTTAGATTGGAATAGTTTTCTGGATCTATCGCTTTTGCGGCCTTGGTCCTATTTGATTGATAGGCTTCCAGTATTTCATTATCTAGCATGCTTTCTATTAAACGTTCTTCTGCGTCATTAGATAATATATCAACTTTTCTAGTTGTTAGAAATGTTTTTAGATCATCTACATCTAGCCCTCCAGGAATGCCTACCATTTCTGCAAGTATTTCATTTAGTCTTGAGGAGTCTGCTTTGTTTACAAGTTGAAGAGCTATACGTCTAATGTCAGATTGTATCATTAGATCAGAAGCAATTCTTATTGATTGTGGATTATCTCCTAAAGCTTTTATTGTAAACGCTAATCGTCTGTCATGTGCTGGTATATTTACATCTGTAAGTTGAGCCCATGGCGCTACGCTTTCTATATCTTCATAATACTTCCGTAATACAAGATTCTTTTGCCAAGGTGCAAGTGTTTCATTTGCCACTAATTGATCATGTATATTTGAATGTTTTGGTATCCATTCATTTTCTAGCCAGTTTTTTTCTAATCGTATTTGATCTGCTAGTCTTGGATCATTTAGTGCTGCATCTGTAAACTTCATAGCATCTCTAACTGCCAGTGTATCTTCCGTTAGACCAGCAATATCATCTTCCATTCCTCCAAAGTAATCCATTGGATTAGGAAGTCCAGAGGCTTCTTCTAATACTCTTAATCGTTCTAATTCTTTGTAAGGAAGGTCTACTTCATACATCATCTTACGTATACGATTTCGTGCTAGATCTTCTACAGCTCCTTGTCTTAGTTGTAGTCCTTCTTCAATGTTAACTGGTTTAAATTCTCCTAATAACCTGTCTGGTAATGCATGTACTGGGCTATCAATTGGAGCCATAATTCTATTAGCTATTGGTTCTCCAGCTTCATTTAATTCTTGCATTACAACACGAACAGATCCACCTAAATCTTCAGCATCCCAACCATAAAGTTTAAATAGCCTTCTCTCTCTTATTCCCCATAAATACTGCATGTTGGATCCAGCACTTAGTTTTTTTGGAGATCCTCCTTTTGTTGTTTTAAATATATTAAAATTACCTGCTTGATCTAATACTGTGGGTTTATCTATAGATAGTTTATTAAATAAATCCATAGTTGTTCGTGCATCAAATAAGCCTATGTGTTCTTCTGTCCAAGCTGCCGATCTTATCCCTAATTTTCTTGATAGATTCTGTAGACTGTATCCACCTGGCATTCCGCTTTTCATTATCTTGGATAGCATTAGTGTATCTACACTGCGATCAGACATTGTTTGTAAGCTTTTTATTACATTCTTTCCAAGGCCAAGATCTTTTGCTCTTTGTGTTAGCATACCTATATCAAAGCCTTTGTTATGTAATAAGAATAGAGTATCATCAGATTGTGTTACTATTTTGCTAGCCAGTTCTTCTATTAGAGCTGCTTCGTTTTGCATCAGCCTTGGAGTATATTTTTTTCCATATAATAAAGATTCTTGTGTACCAATATCTAATACATCTTCTGTTTGTAGCATTCCTCCTACAGTTGTTCGTCGTCTTCTAACTGCACCTATGTTGTATATTTTATTTGAAGTGTCTGTTTCTATGTCAAAAGCAAATAAATCTGCCTCTCCTAATAATGCTTTTTCAATATTAGTTAAGTGCTGTTTAAATGCTGCTGGAGATTCTAATGAACCTATACCTCCTCCTTGTTTTAGTGCAAAAATAGGAAGAGTTTTACTTTTCTTAGATCGTGCAAGAGCGTTTGCTATAACTTGTGCTGCTGCAGGTGACCCAGGATCCATTGTTTTAACTATGTTATCTAATGATGTAAGAGGTATTTCTGTACTTAGATCTGTTAGGGATTTAATTATTCCTGTCTCTATATCAAGTAACTTAGTGTTTGACATAACTTGATACTGCCGTATTGATCCATTTGCTTCAGTAACATCTATAATTAAACCTTGAATAGCCTTACCTTCTGCTGTTCGTGTTCCTAAATTAAATATATTACTCATCTCTGGATGTAGTCCAAAGAATCTTACAACATCAGCATTAGCAACAAATTCATCTAATGGCCTTTGTGTTATAATATGTTGAAATCCGCCAGGACCTTCTTTAAGCTTTATTCCAAGATTATCTAATACGGTTTCTATTTGTATGTCTATGGTTGGTATATCTGTAATACCTACAGCCTTTAAGTCTCTTTCTAATAAATCCATAGCTGCTGCATTTTTGGATAAAAGATCCAAGCCTTCATCAGCAGATCCTACTGTAGGTATTTGTATTGATGGATCATTTAGACTAATAGCATTGTTGAACGCGTCGTTTGGATCTATTGGTTTTGGATTTCTTACTGCTCTATTTATTGCGTCATTTACAATCTCTATTGGCTTTGTTGATTCTGTTGTTCCTTCTTGTAGGATATCATAGAATCTTACAACTGCATCTCCAACTGTATCTTCATCTGCCCCAACTGCTCTTGTTATTTGTGCAAGTAAGGGTTTTCCTGGGTCACTTGCAGTAGGATAAACTTGTCTAAGAATATTAGTTATATCTTCTGGAGTTCTTACTACTTGTTGTGCCTTTGCTTGTATTGTGTCACTTGCTGCTTGTATGTTTCTAAACTCTTCTTGATATTGTGGTAACACTTTTAAAGCATCTACTAGATCTTCTCTTGATGTAAACTTAGTAGGTATTGAGTAAGGACTTGGTTGTATTATATTGGCAGGTTTTGCTATTAGTTTTTCTTTGCTTGTATTAATCCCTTCTAGATCAAATACTACTCCGCCATGTCTTACTCTTATTGGTTTTCCAATACCATGTCCTCTTGCTATTTCTTCTTGCATATTGGTAGCAGCAAACATTCCTTTGTCTCTTGTTGTTGAGTGCTTACCCATTCGTTCTCTTGCTTTTAGAGATCTATAAAACCCTGTTTCTTCTCGTAGACTTTTACTCCAAATATCTTCTCCAAGATCTTCTTGTATTTCATCTGCTAAAGTTTTATATCTACCATCACGTGTTTTTCCACCAGATTGTAGCTCATCTCCCCAATCCTCTAAATTATAACCACCACTTTTACTTCCACCTATACCAGGCTTATCTGCTCCTATTGCTTCTGCTTTTAAAGTTGCCAGATTTTCTGAAATAATATCATGGTGTTTTGTGTATGTCCCTATTTCACTTTGAATTTTTGAAACTCTGCTGCCAGTTATCGTTCCGTATTTCTTAGGTATGCCTAATCGCCTTCCATCTGTAAAGGCTTCTGCTAAACTTTTAACTGCTCGTGTAACATCATCAACATTACCTATTCGCGCTAACTGAGTTAGTCTTGTTACCGCTTTAGAGTCATATTCATTTACTCGTAGTAGTGCATACTTTAATTCAGGATCCAGTAAATCTACATTGTTATGTCTTATTAACTGTAGTGCTGTATACTTTGCTCTATTTGTTAGTATACTTCCTGCTTGTTTTACTGAAGATAATTCATTTCTAAGAGTAGATAGTCGTTTAGATACTGAACTTTTTGCTATGTTAAGTCTATCTAATTGTGTATCTACGCTTCCAAGTTTTGGTTTACTTGTTGCTGGATGTACCCAATCATCTGCTGCTGGTATTATATTAGCTGTTGTTGGTCCAAAGAATTCTGTTTTAGGAATTGTAGCTGTTTGTGAAATAGCACCTTTTGTTAGTAGGTCTGGATGTTCTTCTATTATTACTGCAAGAGTTTTAACTAACTCATCACTGTAAGAATCAGAGGCGTCTTGTAATATAACTTTTCGTATTGCTGCTTCTGGAGATGGTGATTTTGATCCTTCTATTAGTGGATTACTATTAATTAGTCCTCTAAATACACCTAATTTATGAGGTGTCATAGTTTCTAATAGTGCAGTTATTCGAGACATTTCTGCTCTATCAATTAATCCTATTTTTGTTTCATATGCTTGATCAATATATAGTCTTAGTTTGTTCCAGCCTGGTTTTACAGATGTATCATTCCATTTAACTATTTGCTCAAGATCGGCGCTTGCATCTACTATAATCTTCTCACCAGATGCAAGTATTTGTTGTCCGCTTTCTGCTACCCCTCTTGATAGTGGAGTAAGTGTTCCAGAGACATGGTTCTTTAATACTTGGTATGTTTTTTTAATACCACTTCGTGATAGAATTACTGTTATAACAAGTAACCATTCGCCAAGCGTACGTAAGTCTGTGACCTTACCTTCTTCAAGTGTAAGGTTGTCTCTTACTTTATCTCCTACATATATTCTATCTCTGTTTTGATCCATAATTATAAATATAACCGTCTGGAAGAAAAGGCTATTCCTCCCAGACGGCCTTTGTTTTTATATTTTACTATTTAATTCTATCCAGCACAGGGTGACCATGCACAATTGCTACAATACATGCATCCGCTTTCTGGTTTCATTATTCCTTTAGAGCATATTGGACAAATATTCTCTGCTTTTGTTTTTGCTGTTGCTGTTGGTTGTTGTGGTTTTGTTTCCGTTGTTTTTGGCACAGTAGGTTGGTCCTTTCATATAGTTGACTCCATTCTATCTGTACTACATGTGTAATGTTTGTTATGTTATATAAGAGAGTGTATTATCTTCCTCAGGCAAATGGAAGATTAAGCTGTACTATTGGTTGTTTGTTGTTGTTGTGTGTTTTAGATGAACAAGCTGGACACACATAAATGTCAAAGTTTGATTGTGCTTTAGTAGTGTAATCATCTGTATACTTTTGCATTTCTTTATAGCATCTTGGACAATACATATACTCTGGCTCAACTGGAGGTATATTTTGGTTACTGTCCTCTTTTTCTTTTTTTGAATAGAAGTACCAGTAGTTGTCATACAATATAGTATGTATTTTAATATCCTCTTGCTTTTATGTAATCTATCATATAAGGTAATTGATATAAATCTCCTATAGGGATACATCTTGCAGGATATTTTAGAGAAGTATTTACTGGATTATTTAGTATTTTATCATAGGTTGTCCAACCAAGTATATAACCTTCTCTTGATGTAACTCTATAGCCACAACACACATATATGTGTTGGTCTTTTGTAATTTCAGTTTCTGATATCATCATCGGAAACTTGTTTAGATGTATTGTTCTGTCGTATAAGTTAAACCTATGTTCTGGTGTTTTTAGAGAGCGTGTCTTTACTACAATATTTATATTGTTTATTGTAAAGTCATATGAAGAAATTGGTATTTCTTTGGTTGGTTTATAATGAGAAGTCCAAGGCAAGTCATAAGATTCTTGTAAGAACTTATGTAGTATAAGTGTTCCTACTTTACCAACTGCTCCGAATCTATATGTACATACATTTTTTGATAGTTCAGTAGCTCTTGCTGCTAATATTTTTGCATATCTCCATTGTTTACGTGATAGGTATGTAAAGTAGCATGTTTCTAATGGGTCTATTCTTAATTGACTTGAATGTACAAGTTCTCGTTGATATGGTATTTCTTTTAAGATAGAGTTTTCTTCATTGTTTAGCATAATATCTCGCTGTAATTTAAAGTTAGTAGCGTTAGACTATAACGCCAATTATGTCTCTCTATTTGGTATTTGATTCGTCGTCTTTATTCTCTTTTGACTTTTCTAATAATTCTTCTATTTTATCTTTTGGCAATCGTTTGTCTAAGGTTACACGAAGTAAATTTTCTGAAGTAAAGATTGTATCCAATGAAAGACCAACTATTTCCTTTTCTGTTTTCTTTATTGGGTTTTCTTTTCTACGTAACATCTTTTGTGATCTTTTTTCTGTTTGCTTTAAACGTGGCAATGTTCCTCCGTTATTACCGTGTTTAGGTGATAAGTTACTACGTTGTTTATGTTTTATACTCAATGATGTCCTCCTCAACTGTTTCAATACGTTCAACATTTGTTATTAATTCTTGTTTAAATTGTGATAAACCATATTCATCTTTTCCAATTTCTTTTACTGCTATATATCCTTCTTTTTCAGGAATAAACCCTAAGCCCGCAAAGCCTATGTTATCTTGTATTGATTGAGAGAATCCAGTAATAACAATATCTCCTTCATATGGATCTGTATCTATGTTTGTTAATTTAAAAAGAGCATATAGTATAGAACCATGTCCGGTTGTTAGTTTATATTTAACGGTATCACCTATATTTTTTGGAGGTTTTATTGTAAATACTCCTGTATATATTTGTGTACTCCATTACATATTGCTTTAGCAATCAGGTTTCTTTTTTTAGTAGTAGTTAAAACTTCTCTATCATTTATGTTTGAGATAAAACCTACTTCTGTTAGTATACATGATTTACATCTGTTGGCTAAAGCATTACGTAACATATAAAATCCCCAAATAGGATATCTAGACTTGTCTCCTTTGACTCCTCTTTTGGTAAAGAAATCTAAAGCATCTACTGATCTACAAACATATTGTGATAATACTTTACTAGCTTCAACTCCAGACCTATACCAGATTTCTGAACCATTGGCTGATTTGTTTACTGATCCATTAGAGTGTAATGATATTAGTATATCTCCATGTTTTGCAATGGAGCTTCTATAGGAATTAGATAGTGTTTTATCTGTATCTCGTGTGAATACTGTTGTATATCCTAATTCTCTAAAAAAATGTCCTAACATTTTAGCACAAGCTAAAACTATATCTTTTTCTTTTGATCCTCCAGCACATGCTCCTGGATTGCTATTTCCTCCGTGACCAGGATCAATTACAATTCTTGGTTTCATTTGTTGTAGTTACTCCAGTAATTAATCTTTCTTTTCTGTAATTGGCATAAACCCAGTTTCTTTTTGTTTTGGTAAGCATTTTCCAGTCCATAATTCATGCGCTATTCCATATGATATTATCTTTTCTGAAGATAAAAAGCTTTCTTCTTTTAGCAAAGAGTTCCATTTTTTTCTTTCTAAGTTAGTACGACTTACATAAAAATCTACAATAGAGGATGTTACTCTTTTATGGTCTATTTTTTCTTTATCTACTTCTATTAGGTTTAATGTATCTCCTCCATAATACCAACTTATACCGTGTAATAACATGTATGCATGTTTTGATATATATCTCTTATTTGCGGCCATATATATAGTAGTAGCAGCACTTGATACCTGTCCAAGACCAATAGAGGTTGTATTATCATAACATGAAATTACATCTGTAAGAGCTAAAGCGGGATATAGCTGTCCTCCTTCACTATTTATAAATATAGTAACTGGAGCATTTTTTGGATGGCGTATAAGTGTATCTATTATAGGAGATATTTTTTCTAAAGTTATTTCTCCAAATATTGTAAGTACTAAGTTGTCCACGTGATACTATACTCCTTCTCTATAGTTTTGTGTAATATATCATTAAACTTATCTATAAAGTTAGGGGCTGCTGATGTTAGGTTTGTACAATTTGAACCTCTACAAATATTCCAACCAGATTCTGATTTGTTGTTGGATACAGATATAGAAAGTATACGTAATGCCCAAGCAATATATGTGGCTCCATTTATTGAGCCAAGTACAAACTTACACCTACTATTAGATATAAGTGCGGCTGTATGTATTAAGGATACTTCATTTTTTGTTAAATCTATACAACCCCAGGTTGGTGGAATATCTAAATATTTTACTGTATCAGTAAAGCTTTCCATATCCTCTACTACTATGTAAGGTATTCCAGTTTTTATTATAGCTTTAGATGTATGTAGAAACTTGTTTCCAATATCCTTTTTTGGTTTATATATCCATGGATAGGCATTATCTTTTATATCTACTTTCCATCCTCCATGTGTTTCTAAGTTACAGGCGTATCCATTTATTACATTCCAGGTTGGAGGTATTTCTGGGTTTAGCCTATCATATCCTTCTGGTTTTGCTATTTCTTCAGGTTTTATCTCTCTCTTTTCTGATATTTCTTTTATTTGCTCATCTATATGTGCTTTCTTAGTAGACCTTCTATTGAGTTCTTCTTTATATGTTGTATCAGAATCACTTTCTAGTGTATGTACAAAATCATAAGTTAGCAGCGCATCTGTAACCACATTGTCTTCATATACGTTGTTTATAAACCATGCACCATTTCTTACATACTCTGCTTGATTAGTATTCTTGATAACAAGGTCTATAGTAATATAGTGGTGTTGTTTCTTTAGCTCCTCTACTGCAGCCATTGCTGCAAGCAGTTCCCAATCATGCCCTTCAAAGCGTAATAGAATTGATTTTTTCAAGTATAGTTATCTCCTTATTTTGGTGGTCTACCCCTTGGTTTGATTATGTTTTTTAATATGTATGGAGTAGGTATGTAGGCATGTATAGTGTCCCCTGGCTGTAGTTGTGTATCTACAAATCCTCTAGATAAACTATAAGTTATATTAACAGATGTTTCATCTATTTTTTCATAGTGTTCTGGTGTAATAATTGCGCCTGTAGTTGTTATTAGTAGAATGTCTTCTAAGTTATAATCTGATTCTGGTAGTGTAATTCTACAAGTGTATTTGTTTGGTCTTAATGTTTTTATATACATAGTTAGCCCTCCTGATACATCTTATATGTCCACAGTTCATCTGTGTTTGGTATATCATAGAATGGGAAGAATGATGTATCTAATCTTAGTATGCTTCCATCCTCTCCTTGCTTTATTGTAACTATCCAACCACCTAGATGTGCTGGAAGTCGTTTCTTTCTCATGAATGGTGTTTGCATTTCTGTACATCCTGCTAAAAGTATGTGACAATTTCTGTAGAAAAAGTATCCTGCTTTATGATAGTGCCCCATTATTAACATGTGTGGTTTATCTCCACCCATATAAGATGATACTTCTTTCTGAGGGGCATGGCTAATCGACTCGGCACTTCCTCCACCAGGATGGTTTATACGTATTCGAGTAGGTGCTATACCGTCTGGATGTGTTATTTCTACATCGTGCTCCATGTATCCAAGATAATGTAAGTCTGTGCGTCCTGCGCGTTTTGCAACATCTTCAGCATATTGTCCAATATCAACTCCTGTTGATTGTACCCACCAGCCCTCATGGTCATCTCCTGCTATATAGTATGTATCTATATTTGGTCTACTTGGATAGTTCTTTACAAAATAGTTTACTTGATTACCAAGTCCATGTATATTTAAATCTTGTTTGTTGAAGTTCTTTTCCCCATCTACCCAGTTACCGGCATTATATACCGTTGTAACTCCTTCTTCTTCAAATATGTCATATAAATCATGTAGTACATCTTCTCTTGCGTATTTAGAGCATAAATGGTTATCGGATACAACTCCAAACTTAAAGGTGTTTCCGTTTGAATAGTTTACCATGTGTTGTGATTTTTTTCCAATTGGTGGAGGAGAAAACTGTATGAATGGTTTATTAGAAGAGTCTACTAGATAGCGTTTTGCGGATAGTCTTTCTGCGGCTTCTTCTATTCTTTTTGGTGAGATATCTAAAGCATTAGCGGCTTCATCTATAGTGAGTGCAGTTTGTGATCTCTTTAAAAGTTTTAATAATTTTAAATCTCTGTCATCTTCTGGTATATCTTCTTCTGGCATATCTGTTATAGGATCAAAATCCTTTCGTGCAGGAAGTTCTCCTATTGTTTTGCATACCCTTAAAAACTTTCCTACTTTATCAGGAGTTGATTCAAACATATTACTTAGTTGTAAATCTGATGCTCCTGCTCGATATGCTGTTTTAAATCTTTCTAAGTCATTAGGTTCCCAGGCCATGTTGATCTCCTTTATAATTAGAGTTGGCTTTTACAATTATATTATAGCATACTTTTACTAATTTATCTAGTATTTATCCATATAAATTTAAAGTTTCTGCGATTTCTTTCATTCTATTTTGTCTTACATTCATTGCTATATTTATGTTGTCTGATGAGGCATTGGCATCTGGAACTGAGTTTACCCTAATTCGTAGATTTTTTATACCATTTCCTGATAGTAAATTGTTTAAAGTTTTTTGAATATGTGAAGATGAACCATGTACTGTTGGTAGTTGTACTTCATTTGTATTATGTTCTGCTTCAACTACAACCTGTGGATAGAAACCATAGTCAAGAGGGTCTGTATGTTCTTGTACTGTAGTTCTTGCTTTAAGTTGTTCTAAGTCTACTTCTGGTGACCATCCTTTCCAGGATTCACCTGGAAGTGTGTGTACTTTAAAGTAATCACCGAGTAGTTTTCTTTTTGGTATATCTTCTTCTTCAATACCAAGGTGTATTCCAAGTAGCCTTTGTTCGTAATCTGGGAGAAGTCTATAGGCTTTTTTTCTTTCTTCTGGTGTTGATCCTGTTATCAATCCATTTATTATTTCTCGTTCATACTTTGGGAGTGCTCTAAATATATTCATGTATGGTCCGCCAGGATCGGCTCCATACATTGTTGATCTATATTTTTGTTGATATAATACTGCTTGTGTTGCTAGTGGTCCAAGTGCTACTGTCTCGGATCTACTTTGTAGTTCTTGTATTTCTGCTCTGATAGCCAACTCTTCTTTTGATCCACGTTCATTAGCTAATAGGTGTTTTCTTCTTTTATCCTCTAGCTCTCTAATCTTTTCTTTTCTCCACTGTCCAAGATTACGAGCCCGATCATCTATTTCTTCTACGTCTGTTCCTTCTTCATCATTAGCTAGTTTAGCAGTTGCTTCATATAGTCTTCTATATTTTATATACTCTAAGGTATCATAATATTCTTCTACATCTCTTCTCTTTTGTGTTCTATTTGGTATCCAAGGCTCTCCTGTTAGTGCTTCTTGTCCTTGTCGAAGTATTGAAAGTCCAGCTCCTATTGCTGCTCCAGCAAGCGCTGCTTTGCCTCTCATCTTTTTTGTTCTCATAAATAGAGAGGAAAATACTCCCGCTCCTACTGCTGCGCCTATTGCTCCTTTAGCTACATATGACTGTATTGTTGGTTCAATGTAAGAACTATAAGCAGACTCCCAGCGTCCATATTTTTTTCCATAAACTTGACTTCTTACATATTCTTCATAAGGAGATCTGATTTTAAGAAATTTTGAATTGAGCATTGTATCAGCATGAGATATTGTCTCATAGCGTGCTCCAGCAGTTATTTCTTTTTCAGTAAATCGAGCATATATACCAGCAGCAGACCATTCTTCTTTTTCTATTCCAACTCCAGTTTGTATTAGATCAGCATTAATGTTTCTATTGTGTGCCATGACAACAGCATGCTGTGTTCCAAGTACATCGTCAGCATATCTATCTTCTGGATCTTTATTTACTAAAGCTGTTACTTTTGTACCTTTGCGAATACCGTACTGACGATATAATACTTCAGCTGGAGATAGGTTTTCATTTTCTCCATACTCATCTGTAATTCTTTGATTAGAAGCCCTTACTCCAGCAAGACGCAGTGGATGTTCAGATTCTCTAACCTGTAGTGTATTGGCATCCATTATGTTACTGACTGTATATGTCTGTTCTTCTACATTTGCGTTTTTAAATCTATATGGAAATAAATCAAGCCGTTTCTTTTGTGCTCCAGCTCTTTTCTTAGCAGCCTGAAATCTATCTCTTTGATCTTCTGTTAGTTGGTCATCATGTGGTAGATATCCCTTTAGTTGTTTATATTCCTGTGAATATGGCGAATTATGTGTTGCATACCCTAATACACAAAAAGAATTATCGTCCTCTATTGTCCAGTTATATACCTCTCCAGAGTAGGGCTGCTTTTCTGTTTTTATTACTTTACTTACTAAATAGTTACCATCTATCCATGCTTGTCGCCTTCTATTTTCAGGCCGTACATAGCTTGGAGCTTTTCCAGTTACCCATGTAACAAAGTCATATGCTACAGTACCAAACATCCTAACTCTATAAATTTGTCGTCTATCTTGTTTAGGAAAGTATGACTTTCTTGTGGTAAATTGGACACTTGCTACAAATCCGTTTTGTAGAAGCATATCTCTAATGCCTAAAGCAAGTTTAAGGCTAATAGTAGTCATTTCGGCTTGTAGTTGATGCCCAGTTTTACAATCATTGTGTTTGGATGCACATAAACAACCATCACCTGCAAAGTAACTAGATAGTAATTGACGTTGGAGTTCCGAATCTAGATTAAAAGCCCATTGTGGTAATTGTTTTGTTGCGGAACGTTGTCCAAATATATTACAAAATAATTTTCCTATTGTTTGATTAGTTACACATACATACCTTGAATTACTTTCTGGTTTTGTAAATATTTTTGGAGTAGTTTCACAAATATCTGCAAAGTAATCTTTTAGAAAATTTGCTGTTTCTATCTCATTTATGTTAAGGCTAAATATTAAACCTTTTGGTTGATGAGTTTTAGTTGATCTACCATTAGATGAGCCTTCTGCAAGATATACGCCAGCTGCTTTAGCAAATCTAGCATCTACTAGAAGTTGGGATATACAAAATGTATTACATCCTTGTCGTTTGGGATGTAGCCAAGTATCTTCACGTAGTGTATAACTATCTGGTAATATATCTTTAATATTTAAGAAATTAGGTGGTGTTTCTTTTTTAGGAATTGGATACAATACTACATCATTGGACCTAATATCTCCTAATGCAACCCAGTCTGCTGTATCTATAGGATAGCAATATCTATTAAATTCGTTTTCATCAGATATAATATTATCATTGTTGGCGTTATATTGTGGTATATTTTTAGCATTGCTTGGGGCTTTAATTGTGTAAATCGGATGTTCTGGAGTTGCTAATAATGGGTGTGCTGGTATGAATGCAACATTTAGTTTTATGAGATGTGGACTATAGTGGCGTATAGCACAACGAGTGACAGCTTTAGAATCTCCTTTATGGGAAATAACTCTATCACCAACTTTAACATCTTTTGCTAGTTTTACTGAGCCATCTGATGTGCGTATATACGTAAGTGGATGTACACACGTATCTGCCAGGATCTCAAATCTTGTTGTCATATCATATAGATCTGCTCTTGATACCTCGCCGGAGTCAATCATTTCTCTAACTTTTGATCGTGCTTCTTCTACTTTCTGGAATAGATTAGATACTCTTCTTTTTGAATATCCTACATGTTCTATTCTTGTTTGTTCTGGATTGTCTCTATTCATATAGAATAGCAATCCTCTGTGTATTCCAGATTCATTCATGTAGAAGTTTAACTGATCTAAGTGACTTGCGAATATTTCTCCAGAATTAAATCTTTTATCTGACATAGATTTAATTTCTGTTACATATTTTTTACCATCTAAGTTTAATAACGCACCCATATGTCCAGAGATACCTAACTCTGGATTATAAAGTTCTACTTCTTCATCTTCTAATATACCAAGTTTTTTCCATTTGTTTTGGTATTTTTTGTGTATTTGAGTTCCTTCATCCATTATGTTTTCCATATAAGCAGAGTTGGCTTCTTTTATGTTTACCATTTCTGCTACTAACTCATTTACACTTTTACCAAGAGAGGATGCTCGTGTTCTCATTAAAGGCATATTATGTATGCGTTCATATGCACTTCCAGGTAGTCTTACTTCCCCCGCCGCTCGTAATTTTGTATACATGTCTCCTGTTTGGAAATTCGTGAAATAATTAGACCCAGGTAGCCATGTTTCTTCAAAAGCGTTTGGTACTGTATTGTATTCCTCTACCTGTCTAAATCTGTGAGGCATAAATCTTCTACCTATCTCGGAGTTATGTACAATCATACCAATTGTACAGAAACTTGGATCTCCATCCATAGTAAAGTCATATACTAATCCTTCATAAGCTGTTGGATAGTTTTCTTTTACTTTGAAATAGATAAAATTAGCGTCTCTCCAGGAAAGCCCTTCATTGTTTGAGTTATCTGGTTGATAATTACCAAAATGTAATAAGCCTAATTGATCTCTTAAATTTCTTGCGTCATTTCCATTTAAAGTTACACAAAATTGTGGCTTTGTTTTATATCTTTTTTTTGTAATGTCATTAATAAAGAATCTTCGTTTTCTATTTTTTATAGATAAACTTGGAGTATATCCTAACATTATTAAGATATTAAATATTTGTAACGCCAGTTTATATGCTACAATAGATATTCGTAGATCTGTTTTATTTGTTCTATCAGACCTACAATGCCCATCTCCACGAAATAGTCCTTCTAATATTCCTAATAAAAATTCTTTTGGTGTATTTAATAGTTCTGAAGGAATACGTTTATCATTCTTTGCTCCAAAGGCAGCAAATATGAATTCGGCAAGAACTCTATTACATACCCTTGTATACCAGTATCCTTCTTTTGTTGTTGCTGCTGTAGTATTTAATCCTAAAGAGTTTGCAAAATCTTTACAGAATGTGGCATAAGATTCTTCATCTCTATCATAGGCAAAATGAATTTCATAAAGTCTTCCTTTATCTCTATTACCAAAACTTCCCTCTGCTAACCATAGTCCTAAAAACTTTCCTAAGTCTTTTGTTAATAGTAGTTCTTTTGGAAAGGATACTGCTGCGTTTTTACAATTATCAAAGGCAAATCTGTTATCAAAATCTGTTATAGAAGATAGTCCTATAGTAGTTACTATATTTAATTTAGTTAGTATATTACTTTGTTTGGGTATTGGATATGCTATATAATCTCCTTTCTTTATGTATTTTGCTGCTATCCATTCTGGAGTATAGTGTTGATGATAGTTAAATTCACAGGATTGGAATTTATTACAGTGTGGAATACAAGATGAATTCTTTTTTCTTCCATCTTTATGTTCACAATATTCTGTACTTATTGCGAATACTGGATGTTCACTTGTGGCACTAAGAGGAAATCCACCACAGTATGTTTCTATACAGCGTATGTCTTCATTAATATGTCGGCTATGTACTGCTAATACTTCTTGTGGTATTCCATATCTGGATAGTAGTGTGGTTCCAGTTGTAATATCTTTTACTTCTATTGGTGTACCAAAGTCTTGTTGTAGTAACATATTTGGAGTAAGACAAAGAAAACCTCCTAATCCTCCAAGCTCCGCTTCCCAGTATTTACGTTCATAACTGTATGCTCTTGAAGCATCAGCCATTACTGTTCCAGTTCTATCTCCAAGAGGAATACCTGCCATCCATCCATAGAGTCCCATCATTTCTCGCGTTAGATAACTACCTAATTCTGCGTTACCTATGTAATCAACATCTTCTAGTTGTTCTGCTGTAAATGCTTTTTCTTGTCCATAGATATCTTGTAGGCGTGCTGGTATATTAGATGAACCTTGTGATTTAAGTTCTCTATTTATTTTTTCAAGTTGTTTACGTATTACACGCCTTGCTCCACCTATTGTTCTTTTACTCCATGGATCTGACATACCTGGTGGAAGTTCAGATAGTGCTACTTGTCCTGCTGAGGTTAGAGTAGCAAGAGAACCTTCAGTCAATATCATTGGACTAGCAGAGTAGTCTGCTAGGGTTTCACTTCCTTTTCCACCTCTAATTGGTTGGTTCCATTTTCCTCCACCTGCTTTTGCTTCATGCTTAGTAGCTTCATTTAGTGCTCTTAATTGTTTTTTAGATTGTGTTTCTTCTAAGTTTTCTGGCAGATAATCTGGGTGTAATACTCTTCTCGGTTTTATTATCTTTCCTATTGTTGCGTTTAGTATTGGACCCCATAGTGTTTCACGAGTAAAAGGCTCACCCGAAAAAATGTATGGCCGATCTGGATTTGGGCCTACAGAATGTTTGTGCTCAAAAGCGTACGGATCTAATAGCCTATTGATAGTACTGAGTGGGTATCGAGGTGTAGGGATAGCAGATCGACTCCAATAATCTTTATTGTTATAATCTACATTCTCAGCGCCTTGCCATTCGGAGTTTGCCAGTTGGTAAGGATCTGGCATAAAGTAAGATACTCTATCTCCATAAAATGCCGATCTTGAGCCAAATAACCAGAACCTTCCTTTTCGTATAGGAACATAGCCACTATCTAATTGCTTTGCCATGTCTGCTTTGTTTAATCCAGACATGTAGTATTTAGATCCTGGATGTAGTTCTGCGAATTTTTCCCAATCGTTAAGACCAGCCCACTGTAGTTTAAGGTTGGCTCTTATGTTTGCTATGCCCTCTTCTGGCCGTGCTCCTATTAAGTTTTCACTTTCATAGTTTATATATTTCCATGCTTCAACTGCTGCTACACCAGGTAGTATTCGTTGAACAACTAATCCACGTATTATGTCTGCTCCACTTCCAAGGTTCTCTGGATTTAATCCTAATCCAAATGGAGTTAGTGCTTCATTTAATCGTGTAGCAAAGAAGTAAGGTTTTAGACTGGTTCGTGTTATACTTCCAGAATCTGCACCTTGTACAAATGTACTTGCGTATTGTTTTGTAAAATCTGATCCAGCAAATTGCTTTATCATGTCCTGGAATGATCCACCAGATTTGGTAATATCATTAAGTGTTTTAATTAGTCCAGCATGTTGTTTTACTAATAGGCGTTGTGGGCCTTCATATACTTGAGGAGGAGTATGTATATCAAGAAGACCTAAGAAGTTATTCATTACATATTCTGAGGTTTCTTTTATTGAGGATGACTCTACTTTTTTAGTTAATAGATCTCTGGCTGCCTCTGCTCCTTGTACTTCTAATACGCTTCTTATTTGAGAACCATAGACTGCTGCTTTTGCTAATTCTAATTCTTGTTCTTCTAAGCCAAATCTTGCTTGTGTAAGTTTTGTTATAAGAGGCGTAGTTATACCTAACTCTGTTGGATTTGCATATCGTATGGCATATTCATCTATGAGAGCTTCTCTCATCAGGTCTATGCCGTGTTTAGATTCTGGAGCACCAAGAAGCCTATCCATAAGCGGTGATTTGCTTGTTACTCTTTGTGTTCTATCAAGAACTTCATTTGGACTTACACTAAAGTCCTCTAATAATATTGATAGTTTTTTAGAAGAAGCCTTTAGGCCATATGACCTATTCTGTTGGAAGAATTTTACTATATCAGCATCATTCTCTATGTTCTGTAAAACACTCGCAACCTCTGGAGCATTAGGAAACATTCCTGTTTGAAGTGTTTTTCTTACATTCTGTGGAGATATTTTTCCTACTTTTTGTAAGAGAGTAGCTACTGTTCTTATGTCTTTTTCCATTGTAGCAGCAGGCGCTGTTGGATTCTTATATATTCGTTCTAGTGCTCCTGCTGGATAGCTTTTAGCTATTCTTGCTAGTTCTGAGTTTTCTGGAAACTTAGAAGGATCCGCAAACTTAGTAAAGATAGATCTTGCTTGTCTAAATACAGAGTCTGTTGGTTGTCTTCCTGTAGAAAAGAAATTTTGTAACTTCTCTATAATTGTATTTCCACCTGTACCAAATCCAGCTAGATCTAATAATTTTCCTGATCCACTTCGAGTAATTCTATCTTTTTTTGCTGCTTTACTGGCTAATAGGTTACGCATTAAATGCTCACCAAGGCCATAGTCAGCATGTAGTGCGGTTATATTGTCTACAGCATCTGATATTACATTATCTATAGCTAGTGAGTCACCAAAGCGCATTCCAACAGCAGTATTACCTACTAAAGATATGTCTTGGTTTCCTGAGAATAGTCCTTTTATTAGTGCTTGTTTACCAAGAGTGTTACTTTTTATAAGAGTATGTCCAAGTTTAACTTCACCTGTTAACCAAGGAAATAATCTAAATGGGCTGAATCCTCCAACAAAAGGTATAAGTGGTATTTCTACGTTTTCATTTAACCAACTTATACCTTTTCCTATTAACTTAGATGCTCCTCTAAGATCTGTTACTTGTTTTCCATTAACTGTCCATAGTTCTCCAAGAACTGCTTTGTTTATTACATCTGTATCAGCTTGTTTTCCTAGAGTGTGTGCTAAGGTTTTACTTGTTTTTTCTGCTTGCTCTATAACTTCGGCTGTAAAATTAGCTCTATTAGTTAAAACATTACCTACTGTAACGCGCTTAGCACCAAATACTTTTTCTGCTATTGCGTCTGTCCAACTACTATGTTGCCCTAAAGCAATGTTTGTATATTTTTCTGAAGATGCTGTTCTTTTTGTTAGAGCACGTGCTAGTAGTCTTTGATGTTCTTCTTTTGCTCTTGCTACTTGAGCTTGTAATGAAGATGCTCTTGGATCAGTTGGAAGTCCAAATGAGTTGTCAAATAGATGATCATTTGAAAGTCTTTTTCTAGCCGCTAGAAGATCTGCGGATATTTCATCTACACCTTTTCCTGTGCCTTCAAATGATGATCTAAGCCCAGAATAGGTATCATCCATCAGGTTTTTTGGAAGAGGATCACCAGGAGATATCCATGTTTTTATTCTACTATATGGAGCAACTCCACCCTCATATCCAAATAGATTATCTACTTGTGGGTTAACCCAACCAGCATCTCCAAGATATCCTCGTAATCGTTGTTCTCCTACTTGCATTCGTGCTCTACTTGGTATTGTTTCATTTATAGCACGACCTACATCATCTGCAAAACGTGTTAGAGCAAACCTTGCTTCTGTTCTTTCTGCTGTTGCTAGACGAGCAGCTATAGTCTCTGCACCACGTAGTGCAAAGGCTGCTATTTTCTTTCTACCAAGTATTGCAGCAGTAGCTGCACCTACTCCAAGTATTTTCCATCTTGTATTTTGGTTTTCGTATGTATTCATATAAGGTGTAGAAGTAAAAAAGGAACCCTCTATCTTTTAAAGCTGAAGGTTCCTTCTGTTTCAATGTGAGATGCTGCCTTGTTAATACCGTGTTCTTGAGGCTGCAGTGAGGATGGATTATTTATATTTGTTTGCTGTTGTGGTATTTGTGGCTTTTCAGTTTGTACTTTTGTATCTTCTGATGTATCTAAAAACCCAGACGTATCTATGCCATAAAGTCCTGCTGCTATTAATTGCGATTTTGCAGCTAATTTGTGCCATCGTTTTGGAGACATATTATCTAACTCAATATCTGTAATAGTTGGATGACAGAATGTTATAAGAGCATCAAATCGGGAGTCTTGTGTTTTTACCCAATTTGCTGCTTCTTGCTCTAGTGCTCTTACAGAATCTTCTGATAAGAAACCACTAGCATTTAGTATAGCTTGTGCTAACATAGAGGGTATACCAGCAAGACATTCATCCCATCCAGCAAATGTATCTGGTATGGATATGGTACATTGTTTACATATTAGATCTTCGAACTCAACAGAATTACCAGCTGCTTGGTTTTGAGCCCGTCGTAGTTCTCCTCTACTGATTAATCTATATGAGAAGACTTCATCCAATATAGTTATTGTATAGATATCTTCATATTCATTTAGATCTAACATGACTATGTTTTACAGTTTTTCTACATCTGGTTGGGCTGTATATCCAGATATGCTAAGAACAAATTCTGTAATTGTTTCACATAGTCCGGCTGGTTCTTTATTCCAATCTATTTTTTTAGGCCATATTACGGCTCTGTCTGCTACTAATAAGTTTCTAAGTTCTTGGTCATTACTTTCTTGAGATTTTGTAACAGCAGCTCTCCATTCTTGTCGTGTTATTGGTCTTACCATAAAAGTAAAACTATCTAATTTTAGTGACCATAAATCTAAAGGACATTCTTTTTTTAATTTTTCTATTTCTTCTGGAGTTGGGTCTGGTCTTGGTGCTGCTTTAGCAACTGAATCTATTTGTACAGACATTGCATCTGGAAGTTCTGGTACAACAAATCCACTTTTACCACGTATATACATAGATAGAGTAGATGGAATTCCTGCAGGTAGTACTGACCATCCACCTTTACCAAAGTCTGGTCTTGGACCAATAAGCCCACAGTCTACTACCTTATCATCAAAGTCTGCTTGTGATAGATTTGGATTATCATTTACTAAACGTACAACTGTATCCCAGTCATCTTTATATAGAGGCCGTATAATAAAGTCTGTATCTGCTACACCTACTTTATATATATCTCCATATTGTTTTTTTAGTTCATCTATGTTTGGCTGACTGTAATCGAATTCTGATAATGCTTCGTGATTCATGTTGAGTTCCTCCCTAAGCGACTGTAGAAGCTATAAAACTATAAACTTCTAATATATTTTTTCCTGAATCGTCTATTGATTTTGCCACACTTGTTATGTGACAATTTTGTAAAGTTTCTAATGTTCCCCATCTTGGAAATCTACTTCCTTGGGCGTATGAGTCATTATCTACATTTTCTTCTGGTTGTCCATACTTTACTACTATTTCAAATCCATCTTCTGTTGTGTAAAATTTTGGTCTGGTTTTAAATGAAGCTGATCGAGCTTGAGATGCTCCAGACTTTATTTTATATGCGTTTGATAACTCAGTATCTTCCCCCCAGAACGCACTGTCAAGCGCATCCATAAGTTCACTCCATAGTCCACCTTCTTCTCTATTCTTTGTAGAAGAATTCACAAAGTCCTCCATACTAAAGTCTCCTTTAAGAGCGAGTCTTTTCATTTCTAATACAGAAGCATCAGTTTCTTCTTTTGCTTCTTTTGTTAGTGCTTCTAGTTTTTTATCTATTGTTTCTGGACTTGCTAAATAATCTAATAACTTTGGTATATAGTAAGCTTCTTTAAAGTTTATAGTAAAAGACCCTTGTACAATTCGTGCTCCGTGCGTTACAGACCTATATGTGTAATCAGCATATCCCATATTTGGTCGTGTTTGTTCAGCTTCTTGGAATGTAAGTTGTATTATTTCATCCATATAAATGTTACTAAAGTAACAGCTCATATCTAATCCTGAATAGTAATTAGAGTTAAAAGAGCGCTGTAATATCCAGTCAGGTGTATCCTTACGAGTTTCTCCAGTTCTATAGGTAACTCCAGGCATTGTTCTATTACTATTAGATGGTAATTTAAATAATCTCATATTTTCCTACTAGAATGTTGGTCCAACTATATGTATTCCGGTTTGATTTATGTGCAGTAGCGTGTCATCAAACACAGTAGAAGTATCATATTGTGTTTTTGAAAATGCGTTATCATCCTCTGTATAGTTGCTTTCTCTACTAACATATTCAGAACCATCATTGCTATTTTTGCTTGTTATATATGCTGGTTGTAATGGAGTTCGTGATATAGCCATGTATGAATAACTTTCCATTAGGGCTATGTTGTCTAAACTATAGGTTATACCTTCATCTAGTATTGTTATGCCTTCTATTGTTGAGTAACTTGCGTTTCCAATTTCATTTACAAATGTTATAATTACGTCAAATCCTGGAAACTCATCTGCTAATACAACATCTGGAGTCTTCCACATTTTTCTTGCATTATCTGTTATTTTGGTAAAGGCTTCTCTGTCAATTGTATTAAATGCAAGTGTACCACCAATCAAACGGTGACCAGCGGTAAATCCTTTTGGCCCTATTCGTGAACAAGATGTGACAGGAAATTTATCTCTGTGTGAACTTACTGACAACATTGCTAATGTTCCAAGAAGCATTGGTTTTAATATGCCATATGCTGGTTGTGGTTGTATTGTTGCAATAATATCACAAGCAGAAAAAGCACGAGTTGTATCGTATATAGGATTAGTAGTTGGTTGTTGTGACATGATGATGTGTTTTAGCTTATGTGCTCTTTCCTATTATACATTATAGTAAATATCTATAAATTTTTATAGTTTATAGAGGAAAAAAGAAGAGGCCGGTGTGTTATGCCGACCTCTTATAAATATGTCTACTAGAGAGAGGTCGTTGTAGTGAGTTCCTTTAAGTTGTACCGTACTTAGAGTTAAACTGTACAGGAGACTCAATAGCAGTTAGAGGTATAACCGTTCGTGCTATAAAGGTATATGCAATTTCTGAACTTAAATCATCCATAGTATATCCACTTCCTTCATTTAGAAGAGTAATACCATTGATGGTTGCCCATGCTGCATCTCCATTTTCGTTTACCATTGTAAGACAGATATCAAACTCAGGTATTTCATCAGAGTATCTTACTACTCTATTTCTTACCATATTATAGACTTCTGCAACTTCTCTTTGCACATTAGTAAGAGTTACATCATTACCATTTGCTCCAGGAAGAAGGTCTACTGTTGGGTTTCCATTTATTGCAAAGCGGTTATTTATATCGCTTATAGCATTTACTGAAGAGAATTGTGAATACTCAGTTTCACTTATGAGTCTTTCCATTTGCTCAATCTCTCCAAACCTTGTACCATACAGTGTTTTTCCTGTATCATCTGCAAAATGATCTCTTAACAGAGCATGTCTATCGAAGTTAGTAAATACTAACGTTCCAGCTATTCCGCGTTTTCCACGTACAACAGCACGTAAGTCACAGTTTCCCATTGTATATATAGGTAAAGCTTCTCTTGTAATGCTGACAGTAACAGCCTGTAGTGTTCCACACTGCTTACCATTTATGTATGCAGTCATGTCACATCCAGAGAATGCTCTCATATTGAGTTTATTGTTTGCTAATATTCGGTCTGCCATTTAATTAACTCCTTAAGCACCCGTTGGTGGAGCAAGTTCGACTGTTACGTTAATGCTCCGTATTTGTAGGGCTGGCCGTATAACTAGCTCTACTCTTACTCGACCTAGAACTGTATCTACAGCATTAGCAGTTACTGAGAAGCTGTATCCAATGTTTTCTCCACCAGCTATAGCTCTGCTTTCTGCTATTGCATCTAACTCTATTCGTATTGCATTTCGGAACGCTTGTCTTGTTCCAAAGTGGTTTGGTTCTCCTATGAATCCTAAACCTATGTTTCTTATTCTTTCAATTACAGCATCAACTATTCGCATAATCTGAGCATGCTTATAGTCACTTCTACGTACTGCTGCTGTGTTATCAAGGTTTACAACTAATCGTCCATCACTGGCTCTTCGTAGTGCAACATATGCTCCACCATAACCATTTAGATCGTCAGTTGTATTGTAGGCTTGTCCACCGGCTAGTTGGTTTACTTGCTTATTTGTAAACTCATAAGTAACTCCTTCAAGTCCAGGTAGTGATTTGTTTGTTGTTGCACTTTGAGGCTGTAGTGTGCTCATGTATCCAGCAAAAACTCCAGCTGGGCTATCTATGTATGCTCCTAGTTGTTTTTGTGATAGTATAACATCAGGTCCAGCTATTACTTGCATATATCTTCCTGTGTCTACAGTTACTCCGGTACGAGGATCACTTGCTGTAAACTGGGAAGCACCTTGTTGTGCTGCATTCATTATATATCCCATTTTTAGGATATTTCTATTTGCATCTGCCATAGCTGCTGTACTTGTTATACAGTTAGTTACATGAGTTGCTATATCTGATCTTGCTACGTTAAGTAATGGATTTAATCCAATAACTCCTATTTTTGGGAATCCATTTATTGCTGCTAAGAATAAAGCACTTGCTAATTGTGTAGCAATTGATGAGTTACCAGAATCATCTCCAGATAGGTCATCATCTGCATAGATACCTGAGAGATATACTATATCTGCTGCTGTATCTTCTAATTCGCTAAATGCTCCACTTGTTGGATTAGCTATTGCAGTTGCATAATCTGTTACTGCAGTTAGCCCATCTCCAACACAAGCGTTTGTTCCTCCTGATAGGAAGAATGTGGAATTTAATGTAGCAGTTGGAGGATTTTCTGTATATGAACTTGTAGAGTTTGCTAATACCCTTATTGTTCTATTTCTTAGGTCATTATTTACTTCTGTCATTAACTGTGCAATAGTTTTTCCAGTAAGAGTATATGTAAGTGAATCTCCCTTTGCAAGTAAAGTTTGATCTATTATCATTGTGCCATTAGCTGAAGTAAAAGCTGCACTTATTCCATTATATATACGACCTGGATAAATAGATCGTAATGTCATAGTTGTTCCATCTAATATAGAGTCTGCAGAATTTGCACATTCTCCACCAACCCTCATTAGTAGAATGTCAGCACACCCTCCTAGAGCTACTTCATACATTCCTTTTATTAGTGTGTTGTTGTTGTAGTCTCCGCTTGTAGCGGTAGAAGTTGATGGTACTGAATAGTATTGATTGTATACAAGTGGCCCAAAAAGCGTTTCAGCATTACTAGCATTTACACGTACAGCTTGCCCAACTGGGCCGTCTAATGCAGTACCGATAACTAGTATAGTGTCGGTTAATGGGCCTCCCTCAACAATAGGAACCAGAAGACCATTATCTTTGTAGTGAATAGACAGTCCTGGTATATTTGCATTTGGCATTGATTTGTCTCCTTCGATGAAGATTAATTTAAAGAGTCCTTAGAGTATCTATTTCTAAATATTCATCGACTTTCTCGTAGTATATATAGTAAGTAGCACCTGTTTCTGGAGACTTCCCCCCAGTAATCCAAACAACAGATAACTGCCCAGAAACGTCGTCTTTGGTTATATAGTAGTCTATACTAAGTATATAGTCTGGTATTGTTCCAGAAGTTATTTGATTATCTCCTACTTGGTATATCTCTACTATACGTAAATCTTGCACTATGTTGTCTACTGTTTCCTGTAATGGGATGTTATCAATAGTTAGTGCACTTCTTGTTATTGCAAGAGTTTCTAATTTTGCATCCATATCTATTATCAACTTTATATTTCGTATATTTTCCAGATATACTGGATATATCGCTGTAAACACTGTTAGATATCTAAGAGATCTAATAGCAGTTCTAGATGGTACAGGTGGTAATGTGTAGTCTTTTACCTGTTCATTAAAAATGAATGTCTCAACTCCAGCTCTTACTAGAGCAGGAGTAGACTCCATTAGAAATTGCTCAAATCGCATCATCAAGTTATTTACTTCATGGTCTGAAGAATGATATAAATCAAATTGATATATTACCGTTGTCCATTGTCCAAAGTATAGAACACTTTTATTATTACTTGATGTTTCTTTTTTTCGTATTCTTTGTTTTCTTGTTTCTTTTCCGTCTTTACCAGGTATACGTCTATGAATACTCCATACTATTGTTGGAATAGTAACAGCTTCATCTGGATATTTTTCTGTAAAGAGTGTATCACTTATTACAGAGTGTTGCATACTAGCATGTAAGAGTTCTGGTATGTTAGTTGGATTGAGGTAACGCGGCATTTGTTGACACACCTATCTTAAAGGACATTGTTTGGATTTCTCCAATAACTTGTAGCTTTACTAGTATATTTATAGACGTTGGTAAAAATTCTATTACGTAGTTTACATCTTTTGCACTTGGTATATTTTGTAGTGCGTTTGTTACGTTTGAGTTTACTTCAGTTTTAGAATAGTTTGTTACTCCTATGTAGTTACTTAATGCATCATACAGTCTTGAACATACTGTTTGATAAGCTATAAAGCAAGTAGAGTTCCATTTACTATTTGAAGTTGTTCCTCTATAAACTGTAACTCCTTTTGATATTGTTCTATTTAAGAATATAAAACCTGCATTAACAAGTTCATCAATTGAGGTTGCAGAATATACAGGTGTAAAATCTGGTACATCTATCTTTTTCCAAGATGTAGTAATTGGTTCTTTTGCTAGTAGTGTTGCATAAGGAGCTGCTGCTCCATTCCAATATGATATACCATTGTATGGGGTGAACCATCCAGAAGCAGCTACTAACGATAAGAAGTATAGTTTTGGAGTCTTTGGAAGCAAGCTAGTAGCATAAGCAGCAGAACTTGCTGAGCTTTCTTTGCTCTTCATATTCTGTACAAACATAGTAGGTATAGACATATCTTCAAATAATGCTGTGTTTACTGAGCCAGATATATCTTCATAGTCTAATCCTAGAAGTGAAACTATCCTAATTCTTGATAAATCAATCCTAGTTAAAAGTGAAGTAACTGCGCTTGATTCAAATGTACCATTCAAGCCACCAGTTAGATGTATGGAACTAATGCCTTCTATTGTTCCACTACCAACTACAGCTGTAGCTTTTAACATTCCATACCCTTTAGCATAGTCTGTGTTTATTTCTTTTGTTAATTCTGCTGCGGTTAACGGCCAATCGCTATACCATCTAGTTGGATATAATCCGTTTTGAGTTACTTTTAAGAACCCTCCAGTTGCTGTAAATGTTACAGAGTTATAGGTAGTTCCTCCATAACGTGATTCTACAGAAACATAACTACTTCCTGTTCCTAATGTAGTTGATGCTTTTGTTCCACCAACTCGCATTAGATATATTGTTTCTGGGTCTGCTGTTTGTGCTTCTGCTAAACCTCTAGTTAGATTTGTAGGTCCAGCCTCTCTTAAAAACCTTACTATAATATTTTTGTGTTCTCCTACTTTGTTAAAGGCTATAGTTGTTCCTGTTAGTGTAAGATTATGTAAGTAGTAAGGTTCATGTGTTCCTGTATTGGTAGCATATAAAACATCAATAGAGTTATTCCAAGGAGTAACCATAAGAGTAATACCTGTACTTGAGGGTGTAAGGGTAAACGCTTCATACCTATATGCGCCAAATAGTTCATGTGCTTCACTATAATCTGTTATTAGTGTAGGCTCTTCTAGTGGCCCATCAAACGCTGATCCTATAAGTAGTAGTGGTATAGATGACATTTATTATTATATCCCAGTAGATAGTATTGTTTTTTGTAAAAATTCTTTTGTTGAATCTTCTATAGAGCATCCACCGACAAAAAAGCTAAGTTCTTCTTCTCTATATGCTTCTAACTCTTTTAGTCTATATACATGTATTATGCTTGTTGGTTGTCCTTGTGATTCTATTGAAGATATTGGAACATTCCATTCCACTTCTAGTACAAGGTCAGTTTGTTTTGGATAAGCAGTTTGTTTGAAGTATACCAACATATCAAAATCAGACATTATACCTTGTGCTAAACCAGCATCGTGTGTAAGACTAAATCTTCTAAATCTTACTGGTATGCGTTCTAATGTTATTACATGTCCTGTTCCATAACATGTAGGGCATAGCCCAGAACCTTCATTAGATATTTCAGAATAGCAATCTGGACATGGAAATTCTAGATTTTGTCTTATATAAATTATCCAGTGTGCATAATTATTTATAAAATTTTCAAACTCTTTTTTTATTCGCATATGCTATAACTAATACTATATTTTCTTTTATAAAATCAAAGAGTTCAAGTCTATTGATTTCATGTTATCTAGTTCAATTTTCTCAACGAGAGGGTTGAATACGACCCGCTTCACAGGAGAATATATTTATATCCTCTCCACTAGCAATAATATATTTTCTATACTATCTTTAGAATTTATCTATAAGTATATTTTGAAAATTCAGTAGATGAATTCATATGTGTATTAAATTGTGCTAATGTTGCTAAGGCCATTACTTATATTTCCTTTAGACCATATCTATGTGCGTGTTTATTATGTAATTCTTTGATTTTATGAGCGCCTATGTGCTTATCAAATATCATTATTTGACCCATTGATCCACCAAAAAGTCTAACACCATTACGATGTCCTAAGCGGCAAATTGTACTTGGTTGGTACTCTGGTATCTGTATTCCAATTGCTGCACCAGTTAGACCTCCTAATTGTACACCATTTACATAGTAGTATTTTCTAGGACCTTCTGGTATAATGTTGTATGCTGTTGCATAGAACATCCATATATTATTAACAATTCCTGGTACAGCTTCTGTTGAGAAAGTATTACCTCCGTGTATAGCAAGACCTAGTAGGTGTGTGCCTCCATCTCCAGTACCAGAAAAAGTAAAGTATGTACCATTCCATACACCACCTGCTTCATCTTGGTTAAAGAATGTTTGGCTAAACTCGGCATTAATGTTTTCTATTTTAGCCCACACACATATTGTCATTCCAGATGCACCATAGAGGTGTTCGATTCCACTTGTAGTATTAGCAAATATCTCTACAGAATCATTAACTCCATCAAAATATAGACTTCCACCTGCTTCTGGTTTCCACGTAGGCCCATCTAGGCTACCATTGTATCCAATACCCATAATGTCACCATGGGCTGGATTTCCATGTGGAGTCATACTGTGATCTACTATTCTATCATTTGTTTCAAGAGTTGAGTCTGCAAAGTCATAATATAGAATACAGTCTTCTGGTATTTCTAATGGATAGCTATCTGGAAGTATATTAGTAGTCGTCATATGATTTTACCTTTCTACTTCAGAAATAATCTCACAAGGAGAACTTTCATCATGACGATAAAGTATTTGTTTTACACTACCACTAGTTAACTTAGTTACTAGATAGGTATTAATTGTAGTTTGGTCTGATTGCTTTTCTACACATAAACTACATGTTATTGTATATGTTCCATCAAGATTATTTTTAAGTGTAAGGCTGTCTCCTCGTTCACTCATAGCAATAGGTAGTTTAGTTACTAAATAGTTAAAGATCTCATCTCTTTCGTTAGTGTTAGGTGTTGTTAGTATAGACTTGATTTGAAATTTAGCCATGTTGTTATATTTCCCTAACTATATAATCAATTGTTTCATCAAATAAGCCAGAAGCAGCATTTACAAATGTAAGTGCTAGTCCGCTTCCTAGATATGCTCCATCAATTAATTTAGTTACTGCTGTGTGACCTGTTCCACTTGGATCAAATGAGTCACCAGAAGTTGCTACTGTGAATGAAGTTAATCTACTGTATACGTTATCGTAAGGAATACCTAGTTCTGCATGGTATACATAGCAATCTATGCTTCCTAATGTAAATCCATTTCTTACTGTTAGAGAATATCGTTCTTTTAGTGGACTAGGTACAGTTAAACCTGTTACTCCGTAGTGAGTAGATAGAGCACCATTGTCTGCATCTATTGTTATTTGTCCACTTGCTACAAATGTATTTGGTAATATGTATCCTGCTCCCAGTAGAGTAGCATTAGAAGATACTGTTCCTGATACTGCTATTGGTGATTCATTGACTAACGTTGTGTTAAGTGTGTTAGAAAGTATTGCCATTCTATTGAACCATTCCTATTCTAAGTTCATTAGAACCTATTTCGCTATCAAATTCTACTTGAACATAAGTTGCTGCTCGTGGATGGTCATCAAGATACTGGTCTACAGATAGCTTAGATTGATCCATTGCTTCTAACGATGCATTGTAGTATGTAATCTCAGTAACAACTGCCGCTTTATTTGAAGATATTAATTGAGCAGGTGAAGTCCATGCTGCTGGTATTTTAAATATTTTACCTTCAAGAGTAGAACTCTCTGGTATAACTATATCTTCATTACCTATAAATGAATTTGTTTCTATTCGTATATCATCTAAGAATAGAACTCCAGTCCATGTAGCAGATGTTGCTATCGTTCCTTGGTCCATATAAAGAACTAATGAAGATACACTGTCTAGAGTTGCTAAATTAGCAGCAGTTAAATCAGCACTAATTAGAGGTAACTGTAGTTTATACCATGTTTCTTTAGTCGCTATTGCTGGTAAATCAACGTAGTATTGAGTTCCTGCTGCTAGTGCTGTATTATCAAATCCTACTTTAAGTTCTCCAGTAGGTAATGCAGATGTTACTTTAGCATAACAACTAAGATGAGTTCGTGATGTTATATCTGTATCGGCAGTAGCAGGAGCTACATGTGCTTTTATTCCAGTACAAGCAGATGAATCTAATTCAAATGTTGCTGAATATGTTCCTACTTTATTTACTGTTGATGTGTCTAATGTTATACCAGATGTTCCTGTTGTCCATGCGCTTTCACATGTGCTTAAAATTGCTTCACTATTTATTAGTGTTACACCAGTAGCATGCGTTATAAGCTCATTTGTTGCTATATTTACATCTACTGGTTTTGTTTGATTCCATCCTACTGTCATATCTGTATTATCCTTTTATCTTTTTCTTACTAGAGGTTGTGTATCTCTAGCTTTAAATGAATTTAATGAAGTAAAATCAGATGTTACTACAGATCCTATTGATACAACATGTGCATTTGTAGTTTGATTTACTATACCACTTGCTGCTCTACTAGAAATTGCTACATCTAGATATGGATGTTGTGAATCTACATTTCCATATGTGTCTATCAGTATTGTTTCATCTTCCCAGAGTTTTGGAGATGATTGGTCTATAAATTTTAGTATTAAACTCTGGCATGTTAATTCTAAAGCACTAAGCTCTGCTTCAACTAATCCTCCGGTACCAGTAGTTGGTAGTGTTCCAATGTTAGTAAAGTCAGCAGCATCTTTTTTAATTGTCACATCTCCGACTTCGAAGTGTGTTGGTATTGCAATATCTGCACTTCCACGTTCAGTAAGAACAATTCCACGTAATGTTGTTGTAGTAGCGTATAGTCGTTGTAGTATTTGCATACGATGCTTTCCTCGTTTGCCGCCTAAACCATCATATTGTATATGGTCATTGTAGCATACGTTTGGTTGTTCATAAGTTGCATTCCACATATCTCTTCTATTTGTTGTCTATGGCGGCTACTTTGGCTGCTAGTTTCAAATTTATTGTTGCAATTCTTGCTTGAAGTCTTGTTATCTCTGCCTGTAGTGAAGTCTTTTGCTCTTCTAGTAAATCTGTGGCTTCTATTCGCTCTGTTGTTGTTTTAATTCCGCCAGTTACTTTTTCATATATATCAGACATTAAGATGGTTCTCCGAGTTTATTACTCAAATATTCTAAGTGATAGTTCTTTATCCATACATCAGCATCATAAGTGTCTTCATCTGCTGTAGCATCTCTATAAAATCTAAATAGTATCTTGTCATGTGGTTGCCAATTCGTAGTATCACAAACTCCATCTATTGTAATATGCATCTCAAAGGCTGTTTCATCGTCTTCTATGGTTTCATCTATGTAACCAGTAGATGTGTCTGTAGCAAAAGTAAACACATCACCTTTAGTTATTCCTTTATATTCAAATCCCATACGGACATTGAGATCACCTGTTCCATCTGGAGGGCTTTCTACCACAAAAGCATAGTGTCCTCTTAGACTTCCTGTTCCTTCTGCGAAATCTAAAGGCACAACCCACGTGTAGTAAACACTTTCTTCTGTCCCGGCATCATATCTATGGAAACCAAAGTTATCTATATTATCATTAGCTGGATAGTTAGCAGCAGGTATTTTTACTGCTTGAACAGGAAGGTCATCTGATACCCATACTCTTGCGTTACCATTAAGGCTAACAACTCCAGATGAATCTACAGATAGGAAGTGGGTTGTCCCTCCATCTCCTAATACAACACTACCAGTAGATACTGGAGTTATATTTATATCTCCAGTTCCAGTGTTGATGTTGGCATCTGTTTTATCGTGATGTAATGACATCCACTGAGTATTATTAGTATCTGGACTTGTATCTGAGTGTATAAACAATGTTGGATCTGTTTGCAGTCCGTGATCAAAATTGGACCACGTACCCGAACTGTTAGCGATTATTATATCGTTACCAACATCGTCATACAGTATGAACACAAGTTGATCCCAGCTTATAGTTCCAGCCAGTGTTAAAAGATTTGCACCACCACGCTTCATATAGATGCTTGGGTAACCAGCTCCATTAATTGTAGCTGTTGTAGCAGCGTCTAAGGTTATATTATCTGCTATTAGATTCATATCATCGCCAGCAGTTACAACATTAGCAACTATTTCAAGAGAGTTACCATCAAAAGTTAGTGAGGCATCACCAGCAGTACCTAATTTTAAACTTTTACTATCTGCTGTAATTTCTATGTCTTCTGGTGTCGTTATTCCACCACTAGCAGTTACTTCATTAGCAGAAAGTAAAGTTGATGCATATATATTAGGTGCATTTATGTTTCCACTGGCATCTATTACATTAGCAGATAGTAGAACTGGAATATTTATAGTTGGGGCAGATAGTATACCGCTTGCTGTTAGTGTATTAGCAAGTAATAAAACAGGTACACTTAGATTAGGAATTGTAGCGCTTGTAAAGAATGTATGTGTATGTCCTGGGTCCGTAGATACTTTTGTTAAATAATCTAATGAAGAGGTTACTACAGATCCTGTTACTCCAACTTTTCCTTCTATAGCTTCTATTGCATCATTGGAATCTGAGTGTTGAGTTGCGTGTGGAACAACTGATTGCTTATCTGTTGCAACAGGATTGGTTAGTGTATCTAAATCTGTTGGAAAGTTTGTTGACATACTGTTATTACTTTAGAATGTTTTCTTAAACATACCAGGTACATTTAGTGACTGGTCATTGCGTCTTTCACTTGGATTCCATCTACTGGAGCGTACTCCCACTTTAGGAATAGTTTGTGCTCCAAACATGACTTCTATTTCTTCTACTTCATCTTCTAAATCTTTTAATATTTTTCCAAGTTCTGTAAGTACAGTACTTCCTACGTCTACTGTGAAGTCTCCAAGTTGTTTTCGTCTATCTGCTTCTTCAAGAAGTTCATATCTTTTTAATCGAAGTAAAGCATGTGCGGAGTGTACTGTTACAAATTTAGCCATATCATATGTAGTATCACGTAGATATGTTTTTAGCGCAGAAACAGATGGAGTAGATGAATTATATGCTGCCCATAGATATTTATTACACTCTATAGATGATAGAAATATCTGCCTATTAATAAAGTCTATAGTGTAGTCTGATAGAAACTCCCCAAATTTTGCTCTTAGTGTAGCGTATCCTATGTAGTATGGGACATAGTTACTTGTAAAGTAGTAAGATAAACTTGCCGCTGTATTTCCAGAAATACTTTGTATGTTGGCTACTGTCATTGTATACTTAGTATTTGGAATCATAGAATCTGTTGGAGTAAAGACTACAGAGGATCCAACTGTAGTTAGTGTGCCCGCTAGGGTTCCGGTGCTTCCACTTGGATCATCATCTACTGGAGCATATGTGATATCAAAATTTGTAGAGTTAACTGTACCAGATGCTACTGTATCTGAAAATGTTATAGAGATTGTTGGCCAAGATTGTTGATTACTTGATTCTGATGTTGGATATAAAGTTGTAGCACCAAAATCGCTTGCCCGTGGATATTTTATCTTACTATCTATTGCTGCGCTTACAAATGTTCCATAGAAGAAGGATCTATAATCACTCCATGGTCCATCTGTTGTTCCTGATGTTGCTCTTACTTTCCAGTAGTATGTTTTTGTGTCTGTAAATAAACTTGTATCTGGAGTTAAATATACACTTGAGGTTGGGTCTGAGTATATTAATGCTTCTGTATTAAACTGTGGAGATGTAGCAATATATACATCATAATTTAGAGCACTAGCTACTGCCGACCATACAAGTGTTGGTATTGTTGTATGTGAAGTATTTGTTGCTGGAGCAATTAGTGTTGTTTGTAGTAGTGAATCAGCATCTACTTGAAATACCCAAGTAACATCATTAGCCATTTGCCTACCGGCTTCTGATACGACATCATTAAGTACTGTTACTTGATAGTATTGTCCATTCGTTAAAGACGCTGAAGGAACTACAGTTAGCTTATCTATACTTGAATTATAAGAGGAGTATACTAGATCTACAGATTCCCCAGTATTTTGATTTACCAACAACATATATTGATTTATAGTACTAGAAAATTGTGTTTGCTCTACAGGCATAGAGAACTCTACTGTAATATTAGGTAGTGTTCCTACTCCTGTTGTAGCAGTTGTTGGAGAATATGCAATTACTGCTGGATAATATCGTGTAGTTAGATCCATTACTGCCTTCTTATGTTAGATAGATAAGTATTAAGATACTGTGGAGTCATGGTTTATCTGACTCCACAGTGTTCTTATAGTTGAGGTTACATACTCTTTGTTCTTACTGAGTAGAGTGGTTCATAGTTAGGTGTAATATGGATATTCTTTAGTGCAACTGCACTCTTTCCACCATTTAATAGACCTAATCCATAGCGTTCTTTGAATTTCATAGACAAGATATCTCGTCTTGGATCATCGAAGCTATCTATCATCATTGGATCACGTTCTAGAATCACTATACCGTTGTTTCTATCAACGATATATATATCAGAAACGGGGCCTGTTCGGTTAGATCCAACGCTATCTAATGTTAGCGCAGTACTTGTAGAATATGGACAGAATGGAGTTATCATTACATTAAGATTCCAAGGTAAGTTGGAAGCTATATTATCTTGACCCATTGTTCCATAAGTTGTTCCAATTGAACCATGTGTTAGTAACTGGAACTGGAGTCTTGGATCCTTCATAAAGATAGTCCAAGCAAGTGGGTGCATTATAATATCAGTTGGAGCATATTCATGAGCAATCAAGCAACCTATTGAATCAATAAGGTCGTTGAAAGATAGAGATCCGTTGATATTACCAGAGGCATCTACACCTTTTGTCCATCCGTTTTCGTCTGTGGTATTAGAGTTATCTATTGCTACATATGCTTTTGATTGGAACTCTCTGAAGATTTTTTCTTCTTTGTGTCGAAGCATAGCATATCCTGCTGCCTCTATGTAGAGTGCGAGTACATCCCACATAGAGTCTCGGATAACATCTTCTGATACCGCTATTAAAAGACCTACTTTTCCGACCTTGATCTCAGTCATCGCTTCGCCGAACGGAGGCTGAACTTCAGGAAATTCTTGGCCTTCTGCTAGGTCTTTAGCACGAACAGCACCTATAGTAGGAAATTCTACTGATCGTGTATTATCTATAGTAATAGTCTTAGCTAGAACTGTTTGACCAAACATTACGGGTTCTTTTGGTCGCATTAGAACGTCACTAATTACTTTTGGGAATAAGACTGAGGCATCTGGTGAGAACAAAGCTTCTTTTAGAGGGATGTGAACCTCTGGTCGAGCTGAGCTATCAGTACTCATTAACTTATTCAATAAGGCACGTTGTGTTTCTATGTATTGAAGATCTATTCCACCTTCGATTCCTGGAATCTCAATCTTTGATGCTTTTGCAACATGCTCTTTAACTAAATCGCCAAATAGCTTTTTATTAGGCATTTTTGTGAAGTCTCCTTACGTTATGTATAATATTTATACGTTTTTTTAGTAATGAATTTAAAGTTGGGGTAGGATGATAGATAGTGCTTTACCTCCTACCCCATACGATTTATCTAATCATTACCCTTAATATACCTAGAGATGCTGCTACATCATAGACTGCTGGAACACCAGCGTAGCCATATGTGTTTGCTCCATCTGTTAGATTCATTTGTCCTGTCGCGAAATCTCTTCCGTGGTTAGATGTATATGCGTCATCCTCTGAGTAGTACGTAACACGTATGTCAGTAGCTTGCTCTATTATAGTACTATCTTGTTCAGTTACTCCCCACATTCTTAGAATACCAGTCAGTGGATCAATAGAGTAGTTTTTACCCATTGTCTGATCATTATTCCATGAAGATTTAGGAAGCTCATTCCAAGCAGCTGTACCAGTAGTCCATACGCCATCAGTATCTACATACCTTGCGTTTTGTATAACTTGTACAGATATAGTCTTATATCCTGCTAATGGGTAGTAAGGCAGTCTCCACTCAGATCCCGCTGTAAGCGTTGTCATAGAAGAGGAGTCTACACTTCTTGCTGTAGTATTCGCAGGTATTTGGATTCGTGGAAGATCCCAAGCACCATAGTTATCTATTACCCATTTTAGCCAACCACGCATGTCAGAGGTGAGATGCTCTAGGGCTAGAATTTCTCCAGCAATCATTTCTGGTCCCTGTCCATACTCATAAAGAAGGACGTGAGCGCTTGTTCCAGGTGCTCCGCTAACTGCCCAGTTTGTGCCATCCCAATAAGGATCAACAAGAGCTGCATCAGTAATTGGAAGCCCACTACCATCTAGTGCTAGTAATAGTGTTGGAGTAAAACATTTATATGTAGCACTGGAAAGAGTAGGAACAAGTTCAGGCGTTGCGGCTTGAGTAACGTAAGCTCTTCGTTCATTCCACTTAACTACTCTACCAATATATCGGTAATCTTCTGTTCCAGTTGAGTAACCAGCATATGGTGCAATTTTATCACCAGTAGTTAAATCACCAAGAATAGCATTAGAGAAATCTCCAGATGCAAGTGCCTTGATATAAGGAAGTCGTATATATCTATTCTTAAATAGTGCTGGTTGCCACTGTGCTTTATTAGCATGTGCTTGCATATACATATTGTATCCAGCAAAACCTAGAGGAGCAATCTGAGTATTGTCAGACTGTACTTTTCCTGCTAAGGTTAGTGTTGTTGCGTAATCTTCAGCTCCAGTATTTCGTGTTGTTCCTGATCCAGATGTAATATCATATTGATGTACACCTACAAGTCTACCTTTTGGAATCACTACGTGATCTGAAGGAAACTTTGGATCTTGTCCTACTGGAGTTAGTGTTGTATCTATTGTAAAAGTCTCAGCCGGTGCGTCAAGCCCAGATATCTCTAATTCTGTTGCCCAACGACTGTCGGTTGGAACATAGCCAAGATAAGCCATTATTTGTTAATTCTCCTTAACGTTTTTAAAACTTTAGTCTACGCTAGTAATTTTTGCTATGCGTGCTTGAAGTTCTTTCTGATTTTCGTTAGTAACATTGAAGACCAGGAATGTGTCTTCATTTTCGTCTGTGAGGTTGCTAATCGTAGTTTGCTGGACGTTTGTTGTAACAGGTGTTCCATCTTCATTTAGTTCTGGTACAATTGGAATAACACCATCATCGTTTCCAACTGTAGGATCAGTTACGTCCTCAACAGTAATTACCTGCTCTTCAGTGTTAGTATCTGACTTAAGCAAGTCACCTATAAGGTCATTTAGAGATTCTTCTGTGCGTGCCGCAAACGCTTCACAAAGTTCATCAAAAGATTTACCTTTTGCAGCTGGATAGCTAGATTTTTGAGCTAGGTGTGATGCTTCTCTTGCAAGCATAGTGTGAGATTCAGCACTAAGCTTGGAAACTATAGTTTCTAAAGAAGCTATTTTAGCCTTTAGTTCTTCTTCTGGTTTAGAGTTTTCTTTTAACTGCTCTAATTCAGTTTGAAGTTCTTCAACTTTACCTACTAGTACTTCTGGATCCTCTTTGGATTCTTTGTTCCAAGGTGTTTCCTTATCTAACTTTTTGTAGTACTTAGTTATGTGTGATCGTATTCCGCTTTTATCTTCATCAGATATTTTGGCTTTGTTAATCGCACTAGCTGCTGCGTATATACCTTTTGGCACAGCCGTTAATCGCCCATCTATAATTGTAGCGATTGGGAATTTATGAGCGCTTGCTTTGTCTGAGTCTTCAGAGTCATACCAAAGAAAGCCTTTTCTATATTTTTTCCAATCTACTTCTTCTTCTGAGTTACTAGCCCAGGATTTAAGCGCTTGCTTCGAAGCACTTCCATCCCAATCTGTATCCTCTTCTGTAAAAGGCAGATTTTGGAAAGGAACTACAGATTCATCATAAATTTGTAGTCTTTCTAGTTCTTCTACTAACCCACCTACAATAGCTTCATTAGCTTCCTCTTGTTTAGAAGGTATAGTATTGTTATCTGTAGTTGTACATTCTGTTAGTACATTATAGAGTAGTGGGTAGGTATCCTTGTCTACTTCTATGTCATATGCTTCTAAGGATTCAGAGGGCTTTACTCCCTGAAATATAGTATTCTGATCTTCTTCAGTGAGCAGCTCTTTTGTATTGGCTAGAACTACACCCAGAATACCGGTAATCTGCTCTGGAGTATGACTGCCCTTCTTTATTTCCTTTACAGCTTCTATAATAGACTCTCTATTTTCAGCATCTATTTTATTACAAAATATGTGCATTTTATAGTCGTTATCTACTAAGCGTGCCGCATAGAAGGTTCTAGTAGTTTTACTCATACTAAAGGTCCTTTCGCGTTATGCCGCTATTTTCGAGCGTTGTTTAGTATCTATAAAGATTTGTTTAAACCCATTGCTGGGAATATCTTTTTCTTTGTAGATTGCTCGGAACTCTTTAGCAGATTCTAATATCTTGCTGTAATTTTGTTTAGAAATTCCGAGTGTATGTTCTCTTGATACATTGGTACCAGTTGCCAAATCAAATAAAGAGTCAGCTCCTGAGTTGGTTAATAATAATCTTGCTTCTCCAGCATCTATAGATGTATTTGTAACACAAGCATTAACATCACTTGGTACATTTACAAAACTAAGTTCACGTCCTTTAATTGGTCCCATAATCCAGTAGCATACCATGTCATTGTATACTTCTCCTTTATTATGTTCGCATAGTCCTTCTTCTGCTAGATTAGTATTACATATGCTACAACGTACTTCTTCTACGTCTGCTCCTATACTTACCGTCAAGAATCTACCAGTAAGTACTGATTCAATAGCATAGGGATCTGTAATGGCTGCTATTGTTTTTAACCATCCACCATCAGATCTTGGATCATTTTGAAAACTTGCATTATAAATTCGTCCATAAGGAAGCATTGCTGGTATGGAACCATATACATCTGGTGAAGATATGTGATCTCTTAATAGTGGTACCGGATATGGATATATAAATGATATTGCTCCGGTACCATTATTTGGTACGCCAATAAGACTTTCTGATGGGTAATAGGTTTTATTACGTGTAAGCCAGTTAGCAGTTATTGCTCGTATTTCTGTAAAGAGTACTTCTGGTAAGCCTTCTTCTATTACAGACTCTATTGCTTGTGTTAGCTTAACACTAGGTAATGTGTATTGAACGTGTTCTACTATCCGTTTCATATGTTTATTATAGCCTTTAATGTACTGCTACTTTTGTAATAACTAGAACACCTAGCGATAGGGTTGCTGTACCAAGTGATCCAAGTATCCAATACCATAATGTATTTACTCGTGTTTCTAGTTTATCCTGAGAAATTTTTAAATTGTTTACTTCTATTTTGTCTGCTTTTTCAATTTGGGTTACTAACAACAGGTCTACCTTAGTATCAACACGTATTAGTAAGTCATGGTCATTAGGATATACTTTGCTGTTGTCGTCTTTATCTACCATTATAGAGTATGTTCCTTACAAGATATTGTGCTTAAGTCCCGCAAACACTCCATGTATCTTTGATAGTTCTTGAACTATAGGCATGTCAGTAGTAGTATCTAAATCATTTACTATAGTTAACGTTGCGCGTTTAAATGTATCTATTATATCTTTGGATGTTATATAAGAGGCATTTAAAGCACTACTACATAAATCATGTATATATTGTGGCTGCGGTTTACATTGAATTAAGTTTTGTTCCCTTACGTAATTAGCAATACAAGAAGCTAAATTATTATAAGCTGTCAGTATTCTTGAATTATGTTGATTCTTTGGAGCAGTTTTGTTTTTTAATGTAGGTTTTGCTGGCATAGCTGCTGTTGGTCCTTTTTGTCCACTATCATTATCATCTGAGCTTCCTTGTTGTGCGGATTTAGTTGTTGCCAGTGGTATCTGTATTCTATTTATATAAAGGTCTTGAGCTTCTTCATCTGTTAGTTTATTTTTTCCAAGAATCTCTCTAAGTTCACTAAGTGTTATTGCATTTCCTGCATATTGTAGAAGAGCATGTTCTTCTAACTTAACAAATCTGTCTCTGTCTACATCGCTAAATGATAAGCAAACATTACTATCTGGATCTGTAAGTGGATCAAATCCTCCTTCTAATAATAGTTCTCTTATTATAAAGAAGTTTATATAGAACTCTAATTCTCTTTGATACAGTCGTATCTGATCAAACATTACTCCAGAGAATGAGTCACTTGTTCCTACAGAAGTCTTAGCGGATTCTCCCATCACAACATCAGATAATCCAAGTCCAGCAAATACGCGGGTCTTAAGGGCTTTTAAATATCCTTCTGCCCGCAGTGCCTTGCTTTCTACTCCAAGTATAGTTAGTTTATGTCCTGGAGGTGTTACTATATAACCATTCACAGCAGAGATATCATGTGCTTGGGCAGCTGCTGTAACGTCTTCTTGTCTGCCTGTTCCGGTGTTAGTTGTGTCTGGAACCTCATGATGTATAAGTGGGTGTAAAGATTTGAAGATAAGTTGTACTATCATTTCTTCACAGTGTCTTAATGCCCTTACATCGTCTAGCACAGGAAGCATTTTTGATACGCCCCATATACGTCCAGATTGTCTATTATGTTTTATATGTATTACGTCTTCTGCTTTAAAAATCTTTGATTGTTTAGTTGATACTTTTTGTTCCCAACCTGTTACTCTTCCATTATCATCTACTTGTGGACTCATAGTTAGTGGACTTGCAACAAAATATCCACCTATTGGTTTCTTTCCATGAAGGCTTTTTAGTTTCATTCCTGGAACAGGACTAGTGCTAATCCATCTACTTTTTATAAGAAATGCATTTCCAAATTTAATATAATCATGTATAAATTCCCAGAAGTGTAGTTGCCAAACATCGCCCATGGCAACTGTCATTATTTCGAAACGTTGTTCTATGTATGCTTTTGCTTTTTTATTTTTTGATTCGAACCTATAGCCTTCTTTTAGAATCTTATTAAAGAACTCATTAACACCTCTGTGTATATAGCTGTCTGCCATGTAGCCATTATATAGTGCCTGTAAATCGTATTCTACTTTTGGCACAGACATTGCATTTGCGCGGGATCCAGATCCTATAGCAAAAGGTACAGTTGGATCATCAGATCGTGGTAGAGAGGAAGCTTTACGTATACCTTTATTGTTTCTATCTACATAGGCAAAGCCAGTTCTCGGTAATTCAATTTTTTCTCTGTGTAGTATTGCCATAAATTGTTATTTCTGCTCTATCAATTTGCCTATTCTAATAGAAAGTGAATAGACATCTATAGGATCTTCTGAGGTAATTAGTAGTAAAGGAAATCTTGATAACTCACATGCATATATTGCTTGTGATGTGGTTTTCATATAGGCTTCCCATGTATCTCTTTGTATGTTTGTATATGCATATGTTCCATAATATTTCTCTGTTACTATGATTGCAATAGGTACTTCATGAAATACTAAATCTAAATCTATTGGATAGTTAAGTCCATTCCAGTTATATGTTCCATGTTTAATGTAAGGATAGCCTTGTAAAGGAGCACCAGAGGATGTTAGTGTAGTTGTTACGCTTGTAAGTCTATCTTGTTTCCATGCTTTATGTTGTCTTTGTTTAAGAAGATAGTAAGGTTTAAGAGCTATCCTCAATAACAGGTTTACTACTTTCATTTAGATCCTCCCCGAAGCTTTCTGAAAGTCGTTTTAATCCAAATACTCTTCTCGCAATATCAGCATCATCTAAATTAGATAGAGGTTCTGGATTAAGGTCTTCAATGTCTGGGTCTATTGCAAAGTCTATTCCTAATTCTTTTGCTTGTTCAGTAAATACTCCAACCAACCCAGGATGATTTATATCATTTACTTTTTTTGTGTTTGCTACATTGAGTATTTTTTGTATCATGTCTTTATCTACTTCACCTGTGTTTATTACAGACTCTATAGATATGATAACTGCGTCTAATAGTGGAAGCCATTTCTTTGAAACAAGTAATGCTTTTGGAGCCCGATTTGCTCTATCAAGTTGTACTTTGTTATTAGTTTTTTTAAACCTATAGATATCTGCAACTACGTCTGAATATTTGCGATTAAGATTTAGTGTGCCTCGTAGTATGCTATCAATAAAAGAATCCCATGCAGGGCAATATTCAAGCGGGTTTAAATCATATAAAAAATCTCTTACTGGATCAAGTAAAGCTTGTTTTGCTTTTCTATAGGTTAAGAATGCATTTGCTGCTATGTTTGAGGATAGCCTATATGCTAGTTTGGTTCTAAGATAAGAGGCTATAGATTTCCAATCAGCGGCATACATGGCAGTATAAAATTTTAACATACTTCTCATTGCGCGTAATGCGTTTAAAAGATTTAATACTTTTTGTCGCTTATCAAAGTTACCAGGACCTCCAACAAGAAGTTGTTTAACCACACACTGTTTTATTCTATACCCATATGTGTGTATTGCTTTTAGTATCTCAACTCTTATTTTTTGTGAAGCGCTAGCATCTTCGTTTAGAATGTTAAATAAAGCATATGATGGATGGTTACTATTACTTGAAACAATTCCAGAATAATTTTCTTTATAAAAATCTGAAAACAATTCTGAGGATAGAGAATGAAGTGAGGATTGTAGTGTATACTTCATATCTTCTAATATAGAAGCATACAAAAATTCAGGTCTTTGATCATTACTTAAGTAGTGATCTTCAACAACTTCTGCTAAAGCAATTGCTCCATATTCTTGACTTCCAAGGCCAGCCATATATTCAGAAACTGTTGTTGTTTGTTTACCTATTGAGTCTTGTAATTCGTCAGGAATAGGAATTGGTGCATCATCAGATAACGTAGATAGAAGAGTATCTTGTAGTTCTGCTACTTTAGAAAGTTCATATTCTAGTTTATATCTAATGTCCTCTAATTGTTGAATAGAAACTTCTGTTTGATCTCCAATATTAACTTCTGCAATAGGTGTTAAATCTGGTTCTGGTGTTTCTACAAACTCTGGTATATATTCTATTACAGGTTTTTTAGTAAGATCTTTAAAGTCCAAGATACACAATTATCCAATCATAGTTTATGTATATAATAATCGTAGGCTAAAGAAAGTGTGGGAGGACGACTCACTTCCTCCAGCCCACGAAAGCTTAATAGAGGTCTATTACTTTAGCACTTTGTCCGCTAGCGTTTACTTTTGCTTTTTGAGTATGCTTGTCTGCTGCTAATAGATGAAGTTGGGCTTCGGTATATGTTTCCCAAGCTTCTATTTCTAATATCTGTATCTGACGCCACTGCTCATATACAGTATCATCCCATGTATCCGTTGTGCTTATTTTATCATTTATGGTTTGTATTTTTGTGTTTAAAGTTTCTGCTTGCACGAGCAGCGCTATAAACCTATCATTATGGGCTTTAGCTGCGTCTTCATGTGTTTTATATATTGTCATATGTCTCTTACCTAAAAACTCTTTCGTTGGAATGAAAAATCTGTATCAACTGGAGGTAATCCTTTTCGTGTAAAGTTACGGGAGTAACCTGGAGTTTCATCTCTTTCTACAGAAAATACATATGATTCTCTTCTAATATCTTCTTTATTCTTTTTAGCATCTTCAGCATTAATATACTTTGGCATTGGTAACACATAACTATCTGTTGCTGCGTTTAGCTTAAAGGGATCATCAAAGTTTTTATGCATTGCAAAGCTAGCTAGTAGCAATGCTGCTATTATGTGATCGTTTTCGCCTGTATATTTTATTGTAGAGTTTGATACACCAATTACTTTGAAATCATTAAATTGTTTAGTCAGTGTTTTGTGATATTTTGAATATATAAACTTATTATCTTCCATCCACTTAACTAAGATGTTTACCATAAGTGGTTTAATTGGTTTTCTTACTTTTCCAACTACTGGATCTATTGTTTCTATGTAATCACTAAAGGTATAGCCTTCTACTTTAGTATGTAGATTTGTATACGGGTGTTCCAATCCATATTTATGTAGATACTCGACTTGCATTTCTCCATATCCTCTATCAACATAGATATGGTTACAGTCAAATAAATCATCAAGAGCTATAACTCTATCTACAGCTTCTTGTAATACATACTCATGTGGAGGTATTTCTTCTGCGTATACTATCTTATATCGTTTGGACTCCATATCCATTTCAACTATTACTATGTTTGGTCCAGCACTATACTTATCCCAGTCTACACCCATTGTTCGTGTAGCATTCTTAGAAGGATGTTGTCCTGGTAGGCTTATATTTGTAAGAGAGTGATAGTAATAATCTTTTTGGGCTCTATCTACATAAGAGTTTTTGAAAACTCCTTCTCCGATATCTGGAAACTCAGCCATCCATTCCTGATACCAAGTTGCTTCAGTTTCTTCTGCTTTTATTATAGCAATCTTGTCGTCTGGATAGTCTGGGTTTTTTGTTACAGGCATAAACACTTGACGCCAGGGATCAATAGAATCTGTTTGATCATCTGTGCACCATTTATAGTACATGCCACGTTCTGCTGTAGGAGTAGATGCTACCCAACAAATAACATTTCGTGTTGCATCTCCATACATAATTGGAGTAATTGCTGGCCAGTCACCTTTACCAAGATAGGCAGCTTCGTCAACCATTACTTCATCTGCTGATTGACCTCTTAGTGTTCGTGCTTCTCTATTAGAAGATGCTCCGGTTGTAAATCCTTTTATAATTGATCCATTAGAAAATCTTATAACTGATGGTTTCTTTTGATTAGAAACTACTGATCCTTCTAATCCTGGACTTACTCGTATAAACTCATTTATTAATTCGAAAAGAGTATCTACTTTAGGCTGATCTGGACATATAATTAATACTTGACTTGATTCATGAGTTAGTGCCCTCCAGAGTGCCCGTATTGTAAGTGAATAAGAATTATGCTCGTAGAATGTAGTAAGGTAGGTATTGTGGTTTGGTACTGCAATTGCGATTGTTTGGTCTTTTCCTACACAACGTATAGATACTACTTTTTCCCACCTTGTTGTTTCTGGAGCCTTGTCGTGTCTCCATGATGATGACCTACTTGTTGCTATTTTAACCGCCTTAATTTTTAGTAAAGAGAGTTTATCTTCTTTTCCATAGATACCAATATGTTCGCAAAACTTAAGTCGGTCTGAAGCCCTATGAATTTCTAATACCCAAGCATTTACTTTCTGTCTATATCTAATAGTTGAACAAATACCGCAATATAGTAACAACTCCTGTACATCACGAACCAATCTTTCTGATACAGAACAGAAACCTATCTCATCTGAACCATGACCATGCTGAGCATCGGGCCTAACATATGCCCAACCATCAGTAGAAAACAATCTATTTAAAAACAAAGCTATTTGTGGTTTTGATAGTGTAAATACAAACTCTGGTACACATTTATCTCTAGAGTGTACATGCATCATTTTGTGGTTACGTAGTAGATTTATTATAGGATTGGATTTACCTTTAGGTCCGTTGCATACTCCTAATGGGCCACGTACTCCCCAACCATATTTTTGATCCTTGTGCTTAAGTGCTGTTAATCTTCCACCAAGGTTTTCTATACAGCTATGAAACTCTTTAAGTTGTTTGTTGTTTTGCTGAGTGAATACTATATTTTTTCCAGTATAGCCACCATCTCCAAGTAAATAAGCAAGAACCTTTAATTCATCTTCTGAGCTTGTGCATACAGTACTACTAGTCTTAAAGTACTCTGTAATCGCAACAAGTTGGTCGTTAGAAATATCCTTTAAAGGTGTCCATCCTAAAGACTTAATTATTGGACGACCGCGAGTTGATTGTTTTGTTGCACAAAAAAGCGGGTGATCTGCGTTTCGTATAATCTTTCTTCCACTCTCAGTTGTTAGTTCATATACTGGCTCAACTTCATTATATTCAGCGAGTGCAGGAACTGCTATGATACCACTATCTGTAATAGTCAATAATGAAAATTGTTTTCCAATTAAATCTTTGGCTTTTACTCTTTCACCAGTTGATAGTGGAATACGTTCGTTTTGTGCTACACATTTACCTGATCGTCTGTGTACTCGTATTACATTCTTTCTACTTTTACTTGAAAGAATCTGTTTCTCAACGTCATTTAGTACAAGTGGGGAATGTTCAAAGTCATCTGGATTTTTTAAGATTGCTTCTGCCCAAAGGATTGGATCCGATATTATCTTTATAATTTTAGATTCTTGGGCTTTTGTTAAATTAAGGTCATTAGTAGATGATGTAGGCATAAGAGTATATATGTGTTATTATTAATAGAGGGTAGTATTGCTGTTGCTAAAGAAGGTTGTGTAGTGGCTAAGATGAGGAATTATATGTTAACCACTACACTATTTTGGGGTAGTTGTGTGTGTGTTGTGTCGTGAGTTGAGAGTAGTTAGTTGTTGTTGTTTGTTGTGTTTACTTTAGCTATGCTGCATGTTTTACAGTCTTCTTTAGTACATGTGTTCTTTTTTTTTAAGACGGTATCTGCACATCCAACAGGTATCATCGTAATCGTCAGTCCACAGTAAATTTCCACATATTTTACATGGCTCTTTTATAGGAAAAGACATTTGGTAATAACTACCTTCTACCATATCTCTGAGCAAATAGCCCAGCTTCCGAGCCAATGAATCCACGTGCAACTCCAAGAGATTGCATTCCTTGTTGTTGTGATTGCATTGTTGCGTCTGTGTGTGCGAATGAATGTGAGAAAGGTTCCTTTAGTTTACGTTGTAGGGACTGATAATTCTTATAATGTGTATGTGATGCTGTTGCTAACGCTCTTCCCATTGCGGGGCCTTGAAGTACAAGCGTAGCAGGTAGAAATCCCATAGCAGCATATAGCGTTCCTTCTGCTGCTGCTCGTCCTGCTGCGGCTATTGGATTTTCTCCGTTTGCTATCCTATTCTTCATATCTAAATAGGATAAACCAAATCCAAGAGATGTTCCTGCAATATGCATTCCAGCAGCCGGTATTTTACTTGTTACTCTACCAAATTTCATAGTTTATTTACCACTACTATCTTCTATTATTGTGTAGTGCTAGAGGTATATCTCCAGTTGCTCCAAGCATATCTGGTCGCGTTATTTCAAGTCTACCAGATGGTGACATCTCTGCGCTAAAGTTTTTATATTCTCCGCGTGTTGTTGAGTATGCTCCGCCAAGAACTCCGACCCCAATTGATCCAGCTACTAGCCTATTTTGTAGTGCTGCTGAAAATTGAAATGGAGCACTTCGTTTTGTTCCCATTAACTCAGGAGCAAAAATAGGAACTCGTCTACTTGCTGTAAAGGGACTAAACATAGCTGCTCGATATCCTACTTTAGTTGTTCCTATTGCTAGTCGAGCAACATCATCTGTAAGTTGAGCTGCGCCTTTAACAACCGTAGGAGCCGCTGCTCCAGCAGCACGAGCTGTTCCTGTTCCTGTTTTAAATCCAGTTTTTACTACTGAGCCTAGTGCTCGTAGCATTGATGATCCAATAGCCATCTAATATGTAGTCATTATCTTTCTATTAGTAGATTCGTCTACTTTGTCCAGCAACCATTCGAACTGCTTTCTGTTCATACTCTGCTAATTTATTTAATCCTCTACCAACATAACTAGAAGCTCTTCCTCCACCAATTGATCCACCTGCTCTTGAGTATCTCATTGCTCCAGCGTTATATATTGATCGTAATCCAGCTGCTCCACCTATTGCTCCTACGCCTGCTCCAAGCATACCACCTTTTATTGCTCCTGATCCAAAGCCTTCACCACGTGTTGATGAATATGCCCCACCTGCTAGAGCCCCTCCACCTGACCATAGTGCTCCTCGTGCTATACGTCCTCGTGATAGCCCACGTCCAAGATTTGATCGTGCTGCTCCTAGTCCGGCCCTACCTGCTGCTCCCATCCCAAGCCCAGCAGCTTTCATTACTCCTAGTAAATTAGCCATATGTTTTATCTATCTCCTTGCTTAGGTATTCCACCTTTAGCAGGAACCATTCCTTGTGGTAACGGTGTGGGAAAGCCCTTTACAAGTTTAGGTGATTTAATCGAACTCTTAGGTAGTGATGTTTTTGTTGTTTGTTTACTTGCCATTGTATCCTATGTGTTATCCTCCTCTTTGTATTCTGCGTCTTCTATACTATCGTCGTTTTTTTCTTGTAATTCTTTTAGTTCTTGTGCTTTGGCTCCAGCAGATGTAAGTGAAGAGAAGATTTGTGCTAAATCACTCTTACCTTTTCCAAGAGAAGTTTCTGCTCTTAATTTTTCTTTTCGTGTAGCAATTAGTGAGTCATATTTTTTAGATAAATCATTTCTTAGTTTTGTTGTCATTTCAAATCCAAGATTAGGTATTTTATCTCTTTTTACTACACCTGTTTTTTGTACAACTGCTCCGCTTTTATAATCATATATAGGTTTATTTTTCTGATAGAGGTCACAGCGCCTTATGAGTATGTGAAGCCTAACAAGGTCTACTATTGTTTGTATGTCTGTAAAGTCAGTAGGTAGTATACTAAGGTCTAATACATATCCAGCAAATAACTTAAATGCTTCTACTATTTCAACCGGACAGTTTTTACCAATGTAATTGTCTATAAACCCTTCTTCTATAATAGGACAATATGCGCTTGCTGGACAGGCTTCTCCAGCACACATCCAAGGTATATCTCTATAGAGCCCATGCTGGCTATTAACTCGACGCACATCTTCTGGTGTCCAACTATCATTAAGAGAATGTGCCATTATAGCATCAGATAGTGGATAAATAGAATTTATGTTTTCATCTGGAGTTTTAGAAAAATCTACCAATATAATAGGTTGTTTGTTTTTAGCCATATAATATGTTGTTGTCGTCTAATTATATAATTACTTTATGAATTAATTAAGTGTATGTTGTTGTATACATCAAGAAGATTTTACCAAATCTTCTCATCTAAAAGGATTAAATGTTTTCACATACATTACCCATTAGAAAAATGTGTATACACTTATATAGAGGAACAAAATTGACCCCTTATCCGCCAAAAGTCATAAAAATAAAAACTTATTTAGCTATTTGAGCGTGAATCTTGGCCCAGCATACTTTAGTTTCTATTATTAGCTTATCCATTCCATAAACCAAGTATATAGATATGGTTTTGTAAGCTGTAGTTGGTTTTTAGATTTGTTACTATAGAACAACCAAGAAAACACGTCTGCAAACGTTTCTGATGGTCCACCAACTCCTGGCTGTTGTTCGTAACTATCTAAACTATCATAGTCTAACGCATATGCAATAAGAAAAGATTCTTTATTAGATGGTCTTTCTTTAAGTACATCTACTGCATGCCCTACTTCATGTAGTGTCATTGATAGTGATCCATGTGCATCGTCGTCACCTAATACAATACCGTGCACTCCATAGCATCCAGGCACATCCCACCATGTATCATCTTTATCCCATCCTCTTGGGTGATAATTTGCAAGACACTCATATCCAGGAAACTCAGGAACAAACATTTTATCTCCTGTTTGTATGTGTATAAATGTATCTACCATTGTTTTAATCTTATATGGTAGGCAGTTATACTCTTTTATATACTTTCTTACACACTCTCCATCTCTATAGATATCCCAGTTTTTTGGTTTTTCTGTAATAGGAGATATAATTTTTTTCATCATAGTTTTCTACACTCTTTACAATAACTTCTTAGTCCATCGGATTTATCTGATGCTTTATGAAACTCTGATTTACACTTACGGTTTCCACATTTCTTACATACCTTACCATATATTAAATTATTACGTCTTAAGTTATTTGGATTGCCATCCTTATATGTTACTACTTCACCCTCTTCGTAAATATCTAATATATGTTTTTCTATACAAACATACTTATTATAGTATCCTTCTTTAAAAGTAGTAAGTATACCGTCATAAGGTGTTACTCTCCATGTGTGGTTTTTTACTTTTAGATAATCACCATAGTCTAGAGTTATAATTGTATTTTGATCTATTTTAAACTCTAAACAATCGGAATAGTGTTCTTGTTGTTTATTTTTTTTCATTTCATGTACATCTAGCCCTTACTGCTGTTGTTGGATGGTGCATAGTGTTGTTGTAATATTCTTTCTACGCATAGTCTTGTTTTTGGGTGTAGTATTATGCTGTGTTTATTTGATTCATACCAGTCATGTACATCTAGCCCTTTTCCTTGCGCGCGTCCTGCTCCTACCCAATCTGCTACCATTTCTTTATATATATTGGTAGGCATTTGCTTTGGAGAAATCTTACCTTGTGAGTCTATAAAACACCAATACTGCCAGTGATGTGCATTTGCGTTCTGATGAAATAAAAATGCCATATCAAATTCATCTTGTGTTTTACAATCAAAACTTATTGGTCTTGTATCTTTTTCATCTCTATATTGTAACTTTCCATTCTTTTTATTATATAATATTTCAACATAAGGAAACCATTCACGTGGTGTATATTTACTAAGGTCATGCTGTAGTCCTCTTATACACGATACTCCAAGCGCACGGCACTCAATGTATACATATACTTTGTGTCTTGTAAGATATACTAAATACTTAGCATGCATTTGTAATCTAGTAAACATTAAGAAGATTTTACCAAATCTTCTCATATTATGTAATGCTTTTTTCTTCATTTATTTATCTTAGTGCCTCAAGCACAGCTTTTAAATTTACTAATTCATCTAATAAATCATTTATTGCTTTATCTATTGTATTGCGTGTTTCACACCTAATTTCTCGTGTACTATCTCGTGTTTCTGTTTGAAGGATTATTGTAGCTGCTAAATCTGTTATTCGATCATAAACAGCATCTACTAGGTGTATGTGTGTAAATGGGCATTGCTCATTTGGACTCATACATACTTCACAGTTAAGGTTAAGCTGTATTGCTCTTTGAAAAGCTAATCTATTTTCCATAGACATAACACCAGCACCAAATAAATTTAAGAGACTGGACGTAGCATCTATAGATGCTTGGTGTGTGAAGCTTGTATTGTTAGATCTTTGTTGTTGTTCGCCGCTGTTGCTGTCTGGTATATCATCTGGGTTGAAGCCCTCAAAGTCGGCACTGTCATCATCGGTAGAGTTATTATTGTTATCTGTCATTAGTTTTTACTATTACAATAAGAAGATTTTACCAAATCTTCTCATCGCTCCTTCTATACTTTGTTGCTTTCTTCTTTTTGAGTTGCTAACCAAAATCCAAGTAAACACCCTATTGAACAAAAGGATGTTTTCTTATGCGCTCGTCTAACATGCAGTGCTCCGTCTTCTGGCAACGGGTCACTACAAAACGAGCATGGTGTTTTATAGACTTCACTAAGCCTATCTTGGTGTTGTAGTATTAGTTCTTTAAGTTGTGTAGATGTTAAGTTATCGTTAACTGCTTTGTCTATCCATACAAGGGGTTCATCTGTTCCTGCTGCGTATCTATAGTGACTCCATGATAAATTAGTCTTTCGTGATCCTCTATCTGGAAACTTAGTAGATACCCATTTATATTGCCTCAGTGTTCCAGGGCGTTCTCCTATATCAAGCGCTAATTGATCAAGAGGAGTTCGTTTATCAACGGCATTATTTGGTTCATTACCTAAATCCTTAGACACTTTATAAGCCAGATCCCCCATTGCCCATTGGCTGTTGTCTTGAAGCTCACGAAGAACTGTTCCTTTAGATACGTGTTCTTCATAGCTTTCTTTGCGAGCATTACTCGCGTCTATTTCTGCTGGTGGAATTGCGTAATCGCTAATATTTATTTGGTCCTGCATATATATACTTTCCTTCCCAAAACTTTTTTATATACTTCTATCATCATCGTCGTCGTCGTCTCATAAAATACAAAGTAGTTTATTCAAAGGAAATCTTTAAAGATTTCCTCTTATCATATATATATTATAGAACATTTTACGAAAAAATACAAGTGTATTATGCGGCTTTTACTAGTTTTTTTGTAATTTTTTTATAGAGTATCTGATCAACAAGAAGATTTGGTAAAATCAGGCTCTCTCCACAAGAGAGTATGAATATACTTTCTTCACAAGAGAGTAAAATCAGGCTCTCTCCACTATATCTTCTAAATCCTCTCGACCTTATAGCTAACTAATTTTTTTGTAATTTTTTTTTCATAGAGTCTCCTGGTATATAGTTTGAGAGATAGGGGGGTATGTATCTTTAGAGCCCCACCCCTCTCTCAGACAAATAAAACAAAGGAGTATATGATAATGAGTATTAAAAATGCAATCCAAGTAAATAGGCTAAGACGTGAGGCCAGAAAGATCTTAGATCTCAATGGTCTTTCACATGTCGAGCTAACAACTGGTAGTTACTTTGTGTTTCACGTTTCTACTAAGGACACGACTCCATCTATAGAGCTACCTGGTAATGTGTCAAGTGTGTTATCTTTCCTGAAGAGTAATGGAGTAACTAAGACGTTGAAGGAAATTCTATATCATGAGATAGGACATGCAATAGACTTTAACATACGAGGATATGATGCACTGCATAAGGATATGGTAGAGATGCATTGCCTCTATAGCGGTATTGTGGAAAGATGTGGAGATGATGTGGCTGCTGGTCAAAGAGAATTAGAGAATCTCCCATTAGAAGCAACAGCAAATAGGATAGCGGCTGGTCTTATTAAGGAAGGTGGTGTGTATAAGGTATAGCAATAGGGGATAACATAGTCTCTATACACATGGGGATTAAACTCACTATCTCTCGGTCTAGAAATAAGGAGTAACTTGAATGTTTAAGTATAATAAGCTGAATGTAGGGCTGTTCATAGGGTTGACGATTGCTGCTGTATGTGGTGGCATATCGAGATTACCTGTTAATGCTAATGAGTGGCTTATTCTAAGCGCTCTATGGGGAAGCACGTTCTTCCTCGTGTTTCGTAGATGGTCAACAAAGAAGTCTTGGTCTGTAGACATGGTAGTAAGATGTGTCTGCAACTACTGGAGGGCAAGCAACAACTAACTAGTATCTAACTCTTCTCGGTCTGTATGAATAAGGAGATATCAAATGTTTGGATGGATGGTAGTAATAGGTCTCGCTTCTGTTCTCACACTTACAGTGCTGAGAATGTTTCTTCCTCCTAGACCTAGATGGGGGCGAGTAGGGCTAGCAGTAGTTCTCTTCTGGGGACTGATAGTAGCTATCAATGTTGTAGCAGAACAAGCTGCTAGTCCTTTGCTGGATGCTGGGGATGACCTTGCTAGACGAACAGCTGCTACTAATCTAGTAATTGAAGAGAACAATTATCTCAGTTACTGATGTGTAGCATCTACTATGCGAAGCTCTATGTTTATAGAGTTAAACGTTTTTCTTCTTCTCGGTCTAGATTGGAGGATAAATGGATTATGAGTGCCTGCATTCGGTTTTCTGGTAACGCAGTTGGAGGCTATATCCCAGCATCTAATTTGGCAGCTATTGTATCTGCTGCTGTTCTTCAAGGAATTAATCCTGTAAAAGGGATTAAGAGTCTCTTTGGATCACAGGCAAGAGAAACACTTGCTTCTGCTCTTCTAGAGGCTGCTCCTAGTGAGAAAACCATACTAGATAGTTTGATTGGCAAACTCTAGTGCTACTATTGATTAACGAAGTTTCTGTATATGGGGATTAAACTTTTTACTTCTCGGTCTAGAAACTGGAGGACAATATGAAAGCGTTGGTTTTGATAATAATAATAGCAGTGTGTGTAATAATACTTATACACGAAGGCAAACCCGAACAGAAATGTTCTCAAAATAGAGCAAACTTTGCAGCAGAGACAACAGCAACTGCTGCTCCAATGAGATCAATAGTAGATGTGATGTATGAACAAAGACGAGTTGGCGAGTGCGCTCGAAGAGAGTTAAAGGAGAAAAGAATAGCTGAGAAAAAAGCTCTTAAGGAAAAACGTGGGTATTAACTACGAAGTTCTATACTTGTATAGAATTAAACTCTACTCTTCTCGTTTTCCTATCTCGAAAGGATAGAATGTAGATCATGCTAAGACAAACTAATGTATTTGTAACCGGAAACAGCACAAAGGAAACATGTGATGGTGGCTGTAAGTCTAAGATACTGGAGTGTGTGAACATGGAATTAGAAACCATATACCTCTCTCCTTGTCAGTTCAAAGGGAACAAGACTAAATGTTCTCATGGTTCTGAGGAATATATTGGTGTTCCTTTCTCTGAGATTACTAAGGCTCTTGCTGTTAAGAGATCTGAAATCACAACTGGGCTGTTTGATGTTCAGGCGGTCAAAGCAAATATGGAGAGCAATCCTGTGGTATCTGCTGTTGCTTTGGCTAAGGCAATTAAAGCCAAGGGTATCTATGATGCTGCTAAAGCATTTTGTAATACTACTGTAACATCTACTAAGAAAGCAATAGGCGTTTCTATCCCTGTTTGTAAGAGAATAAGGGCAGGAAGCAAGGATGCTACGCTTATAGGCAGCAAGGCCGCTGTTGGGGCTGCTATGGCCGGTTATGGGGCATCTAAGCCTATAGCTAACAAGGCTCTGGTTGCTGCTAAGGGGTTGCTGAAGCTGCGGCTCAAGGTTATTAAGGTCGATCAATCTAAATAGAGGTATTACTCTTGTATTGTTGTGACTTCATAGGTCTATCTTTATAGACTTAAACGACTCTTTTCTTTTCTCGGTCTGTATATGAAAGTGAGAATGTATTGTAATGTATAGTAGTTATGCTCGTAAAGATAGGCATCATCTCTGTCTTATGTGTGGGGCAGATCTCGACTTTGGTAGTCACTATTCAAATTGTGACTACAACAACAAAGAAAACCTGAGCCTGAAAAGGAAATTCTCTGCTTCTTACCTTCGTGGTCTAGAAGAAAGCATACTATCAAGAAACAGTAGAAAGGATAAAGTAAGTATTTAGGTAACTACTAATAGTAATTGGTCCTGAGTACGACGGTAAAGCCTGCTCAGAAGGAAATAACATGAAACAACAGAACTACACTGAGATTGAGATTTAGGAGGACAGTATTCTTATGGGTATCTGTGTTGTATGTGGTAAGAAAGTAGATATAGAGACTTCTGATGCTAGAAGTGCTTTTATTCTACTGACTGAGCGTGCTGATTATTATGGCATGGAGGCTCTTACTGAGAACCAACAGGTTCTTGTTGAGGGTAAGGTTTGTAGCATGAAATGCTATCATGAGTTAGCATAGACATGCGTGTGTGTTTTTTCGAAGTCACTATATTTAGTGATTAAACTCTTTACCTTTCGTTCTTAGAAAGGAAAACAAATGTATATCAAGACAGAAGAACTTTACTTGTCTCCACTTGTTAAGTGGCTGATTCGACTTGCTGAGGTAGTGACATATGCTACTTCTAGACGCGCATAAGAAGAAGATGGTCTCTTTTAACTATTCACGAAGTTCTATATCTTTATAGGATTAAACTCTTTTCTTTCTCGTTTTCCTATCTTGCGAAAGGATAGAACAAATCATGCATACAGTAAACGCTAATAACAGCAATTACGAGGAACTTGAATCTGGCAATTGGATGAATACTCTTTGTGAAGGCATTCATCAGGCAGTTCAAGGTGACATCCCTGTTAGTCGAACAGTTACTATTCCCAAAGTTACAAATGGTAAGAACTTCTTGCCCAAGGTAACAATAGACTACACATCAGATAGAAGCCTGCATGCTCAGGTATTCTATTCCAACGTGTTTAAGGGAACAACTGCTGATAAGATGGTTGTTATTTCAGCACAACAGAATGACATTCGAAAGTCTAATAATCCTGGAGCAACATTCAGGGATACAGTCTTTACTATAACCATCTTCAAGGATGGTAAGCCTGTTAAGGGCTATGACCGACGCCGAGGTATGAGAAAGTATTCCTCTGATAAGAGAACTTTCTTATTTGCTGATAAGAGATAGTAGTAGCTGTTGTCATCTTTCTACATAGGTCTACTTCAATTAGACTTAAACTCTATACTCTTCTCGGTCTACAACGAAAGGATACGTCGTTACTGATGTATTGCAAAGACTGTGGGATTCTAACCAAAGATGAGGCTAAATACTGTTCTATATGTAAGAAACGTATAGATGACAAGCTTATAGAAGACTTTGATAAGGAATTCGCCAAAAACATAAAGACAGTAAAGAAATGTTGTGGGTGTCTTGCTGTCATAGTAGGTGTAGTTCTTTTGGTTATTGTTGTTATCTGGCAGGTGGATGCTGATAGAACAATTGTTGTTCCTGAAAGAGATATAACAATACTTCGTGGCTGGTAGTAAAAGAAGGAGGCGATTTATCTATAGAGAACAGGTAACGAAGTTACCTTTTACACAAAGAACAAAGTTCTTTGGTTACGTTTGTATTCTAGTTTCTATTGGTACTGTTGTATATGGAGAAGATTTAAATAAATCTTCTTATGGGATGCTATTGTACTAGTGTGTAAGTACGTGTCTGTATTTGTACGCGAAGTGCGGATACTTAATTGATTGATTGATTGATAATTTGTAAGTCTGTAACTATTCCCGGTCTAGAATAATGGAGAACAACTATCATGATGACAATAGATGAAAGATATCTAACATCTAATACAATGAAGGCTATAGTGCATGATATGCATGAAGCAGCATCTAGTGATCTTGAATCTCATAGACATAGAATTAACAATCTTAGTTCTGAGGTTGTTGAGCTTAATCGTAGGCTTAGTAAAGCAAAGGAGATAATATCTGGGCTAGAGCAAGTTGCTGATAAGTTGAAGGCTATGATGTATGAGAATAATAGACATTCAGATCAGCAGAGACGACTAGAAGCATGTGAAAGTCAACTTGATGTGCTTATGACTACAGTTAATGATAATCTGTAGTTACTAGCATTCACTCAGTTGTAAGTGTGTCTGTAACTTTTTTAAGTCTGTAGTTTCTCGGTCTTTTTTACAAAGGAGAACAATGTAAACTATGGCACATCAAAAAGATTTAGTAAAACCTTCTCATCTTAGATTGGAATTGGTTGTAGAAGGTAAGAATGTAAAAGATATATGTGATGGATTGGCTGATGTTATTTCTTGTGTTGTTGGAGATAACAACATGTCTGGTGATGAAGAAGCATATTTCTTTGATTATGATCTACGTATATGTAGATCAACAA